AGTAAGGTATAGGTGAAATGTCGTCGTCTAACGTACTCGATCACAAATACACTGAGGAGAAGGTGAAAGCAGCACTGGAAGAATGGGCCGATGACGCTAAGAAAGAACCGAAGTTGTGTTCGATCGAGAGTCGTCTAATGAATAACTCGAATGTGACTAAAACAAATATAATTATATACCGCAAGTATCCGCTATACGAACGATTCACATTTCCCAGTCACTATTACATGACGATCGACGACAAGATATGGCACCCGGGCTATGGCGATGACATGAACATTTTCCAGACGAAAACGCCCGGCAGTGATGAAGGTCTACGTCATGGCATTATCGAAATGAAGGAGAAATGCAACTATTGTGTATACTGGGAACTGTATCGCAATTTTCAATCGGATCGAAATTTCAACATCATGGTCAATAATTGCCAGGTCATAATGGGCATGTTTGCTGAAACGATTTGTATTTTGATTATAATTGTGGCTGTTGTGAGTGGTGCCATTACCGGACATTATGCATTCATGTTGTTATTTATTTTCCTATTTTGTGTTCTTTTGATTTTTTCGTCGACCACACATTGTCGTGATAAATATACATTCTCAACATGTCCCCACATCAAACCAATACGAGAATACTGACACATACGCACATACACCCGCCCAATGTATTCAGAACTTTTAGATGACAATAAAAACATTTGGATATTTTATTTTATTTATGATAAATGTTTTTTCTTTTGATGATGCTGCGTACACAGGAGTATATTTGCAAATGTAGTTTAATATCAATAAAAATATGAATATCACAAAACAAAATAGAAAAGTAATCATGGTTGTGGTTGCTGTTGCTGCTGCTTAATCAATTTAAGTTTGGCATATAGTTTGAAAAAAATATCGATACAATTGAAGACCATAAGTTTCTTATCACTAGGTATGAGGGTGGAAGTTTCGTATACGCGTCGTTCGGGCACAGTGAATATCTGAAAGTGTATGTTCATGGCTGGCATACAAATTGCATTTATGAAATATTCCTGAGTGTTTGTTATCTTTATGGCATAGAAGAGGAAATTCAGAAAACGATTCAATTCGGTCTCATCGACAGAAGTCTGCTGCAGAAATTCATTGAGCAAACCGAAAATATGCAGAGTAACTTGTTGATGATTCATACCACCCGATTCAATGTCGATATTCTGTCGCAGCTGCATTGTGTACCAGAGTAGGAGGCGGCGTGTATCCGTAAAGTTGTATGTATGTTTGAAATATGAAAATTTCAAGGGTGCACCACGTCGCATTAAATCCACCAATTTCCTGTTTCGATTGAGGAACAACAGGGATTTTTGTGTTTTTCGGTTGCTGTGCTCGTTCGAAACAATTTCCAAAGTGTCGGTCGACCCCTTCCTCTGCAAATAATAGTATTTACGTTGTGACACCTGGAATAGACTACCTGTGGCGAAATTTAATTTTAAATCGACGATTTGTCTAATCTCTTCGATGGAACGTGTTGTACACTTTGCCAATTCATTGATTAATCTATCCAGAATACGTGCTCGGATCTCTTCGATACGTGTGTATTCGTCGACGTCACCTTTGTCCCCCATCCCGTATTTGAAACGTTGATGATTGTCGTACACGAACGTGAATGAATCATTTTCGATAGCGACCAGATTAGATGGCGGCGCTTTGTCCTTTATATATTTATGCTCCAGCAATGAGGTGTAGGTGTCGTCGGTTGTCTGCAAACAATTCTCTACAGTCCATAGGATTAGTTTGCGTGCCAAAGCGTTCACAATATTCAAAATGGTTGTATTAATTTCGTATGTGCTCAACATGCCACAAATTGAATTTAGGATATTTTTGTGCAATGTTAGACGTGTTTTGTATTTACTCAAATCATTGATGTTGGTGCGGAACAAATACGCCAAAGTCTGATAATTGGGGTTGCATGTCCGCAGCATCGAGTCCGTCATGAACGACATAATCACAATGTACATCGATTGGTCGTTCAGTTTCTGTTCAATATCGTTGTACGCCACAATGTTGACTATTTGCAGGGTATCGTTGTCCATGATGAAGGTGTGCGGTAGTTGGAGCATACGCATCTTGTTGAATTCAAAGAGGGGTGCGTCCGGGAACAGGGTATTGAAGAAGGATTTCAATTCGAAACCGTACATCATTGCACAATTGTTAAAGTCCAGGTCGAAGAGTGAAACTAGCGTACAATTGTAGAGGCGGAAATCGAACGATACAATCGACTTGTTGACATACATTCGTTTGCGTGACCATAATACAGCGTTGCGCGTATTCAGCAATTCAGATTCATTGTCGACCAGTGTACTGACCAAAGGGAAATAATTCTCGCCAGGACAAAAGAAATTGAAATAATTCTCCATTAGATTGCCCATCATGTGTACCGGGATATACTTGCGGATTAGGTTCTGGAAGAGGGAGGTGCCCAACGATGATGATGGTGGTGTACCATTCCCATAGATTTCAATTGTTTGCGGTAGGGAGAGGTTCTTGAGGGCGCTGAGTACGTTATTCTTCTGGCCATTGTTGTTCACCTGGTAGAAGGATGGTTGGCGTGTTGTACTTCGATCGAGTAGTGTAAATGTTCCGGCACGTAGGTTCGTATAGAAGATGAGACGATATGCGATTTGGGCAGGTGCTACAGCATACAACATAGTTATGGGTATACGAATCTTGTTGGCCAATTCGATAATGGATTCCAGGATGAGACTATAGTCATTGACGGTATGCGCCTCACTTTCAATGATCCGTGTCACCAGCTCGTACAGTGTCATTGTGGGTGGAGGTCCAGCGTCACGTTCAAGCATGCGTACTACATCGATATATTTGGCAGCAAACTCATTGCGAATATTGCGACAATGGATAACAAGACTGGACTCGATGGGCACTGTACTGTCGTTGTACAATTCGGGCAGGTAGATGACTTTATTGTCGATATGTGTATAGTTGGTGACGATACCGGTACGTTCCATATTGTCGAACAGGATGATGGCATTACGATTGAAACGTACACAGCGTCCATCCTCACTGACGACCGAATGTGGAGCGAAACGTGTCCAGAGATTGTTACGTATAATACGTCGCATCAGTACACATGAATGACTCTTGTAGCGCGGTGTTGCCAGGATAAAGTGTATATCGACACGCAGAGTCCTTGCAATCAGACCGTTCGTGTACAGGTTGAAGAAGGAGACAAGCATATCGGCCTCATTGTCGCTCGGTATCACATTGATATTCTTCGGTGTGGTCGGTAATGCGGTAGCCTGGAAACGGCGATTCATAAACACAATATAGTTGGTCCGATGACGTATATAGATCTTGACCAGGATGAATGTGATGGCGTTCTCTGCACTATTGTACTCAATGCAGTTCTCATTCTCGTAGACACGACCCACAATCACATCGACAATCGGTACATAGTCCAGGAACATGTCGGTGATGGAGCGCAAATCCTTGATGGGTTCACGATTCGTTACGGTCATCACGTTGCGCGATATGTTCCTTGAGTTGACCACCTGGACGAGACCGTACAATGATTCGATGATGGGCACCAGCGGCATGTAGTGTGTAGCGACGACCGTCAGGTATGTGTACTTGGTGGTGTCAAGATGTTTGTTCAGCGGGAAGACAATGTTCAGGAAGAATTCACATTCATCATCGAAGGGTACAAACATCTGCAAGTCAGGGTAGGCGGTCAAGGCGAAAAACTTGAACTTTTCAATGAGTTCACTGCGCACCTTCTCCGCATTGAAACAGAACTTGTAGAGGACACGTTTCGAGATGGGTTCATTGAAGGCGGACGTAATGTCGATACGTTGTTGGGCGAATGTATGCATCGACAGGACACTCTGGATATTGTCAATGTTGGAGGCGAGAGTTGCAGACGTGTTGGCCAATGTTACATGTTTAGAGTATTTGTAGATTTTCAAGTTGGTACCGTATTGACGATGAATGTCGACAAGTTGATGACGCTCCAAGTCGGTAGCTTGCGATGGACGACAAAAGACATAGAGCGAGGCGATATTCTGACCAAAAGGATTCAGAGTCTGGATAGGTTGATTTTCACGCAATTGTACAATAGAGTTTTGATTGTTGCCGATAATGCGCCAGAATGTACGCAACACACCAGTCGTCTCGTCCAGCGAAAAGAAACGATCGTAAAGGATATATTGTGACATTTTAGGTGGCGGTCGTCGTCTCCTCCTCTTCAGTTATAGGTGTGAAATTTGGAAAGAGTGGTAATTGATTGCGATACACACACAATGGTATATCACGAAATTCGTCACGAACTTTGATTTTCCCGGGACGACAAACACACGTCTCGAAAAGATTATTGGGATCAAGTTGATCACTTCCGTCACAGATGTACTTGTGAAATTGTTGTTTCGAATTGAAGATTTGCGGTCGAGTATTGAGACAAATCCACTGTGGTGCAAATAGTTCATCAGCCGCCGATAGAATGGGATAGAAACCGTATTTACGATTGCATTCAATAGTTTGTGGCTGGGTAGTTCCCGTATCAAACTGAGTACATGTATTGTTCGGACCGCACTTATATTGATCACTTTGGCATATCTGTGCACAGTCTGAATCACGAGCACAATATGTTATGTTCTTGTCGTCGGCACATCTTGAACGTTTAAATATCTCTTCCAATTTCGGTATACCGACGACGACATCATTTGACGAGACGTTAGCATTTTTACGTCTAACCCTTTGATTGTAGTATTGACAACAGATTAGATAGACGATGAGTGCCAAGACGAACGCTATGAAAATAATGAATAAGGTTGCTGCCGTGTTAACTGTTGTCGTTGTCGCTGTCGTCGCCTTCATTATGTCGTCAATGTGTGTAAAAAATAAAACGTTATCAGTGTCGTGTCTTATTCGTAAAATGAATTGTACCATCGGGGTGGAAGGTGATGTTCCAACTCATCGTAAACTATCGTCTCTGTGTACGTGTATGTTTCGTCTATGTTCGACCGAATTGAAACCATGTCCCTTGCATCCCGAAGCGAATGAGAACACAACAATTGGACGTATTATGAAAAACTTTATTGATGCGAAACGAATACAATACATAACGATTGAAAACAGTATGGATTTAATACAGAATCTACGAATAAAAATCCTATTACCCATGGTGATGTATATGCGACGTCATGACGATGATTTCTTTCATTTTGTCTCGCTGCTGCCGATAAGTCGTCTGAACGGGATGCGCTCTACAGCATACACAAATCTGCTCATTATCGATGTAACAATGTGTCGTCGTCGCTGTCTCAATTGTTTCAATGTGAACAAACTCATTGGACGCGATGTTGTCGTGGAATTCGGCTATATGTTGATAATGAATTGTAACCGCAAACGTCGACCACAAGAATATATTGAAATTTTAGCAAATGGTAATTTTTGTTTTCATATCGGCCGGATGTTGCATGATGCGGATACAGGGGCGGCCATCAATAAATACTAACTAAATCATTGGATGTTTTTATGCGTGTCAGACAGACATATAATTCAGACTTGGAAATGTTCGAACATGATATGGCAATTTTATTATTTAACGTTAGGCCTTGTGACGATGCGAATGTCGAACTGAATGCAATCTGTAGTGGGAAACCGAAGAGTGTGGTGCGTTTGAATAGATTCATTTCGAATTTACACGGCAACAGGGTGAATATTACATTTGTATCGGGGGAAAAAACTACAACGCTTAATATCTGGCCGCCGCCATCTCCATCCTCCGTACCCTCTCCGCTCATCTGCCAATCGAGAAGATAGACAATAGAGAGACGTGCTACCGGTGAACCAGATGTAAGGATCTTATATGGACAATAACGTATTAGCGGCAAAATGTTTACCAAATAATTCCGATTGTTTATGAGTTGACGAATTGTGTAATTGTCACCAATCAATTTCAAGTACTCGGCATTAAAGATAATTGAAAATATAATAAATTTGTTTTGTTTGTGGGTGGTGGTGGCGGTGTTTGTTAAATGTTGACGTATCTGATTCAAATACGAAAAGGACAGAGCAATATTATAATAGTGAGCATGACGATTTGTAAAACAGAACACAATGGTGTCAATGGTGCGCCTAAAGATTCCATTTTCACGCAAAACAATATTACGATAGTCATCTATGGGAGTGCTCTGCCACAGATGTAATATCTCGTCGACGGGATACAATAGTGTCAGGGTGCTATTAATCTTATGCGGCCATAGTCTATAGATTTCCTCAAGTAGAGCACGACCCGTTTCGACGGTATTGTCCGAGTGACGGACACGGTTAACAAATTCATTGTACACTTCGTCACAGATGCGATGTTGTTTCTGCAGGACATAATGTTCGGCGTTCAACAGTGATTCATTCTGTGCAATGAGGGAGCACATAATGTCATCGTTCTCTTCGTCCATCGCCGTCGCCTCAGTTTCTCCCTCGGTTGGGTTAATCTCAGTGGAGGGTAAATGTTGAACATGTAGTTTAACATTTTCAGTCTTGGTGAAGGGTAACAATTGATTCTTGTCACCGATGAGTATACAATAGATATTGAGGTTGGGATATTTAATTTTGAGGCAGCGTACAATAAAGAGAAACAGTGAAAGTTTTCCATCACTCACCGTATAAATCTCATCAAAGATAATGAATAGGCGCGGTTGTTGTTCACGATCGTTAAGATCACCGTCCATGGGTGGCAGTGGTATCAGTGTGTTGATGTCACGCAAAAAATTCGTTCCACATGTATGTTGAAAGGCATCGATACGTAACGCATCACAATTCATGAGCAATTGTTTCTTGTTGTAGTAGTCGAGACCCATGATGCCGAGAAATTTAAAAAATGTCAAATATTCCATGCCGTCATTGTATAGACACTTGTTTCGCATACTCTGACACAACACGTTCGTCTGTGTGATGTACAAAAGTTTCGTGTATCTTTTGTGCCTCGAGTAGCAATAAAAGTTTAGACTTTCGATAATTGATGACTTGCCACATCCGGCACTGCCCTCTATCAAATACATCTTGTATAGGGGTTGTAGTTTCGGTATTTTAAGTTTAGGTTTATCATCTTCGGTACATGTACCGCCGCCACCCTCATCTGCCGCATTTGTGAAATCTTGTGGAAAAGCATAACGAATTATAGACTCGAAACATTGACGTTGTTCATCGCTAAGACGTCGAATCAAAGCATGTCCTTGTTCGTCGTCGAATTTTTTTGTCAGCTCTTCGACAACTTCCATTAGATTATTGGCTTTGATTGCCTTGAGAGCTTCAAGACGTTCGCGACGGTTTAGCATTTTTGTTTTTTGCAGACGATCCAACATGCCGACACTTTCGTCCAGACGACGTTTTTTAATCTCTTCGAAACCCATTAAAGCCACCGTCGAATCATTTTGTAACGAGGGTGGTGACGACATAGATGGTTGATGAAATCCTTCGTCATCCTCGATAGTATGGGCGGGTCTTTTGCGCAGATTTGTATTCTCGATAATGGTGTAGGGTGTGTGTACATGACAATCTGCACCAAGACGACGATATACTTCGCTGATCCACGAACGATACTCGAGACCAGAATGTTCGATACGAAATGTAGTGTACGGTGATTGGGCCGTTATGAAGGGATAACGATTGTCGGTCACCATGTACTTGTTGTCGTCTATAAAATCAAACATTGTCTCGGACACATTACCAGTTCGCGATATCTGTTGGCGCAGTTCGGTCTGTAGGATACGATTCAGTGCACTCATAGCCAGTATTGTTTGCGGTTTGAACATACACACGTCTGTAACTAGGAACAAAATGTTTATGCGTAAATCAGTGTGTAAGTATGAGGGGGATGGGGGTACAGAGAAAAAAATCTAAATAAAAAATACCATCATCAGTTGTAGCTATCGATCCACGTCCTGAATCGGCCGAGATATCGAGTACATCGTCCATGACTGTTGTGGGATTCCTTAGTGCAAATCGTAGCAAACTAATGCAATACTGTCTGATCGAGGATGAAAATCTAGACTTGGATCGTTTCGACAGTGTCTATCACAGCCTAATCAATGGAGATATTCGAACCGCTCTAAATGCCAGTGTCAGAACGACTGCGCTACTTGTGGACATATTAAAAGTTAATAATATCAGAATATAAGCACAACCACTTATTCACGATCTATTAACCATGTCGTCGTCATCGTCGCTGCAGTCGTCGTCACCACTACCTCCATCACGTACTGTGTTACAAAATTTCATTACATGTTCGCTGGTGTGCATGGCCAATACGTTACACGACACCGATCATTGTTATCGTGTAATGTTACGATCGTGCCGCGTCTTTGGCCAATCCGTAGACTATCGTAAATTTGTCGACAACTTGCAGCCCGTCATCGAAACTAAAATTACAACGTATGCCGAATACCTACTGGCCAAGATGTCGAAAGTGGCCAATGTCTGGAATATACTTTTACCTCAACATCGTGAACTTACTGCCAATGCCATCGCTACAGTCACTGAACGCATTAAACTCGATCGTGGTATAGCCGGTTGGCCAATGACTGATGCCATCTACATTTGGCCATGGTTACACTTGATTGCCATCCATTTGGATTTGAATGCTGGCCATGCTGAACGTGTATCCTATTTGCGATTCATACCTAATCTCATTGCATGTTCGAGCTGTCGTCAACACTATCGTCAACACAGTGCCCAGGTCATCGAATCACTGCAATTGACGACATGCGCTAATGCACTACTTGCCCTACACACCTATGTGAATTCAACGCGTGGCATCGAGGACGAGGAAGTGGACGCAACGACGGGAGTGATTAAACGGAAACAAAAACAACAATATGTGTACAATTCAGATTTGGTTAATGTTTATTTTTATGAGAAATACAGACGAGAGTATTTTCTATTAACTACGTACTATGATAAATCTTTGATTAAGTATATTTAGGCGAATAAAGTCATAATAGTACTTGAAACCCGTTCGTTTGGCCTTGAACAGAAACGTCTTGAATGTCCGTCCGACAATGGGTGATAGTTCGATTTGCGTTGTACTGAAATCAATCTTAAGTAGGACAAGAAACAGCAGCATCTCGTTGTAGTCCTGCGGCAATTGGATAACAAACGTTGCATTGTTGCGTTTCCGCATCTTGGTCGTAATGAAGACTTTCGAATTGGACAACTCCTGTGTACGTTCGTTGATGAACTCAACATTATGTTTCGCTAGGAAATTACTACATTCCTGTGTGTTGATGGGTATGCGTGTCTGGGTGTAGGCATTCACACAATAGTCCATGAAGAAGCGAAAACATTTCTGGTCCATGATGTTACTTTGTGTCGACGAGAGATCGTTGCTGTTGACACTTTGTTTCTTGCGGCATTGTGCGATTTTCTGAATATTTTTCTGGATGGTAGTGAGGGGTGGGGCGGACGACAAAGTCTTTTGTTTCTTAGTCTTGGATGACGGTTGAACACCGCGAATATGCTGAAATACGGCTGGCGACATTATAACTTATCGTTTCGACAGGTCTTGCTCGCTCGATGGAATGATACCTCGACTGTGACTTTCTTTGGTTTTATTTAGTTTTCGTGATGTGAGGAACGCTGACGACGACGACGATGACGACGTTGAAGATTTGGTCGATGGTAAGTCCGAACTGTTGCGATAATCATTGTTGATGACATTGTCGTGTGAACCAGCGCCAGCACCCTCGTCTTTTGTACACGTCTTGTCCTCAATCAGGGAATAGGTAATTTTCTGTATACAAACATCCATGATACTGTTGACAATAGCAAGTGCGACTAAATGCCGTCTATTGTCCGATTTCCAGATCTTTGAAAAATTTGTTTGCACATGTGTTTTCCGCTGATAGTGTTCATTTGTTTGTTGTTGTTCAATGTCATCATCCATACCACCGCTACCATTACCCACAATTGTATTGGCTTCAAAGTTTCGTGATCTTTGTAAATGTTCCGAGAATTTATAGATTTTATCGTCCTGACTGATACCTGTCTGTTCGTTACAATTCATAACTTTGGCGCGTACATCCTGTTGTTTGTTCATACTCAGTTCGACCACAGGACGTTGATTATCCGTTCCACCAACATAAACTTCATCGTACTGCCGACCAAGAGAACCACCACCGGTAAGTATACATTTTTCGAATCGTGTCCTCATGGCCATATCGAGCGGGTTGTATGTGCGTTGTATGAACGGTTTGGTGACATTGTAGTTGCGTTTATTGAGACGGCATAATTTCTGTTCGTATGTATATTTGCGCGGTGTAACAACATCTTTGTCAATCTCATCGCCAAATTCATCGAATGCATTGGGACGCGCTGTTCTATTAATAGTCGGACGAATCATCTCATAGAAATCTTGTCCTGTATAATAGTAGAACATTGTGATGATGTTGTATACGTAGCGACGCAATTCCTGACGATTGTATTGCATGAATATACACATGCCTGCCTCAAAGACATTTATGGGATAGGCGACTTGGGATTTTTCACATTCTTTCATGAACAATTTGAAATTATTATGTCCGTATTTACTGTGAATGTACATGGCGAAAAACTGTTCGAAATTTTCAATGAATACAGCCATCGGATCTTCAAGACGGACGAACGTATCAAAGACATTATTGACCGTATTCGAAGCGGCCGATGATGATGTACTCGAATTGTGATCTATGTAATTTATGAGGGCGGCACATCGTGTCAACTCTTGCAACGTGTAGAGATCACTGTTCTGGAAATCGACACTGATGTTGAACCGTCGATCCAATGAATTCTCCTGCAGGACATTGATGATGGGGATAAATAAGGCTGTGGCATCAGAGCCATTATTAAACGTCGAAAAACCGTTAAAGTTATTCATCTTATCTCTCTAGTTGAGATGGCGGCGGCAGCGACAACAATGCCTGCGAATCAGGTGACGGCTACAATTCCGTTGTCACAACTGTTGCAGAAGACCCCAATGGAACGAATGCAAGACGATGCAGTGTTTCTAGCATCAGCGGCAGCGTCCAACAATTCGCATCTGTTCAACATCAAGGAGTTCAAGACAAATTTCCTGCCCAATTCGTTGTCCAGCGACACGCCACTGTCCATGTCCAAGGAATTGATGGTGGAGCGTGAAAATGAGAAATCGCCGTTATTTTTTAAAACAAGCGCCACATTTGCATACTGTAGTCGGGTGCGTGGCTGTTGTATTTTCTTCAACGATGGCATAACGGAACAACAGAAAAAAATACTGTACTCGGTGGCGTGCCAAGTTGAAATTTTCAACAAAGTCTTTGAGATAATTAAAAACGCTCTACCCAATCATAATTTCATTTTCAGTATGTTCTTTGATAAAAAACTGGGTAAAACATTTAATTTGCTCGGTTTGTCGGAGGATACAATTGTGTTGCGGTTGAAAAAAGAAACACCCAGTTCGCGTTCACAATTCATATACAATGTCGCCCAGATGCAGTTGCAAATGTTAAAGTTTGATTTTTTGATTTCGCCCAACATCACACCGTACTATGTCAAACAGTTTCTCACCGATTTATCTTTGCCAGTCGTTCAGATACCCCCACAATCAGGACAAACTTTAAATACCGCTGACATTACCAATAGTAACACCGCAGCTACACTCAACTCGTCGTCGTCGTCGTCTGGTGTTACTCCTGCCATCACATCAAACACATTATTTATTGAGGGTGGGGGTGATGGTGGTGATGGTGTTGATGATGGTGATGAAGAAATGTGTGAACGAATGAACGACGACGACGATGATGAAGATGAAGAAATCGAAAGTATGATGTCAAGTGATGGAGATGATGATGGCGATGATGAATTAAATCCTTTAGATCGTGAACCCATCATGGTAGAGAATGTTAAAAATTACGAACCGGAGAAACCATTTAAACTGCCCGACAATGTGAAACGTACAAAACCACCCAAACCACCAAAATCACTTGCATCATCGAGTAGTGGTTCTTCACGCGCCTACTATCGTAATAATTCCATTGCCGATGAATTGGGTTCAGTTGGTGTTGTTATACCACCGAAATCTTCACGTATCAGCGAATCTGGTATTACGGATATTTTCTCTAAACTCAATACTAAATCAAAGCAAAATGTAATCAATGATGATGGTGATGAGGATGAGGATGATGACGATGATGATGATGACGTTTCAAATATAGATAACGAGGATAATTACATGTTTGATGAATTTATTGGTGAAACATATAAAGAAGAGGGTGGTGGCGATGATGGTAATTTTGATAGTTTCGATGAGAGTATGTTTAAATTGCCCGAACCTACAGTTACATTCCCGCCTCCCAAGACAATGGCTTCAGTTTCAACGATGACGTCATCAACAACGGATTCCCTATCGGCGATTTGTTCGGACATCAAGAAACGTGAAAACTATACCTGCAATATGAACGAAGAGGGCAGACGAGTGTATACGCTGCGATACTTACAAACACTCCTCGACACTATGAAAATGGGTATACATGAGTATGCGAAAAATGTGAAAAATCTTCAGCGTATTTTCGACGAATACTCTGACCTACATCCATACATATCGGCCTATGTCAATTCGGTGGGCTATGAACGCGGCAAACTGGAGAGTGCTATCGATGCGCTGAAACAAGTTGAGAATGATCCACCCAATCGATTGAAACAAGCAGTTTTTATATTTTTGATTACCAATTTATTGCAACTAACAACTGATGAATAAATTATACAATATCAATACAACAATTACAATGTATATATTCAGGAAATTGACATCGATGCGGTCGTGCAACATAAAGTTTACAATGTACGACAATGTGTCCGAATTGAGGACGAAAAACTTTATCATACGATAGCGCAGACCCTTGTACTGATGGCGATGCGAGTTGCGTGTCAGGAATATCATTATACAGCATTTGGTTAAACATAGTAACTTTTTCATTATAATGTCGACGAAAAACACTGTCTTCTCATGCATATCCACCACCCGCTGTTCGACAACGAATACAACTATATAATTGAATGTTACCAACACAAGAATAACAATTATTTTTGTTCGCTGCTTGAATTTGGCCACAAGACATGAACTAATCACCAACACACATATCACAGCTACCAGCAGCAAAACTTCTGATAGAGTATATTTTCGTGTGTGAAAAATCTGAAAAATCGTATTCCGGATTGTGGTGCATCCAACCAGCAAATACGAAACCGATAAAAACACCTGTAACAGCGTATAAATTACATACTTGAAGCGTTCTCTCAATCTGTGTTTGGGAGGGGGTGGTGGTTGTGCTGGTATGTTGTGATGATGACATGTACACAGACGTTGTTTGTGCGTTTGTTGGCGTCGACGATTTGCTAATTTGTTACCATCATCCAGGTTTATATGTGGCAATAGAATACTAAATATCCAGATGAGATATAATGGTGTTTGTCCGGTCGTCTCCCTGATGCAATAATTCGCCACAATCGACAATTCGAGACACAATTGTATTTGCCAGAGGTCAAGAAAACTGCGAAATATCAACGATTCACACAATGTCAAATTTAGGGCAAAGAATGTTATCTCAAGTATGGACATTTGGCGCGAAACGTACAACAGGATGATCAATAGACTTGGATAGATTGATAGGAGCACTTTACGCGGTGGTTTCGATACGAAAAAGAACTCAATCACAGTCGAATGGATGAAATTCAATGCTAAGGCAATTAGTCGAGACCAGAAACCGTTTAATATACCACCATTAGTACTGCCTCGTCGTAGGATATCAATGTATACGTTCTGTTGTATAAACTTGTAGAGTAGATAGTACGTAAAAATAATAAAAGTATTACTAATTGAAACCATTGTTGCCGTCGGTGTTTCGTTTGTTCGTTCGTTCGTTGTTATTGGTCGGTCGGTTGTAGCAACTAACATCTATGTCGTCCATTGTCATAGTTTATATAGTTGAAACATAACAAAGCGCGCATATTCCAACATAATGAATCTATACATGTTGCGTGTACTAATTAAAACAATTGGGGTGGGGGGTATGTGCGTACGATTCCATTGTTATTAAAATATGCACCGTACATTTTATTAGAAATTAATATACATTTTGACTTGATTATGAATAATTACAAGATTTTCAATACGTTCTTCGATGTCCTTGGTCTTAATCTCGAATCCGTTGGTCACCAGCCACAATTTATTAATTATGAATCGTTGACGACGGTACATTAAAATCTTGTCCACAAGTGTTTGCAAACGCATCGGACTACAATTTATGTAGATTAATTCTTCTTCGGGCAAAAATATACAACACTCTTTGCGTATTTTCGTTACAGTGTTTGGCCATGTCTTTTCTTTGACATCATTGTTACCACCACCCACATCTGTCAACATCAATTGACCATTTTGTATTATGATGGGCATACGATGATAGGTTTCGATGCATGCATTGTACCATGATGACCAATTATTATCGCCATCCATTATATTGTACATGAAATCAAAATTGAATATCATTATTAGATTTTCGCGTTGGCGTTGAATATTAAAACGTTCCACCATATTGTTGTTCACTTCATCGGCAAAGGGAAAATATTTATAGAATTGGCTGTTGAAACGCAACGAACACATTTTCAAAGGATAGATGGGATCATAGACCTGTACGCTAACCACATCAAGGTTAAGTATACGTGTGGCTGACATGTTATTCACATAAACACCAAACACTGATGGCGCCATCGATTTTGACACATTATAAACGTACGGTTGTTGTGGTGGCAATATTAAATCTTCCACTTGTAATTTATCAAATGTTAACGGTGTGGCTTGTGGTGATGAGGGTAATGGGGGCGTTGAGGACGACGATGACGACGGGAAAAACTGAAGAATTTTCCATGGACGTGAGAGTAGATGTTCGTTGGTGACTTTGATTTTCTCATCGATACGTAACGTATGTAAATGTGGAAATTTCTCCAGATCCAGAGTCCAAGTACCGAACGAAGAGTACACGGATAATTTCTCCAGCAAGGGTGCATTCAAGTCGAACAGTGATCCCGACGAATAGATGTGCAACTCGTGCAAATTTTCAAACATGTAGACAGGTAACAATTGTTGCTGGACACGTTTGCCGTTGATGGTCTCGTTCTGGCGAAACATGTATATGGCACGCACACCGGGAAAGAAACGATTCAACATATTCAACGATACGAAATTGTAGCACACAACCGTTTGAATGTTGCGACACACCGCATTCGTGTCAATGTTCTCCACAAACATGTCCTTGAAGAACACCACCGATGTTATCTTTGTGTCGCACAACAACCGGTTCAGCCGTTCGAATGAGATTTTCACATTTATCATTAGACATGTCGTTTCAGGCGGTACCGTATCCTTCGCATTAACCATCAGGTGTACACTCGGATCGAGATTAGTTTCGTGTAATTGCTCATCGAAATAATAGTTGAGATACCGAAACGAACTCACATTCGAGGCGTACATAAATTTCCCAATCGGACCCAAATCATTTATAAACTCCATGGTATGTGTGTGTGCGCGCTTGCACCTTCTTATAGTTTTATTTCGACATTAAATTGCTTACAGTGATACGCATATTTAAATATACTTGGTTGGGGACGGTCACACTGTGATAGATATTACTGCTACCCGAACTCAATGCCACCTCATCTCCACTCTGGGGCACATGATAGATCAATTGGTTGGCGTTGACGGAACCACGGAAATTTTTGGTTGGATTGTAGAGGATTACATTGGTGTCCAGCTTGTAGGAGTCACTCACTGAATCGAATTCTACGGGTGGGTGTATCAACACACCGGGATTTTCGGTGAATGTGAAATCCGTTGTACTGTAGCGTAACGAATCAATGGTCACTGTGTAATCCTTGTCGGGTTTCTTGAGTATACCGCCACTGCTTCCACTCGGCAAATAGATGATTACGTATTTGAGTGCGTTCTTGGTCAGCGTTCGGAATTGGACGATATAGTTGATAATCTCGGAGAAATCGAAACCTCGTTCAAAGTACGCGATCAGATCGAAACGTAACACACCGACAGCATCTCTCATGGTAAGACCGGTTAGATCACCTTTGGGTATGGGACGTGCAAACAGGATGTACTGGTTGAGAGCGGTGCTGAAGTTTACGAATTTCGGGAACGATTTTGTCGTATCATCGGGGAACACAAACGTCATATAGTCCTTGACGACACTGATGCGCTCGTTACGGTACACCTTCATAGTTGAATCGTACGGATCACCGGTATACTTGTTTATGATGAAATCGATATCGGTGAGATCTGATGTCTGTGGCTGACGTTCCGATTTCCAGAGTCCAAATTTCATGAAACTCTCCGGATAGTTGCCATCCTTTATGTTGACATAGTAGTAGGTATTATTCGTACTGTTTGTTATCGTGATGGCGGACTTGTCATTTCCACGTATAACTACACAACGGTCAAAGACCCATGGCTCAATGGTTGTTGTATCGTACGACACTAGCGTCAAAATATAGAATCCATCCAGGTTAACTTGCAGATACTTGGCCATCTCGACCAAATTGCTAATTTCGAACTTGTCCAGATCCGATATGAAGACGAAAGCACGCACCGAATTCCAGAATTGATTATCCGATTTAACGGTGACACCGGTTGCTCGTCGTGCCACTTTATCGATTTGGGGATAAACAACGGGTGTACCACTACTATCGGGACGTATTGAATACGATGTCATTGTGTACAGGTTACTGCTGCCATTGAACGTGAACTTCTCGGCAACGGTGTCCAATAGGAAATCATCACCTTGAGGTAGTGTCACGTCCATGTTTTTCGGCGAATGAATGTACATGCGACCAAAATTAAACGTATAGTACTTGGAATCGGTGTTGATGATGATATCGATGTTGGACATTGTATACAGGCGATTCACATCGTCGTAAATCACCTTGAAACTGGCGAATGGACTGCCATCTTGTTTCTTGAGTAGTTGGGTCAGCGATTCGGTCAAACTGGGCATTTTAGTATTAGTATCCACGAACGTTGTAATGTCGAAGAAGAGCAGACAATTCGATTTCGTTTGAGCCGTCTCTTTCTTGACCAGAGTGGCTAGATTGTACATGAAGTAGGTCCAGTCGGAGCGCATAAATGTATGACGCGTATACGAGACATCACTCTGAATGACCGAACCGCTGGGCACAAGAACACGCGAAAACGTATCCTCGTACTGTGTGAGTTGCAGGGAAAGGAAATCATTGCGATTGTATGAGGTTATCGAATGCGGAACTAATGTCCATGAATGATTGGCCGGACCGTTGACATAGAAAACTTCGTCCTCGGTCTTGGACACTGCATCCAATGGATTTTCCAGATAGATTTCATTATTACTAGGTGGTGTGTTACTCTTCGCTTTGGCCGTATCTAAAATTATATTCTGATATTTTTCGATGGAGAACGTCGATGTACCCTTGTTGTAGGTGTAACGAACATCGGTGCCGCCAAACAAGAAAACCAACGAATAATCCTTGTTGGCACCTTCAATCACCTCAAAATATAGTGTATTGGGTATCGTTTTAATCCATTCTTTACGCACACGCATCAGGCACGTGTACTTGATAATTTTCGCATTCACACCAAGTTTCATAAAGTTCTCGAATGCCTTCAGGTAGGCGCTCATTACCTCGGCACTTTGCATGTTCGCGAAATAGTCCACATACATCTCGGGACGTCCACTTAAACGACTCTGATCGATGGTTGGACTCTCGAATTTCTCCGTATTGGCGTACACAGTGATTGTATTGGATGGGCCACCGATGAAATTATCCTTGAGGTTCATTTGCAGATCGGTTAGATTGTAATCGACGTAGGACATTTTTTGAACTTGCGAATACTTGTATTGTTGATACTCGCCCACGCTATTATTCACTTGGCCGGGGAAGACAGTGAATGCCGAAATGTATTTATCGCGTGTCGTCTGATTTATATAGTTCTGGGAGACGATCAGAGTTTGGTGTTCGTTGATCACTACCTCGAAACTACTGTCATTGAGTGCGTTCACCTTGCCCGGAAGACTTTCGGAATAGAGAATTTTCATGCCGCGAGCACCATCAATTACCGTAAAGCCTGAACATTTTCCCAGTGTATAGTTTTCGAGTAGTGAGAAATAGAGAACCCACTGTTTGCGTTGATATTTGTAGACTAAATTCTTGGCCATGTTCCAGACAGCAGACGGTGTCGTCTCAACGGCAGCCACAACAACAAGTTTCTTGTCATCGACATAGGTGGTGGGCAAGAGAAGTTCCGAATCGGGAATGTAGGCACCGCTAGTTTTCATGTCGCCGGTATGTGACGACAGTAGGGCCTGTTTCGAGATGACTTCATTTTTACGCAATGTTTTCAAATTCAACGAACTACCCTGCACGGTGACAATGTCATACATCTCGGTGGTCTGGCCTTCATCGATACCCAGTGTCAGATAGAAATCCTTGGAAATATTTATACCATTCTGTAGACCCTTTATGTTTGTTATGCCGAGATTATTCTTTAGCTTGTACAACTCGCGCGGTAGTAAATAGTTGCTGCCGTAAATGTTGGTCTTGAAGTAGAGAATGAATTTACGCGTAGCCAAATCATTCGAATTGATTAGAGTGCCGATAATATCGATTTCGGTATCGAGATCAATGAAACCGATATACAATTGGAAATCATTGCGATTCAATTGTAACGTCTGATTCGGCTGGAAGACTTGAGTCACATTGTCGGTAATATCCTTGGCAGTGAACAATCGTGTCCTATGCTGGTAACCGCAACCCAAATCTTTCGGTACAATGTTATGGTTACCACCCGAGCCTGGAACCAATTGAAAATCACGACTCGAACTTGATGCTGATGTGTTCATGTCGATTGTACGCGATTTGAATTTAACCGTTTTGCCGGACGCATCAGGTGATTCGTGTCCGATGGGGAAAACCTTGTAGGAACCAGCCGTCAGGACGAATGTTGTATCGTCAATGACATATTTCTTGAACGCATCATCGATGAATTTATCATTGGCATCGTAACTGTAGATGCACATGACGTTGGCGTTGTTTCGAACCGTATTCAGATGTGACATGGCAGGACCCAATTTAGTGACACGACATGCCAACGCATACGGGTAGCGCGCATTGTAACGTTTGTCCAGTGAGAAAGTCTGCAGGGTAAAGTATATCGTGGTGGCGACAGGCAGTTCATTGAAAACTTTCATTTTGGCCGTTGGATTGATAGGATTCGATGAGGATACAAGCGATAGAAATTTGTCCGTAATGTAGGCATCGAAATATTTATCAACATAGGCGGAATACTTGCTGCCAATCATAATGGTACCTTCGTGCGATTCATCAATGGAACGCTTGAAAACAATTTGTGTCTGATCGGCACTGCTTAGCAACGAAGTCGATATGATCATATAGTAATTCGAGTCCATAATAATTCCAAATTCATTTTTGTTTTTATCGCTATCGGTTCCAGTCTTATCGTCGCTCTTGTCATCCGTTTTATCTTCTTGTTTTCCATCAGTTTCCGTACCGCCACCACCAGCACCGTCGCCTCCATCACTTCCACCTCCACCACTTCCACCAGCACCTCCCCCCACATCTGTTTCAGTTTTAGGGTCAGTTGTCGTTTCGGGTGTTGTTTCGGCTGAAGCGGAAGAGACGGCAGCTGACGGTTCAGTGTACTTGACGCTCTTTATCGAATACTTGGAATTAATAGTTTTTGTTTTTGTATAGGCACCGGGTATGATGATCGTGAGATCGGTAATATCAGCGACGCCATCCATTGATTTGCAGATTTTCACAATGTCGTCGGCTTCGAGACCGGTATAAAAGGCAAGGTAATGTCCGTCAAGCAAATCATTTGTGTTGACCGTCAACGGGTACTTATTACCGGGACGATTACCGCCCCCACCTCCTCCGCCTCCACCACTTATACTTGACACTGAATTTCCCATTTTCTTTGTAGCTTATATATATGTCCACGATGGAGGATCCCGGCGCTCCTGCTAACCCCGAAAGACGTCTTGGAGTAACGAATTTCCCTTTGGCCTACATGATGTACATGATGCTTGAACGTGAGGGTGATGATGATGGCGGCGATACTAGTTCCGATACAGGACTTGAATCCGATTTGGATAGTGATGTGGGAAGTGAAAACGAGTCGACAAATTCCGACAAGGATGATGAAGATGAACCAAAAGAAAATCCAGCAACTGTACGGAATAGACGTGTTTCATTGTCATCTTCGGACGAGGATGAACCTGGAAATCTCAGTCCAGCCGAATGTTTGCGTAGACGTGTGCAAAAAATACGTGACTATCGTGATTTACTCAAATCTAGACAACAAGTAGCTAATGTAAATTTCAAATATTTTATTGGACGTAAAAAAGAAGATTAAATAAAGATTGGATTCACAATGGTTGGATCTTGAATGACATTGTTGTTGTTTCGTTTCACAAACTTAGTAACTAACCACCAGATGACAGCAATCAATAGAATGACGACGACAGCAATAACAGCACCCATCAGAGCATTCGACGGACGCATATTGTAGGCAAACGCTTCAGGTAATAGTTTATTGACGTCATCCTTGAACGTTTCCGATTTCCATTTCTTGGGATATTTGTTGAGATAGTGAGCGATTATCGTGACATTGGAATCATCCATGCCGACAAACGTCTCTTTGATCTTCTTCTCGAGGTCATCGTTTTTTGTATCGCTATCAGTCATCCCGGGGATTAGGAGGAAAAAATCAAACAAAAAATATACGAGGAATGTGTGTATATATGTGTGTTTATTCTGTGACCGAGTATTGAATTTCTTTGACAAGTGGAGATTTCACACTAAAGTATGTAATCTTATCATATATGTTGAAAGCAGCAATTTGTCTCGAGTCCAGGTACAAACGATTCGACACCTGTGTAAAGACCAGCAATCGTGTACTCTCCTCCAGATCCAGATGTACATCATCAAAGAATGGTGAAACCGATTGGATTTTCAAACGTTTTGGTTCAATGTTGAATATGGCTATACATTTACGATCCTGGTTGAAGATGCGCACCTCACTCATCAACATTGGATTGTATGTGGTTTTGACAAGATCGCGTAATTCAATCTTAAAGTTGACCGCATCCAACATAGGATCAGCTATCTTGAATAGATTCTCCTTCTTGGACGATGTGTGATAGAAGAGTTTCACATGTTTGTTTTCGTCACTGGGTACACCCAATAATTGAGCTACATTGTCGACATCATCGTCCAGTGTGCCATCCAAACTCTTTGACAAATCAGGTACATAGCCGTTATCCATGGCCGAATAACGTTCATTCTCATCACCAATCTCATCGATCAGACGATGTTGAGCACCATCTCGTGGACTGGCATAGTCATCATCATCGTCGTCATGACCGCCACCACCATTCTTCTCAATTAGATTTGCGGCCATAAGTTTATCACCACCATTATCGCTAGTAGTACCACCACCGAAAAGTTTCTCGACACCAAGTTTTTTCTGAAGATTCTTGTTCGATCGCAACACCAGTACGACAATGAGCAAGATCACAATGACTATGACGATCCAGAAAAGCCATGAACTCGCCAAAGACGACATTAGACCTCGTCCATTGTCTGCGTAAAGAAATTTCATTTTTCCCCCGTTTGTTTATTCTTATATACAAAACTGAGTTTCCGTGTGTGTATGTGTTTTTATTATTACGCTTGTTTTTCTCTCTCTCTATCCCTGTATGTGTAAATGTATAAAAGAAGTGTCTATTTAATTCTTTTTCGATGAGCCGGACCAATTGGCTGTACTGCCGCCACTGCCATTCGACGCATCAGTGCCATTCTGTTCAGCTTCAGCCGCTCCTTGTGTGTTATTGTTCTTTTTACTGCTATTGCCGCTACTGTTACCCGATGACGATGATGACAGCAACCAGATGATAACTATTGTCAGGATAATGACCAGGGCAATCATCATATAGTTTAGATATTCCATTGTGATATTTGTATGTCTTTATTTCGAACGAAAACGAAAAAATCCGATTCAGAGGTAGTCGGCGATATGAAAAGGGTGTGTGGAAAAAAAATTCTTTCCTCAAATCCTAAACGTTACGTTTCTTATTATATAGATGTGGAACTGACAAAAGACGCAAAATTGAGAGCATACTGCAGTGACTTGATCAGGACACTTATCGGACGACGTTGCGATACCGATGCATCATCCATGTCACCTTCACAATTCCTATTCGAACAGAGTGGCAGACGTGAAAACTTTATTTTGTACTTGGGATCGGACGATTTGAATTGTATATACTCGAGCAGGTGTTCTAGCATACGTGTCAGAGTCAAGACACATTGATTGCGCAACTCCTCAACATACCGTGGCATACGAGCAACGTCCTCATCGTCGTCATCCTCTGTGTCCTCTTCGAAACTTAGAAAATATATCAAAAGTATGAGAAATTTATTTGAATAGTTGCGACTTTCACGCAGCGAACGATTTGTAGAATTCAGACGTTTTGACGAGTCCAAAGTTGTGTCCATATCGTCGATGGCATCCGCTGAGCCATACTCAAAGAATAGTTTCAAACGTCGATTTGTATTCTCTTCATCGGTAGCGAACATTGAAGACATTGCGTACAGGACTTGGCGTACATCGACACCAATATTCAGAATATCAGCGGTGGGTATATTCTCGGCATTGGCTACTGAACGTAACGAACTACTGCCGAAAAATAAATCACAGAAATCAATCAAAAGACGATACTCATGTTCGAGTGCTGACGATGTTGTCATAGTTGAAGCATCAACTTTATTGATATCGGGCAGACGTGATGTATAGTTGTCATTGTTGAAGACGACACGATCAAGTTTAGGTATCGCTTCGAAGGCATCATTAAAATCGGCCAAATTGTAAAGTTCTAGAGCTTTCGAAATCTTGAGGACGATTTGTTTCTCCTTGATGGTCATGTACTCGCCAATCAGATAGTCAGCATCGACATTTGTCGGCAACTTGAAACTGTTTCGTTCGACAAGATCAGGCAGGGTACCGACAAAACGCAACAACGCCAAGTCCAGGGAGATAATGTTCTCGACCTTCTCCTCAATGGCAAGTTCGCGTTCACGCAAACTCACAACTTCAATTTCACGATCACCAAATTTCGGATCGATCAATTGCATCTGTTCGGCAAGGACATACTGGCGATCCATGGTGGCGGCTTTCAACAAGAGATTCGTTTCGTTGAGTAACATCGCAGCCAGACCGTCGACCATAAACACCAAATGTAACTGATGTTCATAGCCTTCGGTGTGTACATAATTGTACAATGTGATTATGGATAGGGTGATGGTCGTTCGTGCTGGTGGAGATGGTGCTTCCAATGCTCTGTTCATAGCGCTCAACTTATATAAGTTTGCGATGGACACCGCTATCCTGGACACACATTATGGCGTCGTGCGTCACCTCTACTACAATGTATTTCGACGACGCAACAATCAAATCAATGATCTACAACAACAAGTTTTATTTCTGCGCTGCATCAACAAATACCTGCTGTGTCGCAACGGTCAGTACGCCCATTTGTATAATCTATATTCGGCACTGAACGAAGCGAAAATACGCGACCACTATGAACTGAATCGATTACGTATCAATCGCGACCGCTACGAATGGCTCAATTACACGAGTTTAGTGAATGCGCCACGTACCATACCCGCCACCATCGATGGACCCTACAGTGTGGACAGTTTATGTTTGCGTCGCTATGCCTATTTCTGGGGTGATGAATACCGTCTCACCTCACCCATCCTAGCTACCCCGTTCTTTTGTTTGGCCGGCATCGACCACCTATACTACGAGATGATACGCTGGAAAAGTCAATGTGAAACTATTAGCAATTTAGAGATGACGGTTCATGGTAAACACATTTTCCATGACATCTTCTACATTGTTGAATTCCGACTGCAACAGATGCATGTACGCTATCTGGTGTGGCTAGACGATGTCGATGTCCAGACCGAGTTGTATGTGGCCGGAAATTGTGAGGATGAGGAGTGTGGTGACGATGCTAGTGGAAGGATGCCAGTCAACTTGTTGCGACGTTTGTACATTGGTTGCGACAACAGTCTGCTGATAACACAATTATCCCTGGCCGACGAGACGAATGTCATGTTGCGACTCCTCAATATGTTGATCAACAATTTGTCGGCCAACTTTGTTGTGAGTCTAGACGGCAGACCACCCAAGAATACAAAATCAGCCATGCTAAATGTCACCAATAATGCGGAGGCTTGTCTGAGTCGCACCGATAAACCACTTGTATTCGAGGACATATCACGTTTCGGTTTCAGTGCTGACCGTTCAGATCAAATCTATGAAATCGAACACATGTCTCAACTCAATCTAGGTCATGTACGGACACCAAACTTTCTCGTCTTTCAACATGAGATACGGGTGGCACGTCAACCCTCTGTTGCTGAAATGAATCGTAAACTACAAGAGTTTTTGTACTTTCTTTCGATGGGTGTGCTCGATACAAGCATTTATGTTCGCATGTACATGAACTATAGTGGCGGCGAACACAACCGTTATGTCGACCAGAAAGGAGCTGCCGGAAGTGTGGACAAGAGTATGGTGTGTAACGATGACAAACCAAACTCGGCGAAAAAACAACTAAACATCATTTATATGCAACGTTACAATAAATTCGAAATTAGCCGCCAGAGTGTCGATTTCAATGCAACATTCTATGACAAAACCTATGTCTTTTCGGCACGTAATCTCATCTGTACAGTAAAGTCGATCAAATATCTATTACGCGATGTAATACCTTCACATCCGCTCCTGCCCGGCACCGTTATGCTCATTGATGAAAGTGGTCGGGCGTCGGGTAGTGGTGGTGGCGGAAGTGTATGGTCCCGACTCACACAGAATATTGTCTATTTGCGACGCCTGAAAACTTTCTGTTTCCTCATCAATTTCAGCCTACAGGAATTGCACATACAGACCGACGATGCCGACATCAAGGGTGTACACATCGTCTCCGATACCATGATGCGTGACGAACTCAACAAGGTGTTTGTCGATTTGGGTGGCATTAATCGTTTCGACATCCAGACCATCGTCCTGTACAATGATGTGGAATTGAAACGTGTCCGCCTCCTCGAAGATCTCAATCTGCAATTATACTATTTTGTACATCGGGTCGATAGTACGGCCACTGCCATTGAAGATTTTCGTAAATTCTTTCAACGTTTTATGATGGCGTCCGAAACAAAATCACGTCTCAATGATGATCGTCTCTATGCCGTCTTTATGCATCTACTCAATTTATATTCTCATGTCTTGCTATAAACACACATCCACTTTTTATTAATAAAAAAGGTTTGTACACATACAGATGTACAGCCATGAATAATACACCGTCCATTCTCATACCGTATCTTGTGGTTGTTTTGATTGTAATCCTTTTCCTGTTCGTTCAGCCGCTTATCGTTCTCGTGGTGACATGGTGGAAATCGAATTTCTCCGACGAATATCTACGTCAGAATCTTCCATATGCCACCGATATATCAGGATTTGCCGGTCTGCCAGATATTAAACGCGGTGACCAATTACTGGGTCAAGCTGCATCTGGTGGTCAGGAGACTTGTGAGAATGGTTTCTACATTGGTATGACTCAGATGGCCGATGTCGATTGTACGAGTATCTGTAATGCGACCAGTTCGAAACAATTTACATATCGCTACATCGATTCGAATAACATTGTTGTCAATAATCGTTATTTGCGCAAAGGTGGATGGTGTCTACCCACAAGTTTGGCACGTTGCAATCTGAACATCTCAACAGCAGTCAAGTCCTTGGGCAAATATGAATGTGTCTCACGCTATCCTCAACTATTGGGCGGACCGTATGGCAACGATATTGTCGGCTGTGCTCCCAACTATGAATTTGACGATAATCTACGCAAATTGACCTATACGAATAGTGTACCTTCAACTTTGGTGATTGGTGGCGATCTCGATGAACGTACTCCCGACGGTGAATATCGCTATACGTGCAACACACGCAACAAACAATTTGCCTCATTCGGTGACCATCGTCCTGACTTGGGGAATCGGTTTCAACTGTTCTACGATTCGTGTAATTTCTTTGATGAAGGTGGTCAGACAGTTGGTTCAAAGTGTAAATGTTCATCGTCACAGCGCCAGCAAAGTTCTGTCATCAAACCATTGTTCAACGATCAGGATACTTCGACGGAACCGATATGTTCACAATGTACATCAGGCTATGAGATTGTCGATGAACGTTTGCCACAATTCGGTTCAAAGTATGGCGTATCGATTGGAGTGAATTGTGTCGATCCCGTCAACATTGAATACTACAAGACACAACACATCGAAATGAATGGTGTTATACCGTGTGGCGTACAAACCCTTCTCACTCTAAGGAACAGCAACGATGAGAGTAAAAAATATGGATGTCAACGTGCGCTAATCAATGCGACCAATACCTATAGTCCGGAGATGTTACAACACATTAATGGTTGATTATAAGAAAATCAATTGATAGAAAATGCATCCGTTTATTCGTAATCTTCTGATCGATGTATATTTCTCGCCGCTGTGGAAGACCGTACCGCGTAGCAGTTGGCTGGTGTCAATGGTGTACCTGGTGAACTTTATCGATGTGAATGTGTACGTTAATGTGACCCTGTTAATGTTGGCCATCGTTCATAAGCTTTGGGTCGACACCTATGTCACGGATCGTTTCATTTCCATGACAATACTCTTTTCGACAATAGTAATGCGTCTCCTTGACATTCATACCATTATGTTGATTTTGTTTATTGTCATTGTGCACGACACCATTATGTACAGTGGCGACGGTATGAAATATCTAAAGAAGGGGGGCGATGAACACGATTTTACTTGCACGCATTGGCAACAGGCTGCAGCATTGTATGATAACGATATTTACGATATAAATGGTTGCGATGATGATGACGATGATGATGACGATGACTACAACGAATACAGCGATAACGACAACTACACAGATAGCGCATACCGAGATAGTAGAAAAAGTATAAATATGAATAAAGTCCCATTATAGAATCAAAACATTGTGCATTTTCATTTCGAATCGACGACAACAATGGAGGAACATGAATTCTCTGTGGTATTTTCGGTGCCATCGTCCCTCTACTCAAGTTTATATTTAACTTTAAAATCTGCACCACAAACCCTCTACACACCACATCGTTTTCTCATTAAGAACATTTTCAACGACACCGAAGGCGATGCCAGCAATGGGTGTATACGCACCGTTCAGGATGCACACGGATTCATGGCCCAACGTAAAAATAACATTGCCAAAAATGTACATCGACGTATCTATTGCCATGCTGCCACCCGTCTAACCCTATTACTAGAGATTAGCGAAAAGACAAGCATTGAAGCGGATTACGAGGAAACATCGTTCCCCACCTCATTACAGAAACAGACATTGCGTGACTATGTGTTTTGTCGTCGCACTGGAATGCGTATATGTGTGGAACGCCACTATGAGGGTGGTGATGGTTTCACCCTTGAGTACGATTGTTTGAATCGCTATAAATACGAATGTACCATTCATGTCGAGTGGGAGGAGGCACCCAGTGTTGATGCGTTTGTCACAGCAATGACGGGCGACAACATCATATATCGTCTATTCGAAACAATGTCCCGTAAAAATATCAACAATACCGGCGACGAGATTATCAACATACACAACATGAATCTGATTCACCCGTATGGTCACTGTGGTCTACCCGAACAATTGGATTTCTTTTCGTTGAAATTCGATGGCATACGTAAAAATTTCTGTATTTTTGGACGTTATTTCCAGATTGCGGGCGGTCAAACATATACGTTCAGTCGTCATTGGTTTGGTCAAGCGATTGTCGGCCACTGTGAGATTTTAGAGAGCGGTGAGGAGGTATCATCCCAACCCTTGATTGTACTCATCGATGTGTATCTAATCGTGGAGAATTTCCATCGTCTGGCCAAAAAGTACAATATGTCGTATACGTGCGTTCTACAAAACTACCATCAGTTTGCAGAGGGTGGTGGTTCCAAGACACAGGATGAATACTTTCATGCCAAACGTCTACGCACCAATATTGATTTTCTAAATCCATGTGAAGCTATTGAAATTATAAAATTGTTGGAGGATGTATGGCGTTGCGAGGGTGAAACAATCGGTCAATATGTTAGTTTGCAGAAATTCTTTAAAACTCTTGACTCGTTGCCAGCCATCGTAGTTGATAATGAGGCCACCATCGACGGTTGTCTAGGCTACAACGAGCATCAAATTGTCAAATTCAAAGACAAACCAACAATTGACTTGATGTTCCGCTTCGATGAGATGTATCGTACGCTATGCAAACGTATGAAAAATCATCAACATGAAATGAAAAAAATCATAAAATTCATCAACATTCAAAAGACATGCGATTGGTTGCTATTCGAAGAGAAATTCCCAGGAAAATTCAAGAGTGTTGTCGCCGAGTTCCTATACTTTGCACACAATCGCTGTTTCGGAAAATACTACAAGGAGTGGAGTGTTGATATCGACCTGCGACGTTTCACCGATGACCTCAAAACAACCGAGTGTACAAGTTTTGTTCTACTTTTGGAATTCAACGTAAACACTGTGGGACGGCAATTAATCTACAATCGTCTAAGGAACGATAAATTTTCCGCCAACTCTGTACATGTTTTCAAGGAAATTAATAAAATTAGCGCATGATGTATGTGTTCCTTTTAAAAAATAATAAAACAGCAGCAAATTAAGTTGGGTGTGTGTTTTTGTTTTTTATTTAACATAACGAGAGTATATCTAATTTATCAATGTCAAATGAGGCTATAATGTATTTACGTTTCGCTATAAATATCTGTGGGTTGATGACAATATTCGGAGCATTGGGTACAGCGAGAAGAACAAGAATATCGTAATTGTTGTGTACGCTATCACCATGTACTTTACGTATCAGACGATACACGCTATCCGGATAGACGGAACGCAACTTGGTTATGTCCACCGATGAGATAGCATTACGAATCGACAAACCGGATCCAATGTAGACCCGATCACCAGTTATTGAGACATTAGGTGCAAGACCGACACGTCCGATGCCACAGTACATGCGGAAGGATAGTAAATTCACCTGGTCGAGAATGTTGAGCGAACTTAGCGGTACAAAAATCTGTCGGGCATCATCGTTGACGCGTTGCATGGCATAAGTACCGGCTTCCGACTTAGTCATGATATCGTTGACCATGCGATTGCGTGCATTATTCTCGACAAATTTCCGTGTAAATAGAATAGGTACGAGGATTTTATCACGATCCGGTACCGCTTCCAGACACTTGATGGCACTCTGACAATAGGCTGATAGGTATTGGTACATGCGTTGAAACTCTTCACTGTTCTGACGATGACCATGCGGTTCGGACACAGCCATCAGAAACTTGGCCAAATTGCTGGACTCGGTGGTGCTGATGTTCATGAACGAGATGAGTTCTTTGGCGCGAGGATACGATACATTGGTTAGGAATGACCACAGGAACATGTTCTTCTCGCAGACGGCTGTCTTTAGGTAGATGGGTTGCATGTCGACCGATGTTTGTGTTCCGATGGCGGCGAATGTACGATTCGTAGCGTTCGTGTGTCGCAAACAGTATAGGCCGTAGACGAGATCTTCATCACGTCGTGGCGAACACGATTGTAGGAATTCAAAGAAGCATGGTAGTTCTTTTTGGTTGCAAACGTTTACGGGTAACGTACTCGCACAATCTGTCGACGATGAGAACACACTATTGATGAGCGTATCGAAGACCTCAGTTGAAGACGATGACGACGATGTATTTGTCTGGATGCCGTTCACATTGCTATTTCGTGAACTGGAGGGCTGTGGCAATGGTGCGCCCGGAATAGTACTTTGTGTATTGGTTACTTGACTCATGATTGAGGACTGTTGGTCTCGTCAATATACCAACCGTTCGACGAATACTTATATATTCTTTGTATTTTCACAGACTCTGACTCGCAGTCTGCGTGCTTAAATTAATAATTGAGTCAAAACAAAAATTTTTCTCATTTGTTTCTTTCTTATTTTATTAGTTCTTAGTGTCGACATCGGCATTTCCGCCAACAGTCTCACTACTTATGAAATCTACGATATTTTGTACATTATGATTCTTAAAACGTATAATGGGTTCGTCTTTGTGTGATGTCAGCGTATCATAGACCACCGGTCCGATTTTGTTCACCACAAACGAATTGAGTTCTTCGAGATTGACTTCAGTGTTGCCGTTGTTTAATGTCTTTAGAATTCCGTCGCTAGGATCCGACGATGAAAGTTTCAAGATATGATTGTTGTTCTCATCGTCACTCTCATTGTCACATCCCAAAATTCCCGAATCATGATCCTCACTGTACAAAAGATTTTCAATGACATCTTCTACATCATCATCATCTTCATCCTCCTCCACTTTGTCTTTGGCCTCAACTTTTACATCCCCCTCCTCTAGCTCTTTAGCTTCTTCTGACTCTTCGATAATTGTTTCGATAGTAGCCTTTGTCTCGAATACTGTTGGTTTACTGACCTCGACGTCCTCACCATCCTCATCATCATCATCGTAATCATCATCGTCCTTGTCAAAAGTATCGAGATCTTTTTCATACGATTGAGATTTCTGACTATTTAACATTTCACCAAAATCCATAACAATTAGACGTTTACTCATATTCTCGCTAAGCAATTTATACTCTTTCATGAGCGATTCTTTCTCTTTGGCCGCATTGACTTGATGCATCATTTCACCTTGTTTCTTGAATGCCAGCCGAATAATGGACATGCCCAGTGTTAGGAACAATTGTAGTGGACTGTTTTTCTCGATGATGGGATTGCGACGACGTGCGAAATCCACAAAACTGGTAAAGTGCTCGGACAGGGAGATGTTACGAAACGCATAGACCAACGAATGATTTTCAAAGTTGAAATGTTCGGCCATATGAACGGCCAAGTTGAGGAATTCACGAAACATGCGCATATCCTTGTCGATGCGCACAAAGAGTTCCGTAAAGATTTTCACATTGCGACGCTGTTGTTTCGTCAGATCCTGTTGCAATGAAGTGTTGACGAAACGCAAGAAATACTCACGACTATCGATGGGAATGTCATCGTTGCGCAATATACTTCCGATCTCGTGCATCGAACGTACCGAATCAGAGGCCTCAGCGAACATATCGGTTATGGGGGACGATGAGGTTGACGGTTTCGAGGACACCATCGGTGGTCGATTCATGCGATTGGGACGACGAAACATGACTACAGTTTAATGTGGTGGTGGCAGCGATCGGAAGTTGGACTATATAGTAATCTTATATTAATCTTCATCAAAGACGCCGAGACGTAACTCATTGCATGCCCATTGAAACCAGGCTAGTGTGAGGAATCGTCTCGGCAAACAGAACCTATGAATATCGTTCATACGTTTCTGCTGGCACAATTCTTGCATACATGAGATACGTTCACGCGATATACCACTCGATTCACGCATATTGAACCTTCGTTCGACATTCAGTGTCTCGAACATGACACGCTCCCACAACTGGAAATTATCCTGTTCAAAGACCGTGTTATCGAACATACAAACGAAATTCAGTTCCTTGTCGACCGCCTCTTCGCCATACTCCTCGACCATAGTTTCAAGAACGTAGCGGCAAATGGTACCCTTGTCGTTCAACATGATGGTATATTTGTTGACATCGAGCGGCTTGCCACCATTGCTACTGTTCAGACATTTATTGAGTGTATCGACGGCATCACTATTCGAATGAAACATTTCGTATTCCTTGCGACGTGCCATCAAATGTATACACTTGGCCTTGGTGTCGGAATCACAACGAAATTCCGGTACTACAGATTTGTTGTTACCCTTGATGAAATGGGCCGCATTACAGGCACTGCGTACACGAATCGATTGGCGATCGAATGTATGTATGTTGACCAATTCCTGGACGAAATTGAAGAGTACACGACGCCATGTATCGATGAAATTCGCCTCGTTCACCAGATGGATGAGACGAAGATTGGTCATGGCTCCATTGCTACCCAATTTGACTATATCGAAAATATCACGTCCATCCACATAGAACAAACTGTTGGCCGACTGGTATTGTAACATTCGTTGGGCGGGTAATTTCTGTATGAAACTAATATTCTCTTGGAGGGCGGCCATTAAACGTTCGTTGGTCATGTTGTTCAGTATGGGCATTTGACGATGAACGAAATCGTATGTGATACTGGCGAAAAAATTCTGAAACGTTGTCAGATCGCCGAGATATGATAACGGTGTGTAGATGTTCTTGATGACGAGATGCTGAACAACATTCTCGGAGATGTTACGCAATGTTGTGTCATATTCGATGCCGGTGTCACAGCGTACAAACCAGAATTGTTGTAACAGTTCGTCGTTGAAGGCGAGCAATTTGTTCTTGGTGTCGTATGTCATGTTCTGAAGTAGACGTTGATCGATTGTGTTGAAGAGTGTAGTATTGTTCAGATACGGTTCGAGAATAACATCAAGACCACTGATAGTACAACGTCGTGGGTTAGTACAGTCCTCGTTATCGTCGTCATCGTCACCATCATAGCAATCACCGTTGATTAGGGCCGCCGAATCGTCGTCATCATCTCGTCGCGCCAACAGACGATGTATGGTTGAGCCGGTGCGCGTTAACGAACATGTTTCACGCAAATATAAGTGATGGATGGTCTGTGTTTGGCTATTAATGAACAAGCAACAGCCATTGGGTGAATAGTGCCAGAATCCGAGATTTAGCGGACACTTGAATTTCGGAACAGTATCGTACTGTGACTTGGAGATAAAACGTTTACCACTACTGCGAATCATTTCTTCTTATTAAGGTACACCAAATGGATACATTCAACGATCACTACAATCGTTTTGTGGCCAATGTGTACGGTGTTAATGTCTTGAATTTTGTCTTCTTCATTGCAGTCTTTTTCATTGTCATTCTATCCGGTTTGGTCATCATCCTACTCAACTATGGACGAAATGCCCCAGCACAGCCACAATCTCCCCTCGCCGCCAACGGACACACTCCGACCATCATCGTCCCACAACGGACCGAGGAAGGAGAACGGGGACAAGGATCTGCAACCACTGCAACCGCCGTCATCAACAATGGGCAATCAGCATAACATCAGCGTCAAGATCGGTATGATAATGGATAATTTTAATGATGTAATCGAGCGTACACTGAATCGTATGCATATCTATGTAATGACCGAGAAAATAAACTTTATCTGCATGGCGCAGACACAGTATCACAATTTGGTCTTTGAGCGAGAACTTTTCGACATTCTGTGCAAGAACAAGTATGCCATCGAACATGAGGCTGCCGACAATAATCCCTCAGATGATAGTCTGCATCTGGCCAACAATGATTATCCCTTCTCGTTGATCATCTGTTCGAAGGAGGCGAAACGTTCTTCGATCCTGCTCAGTAATGTCGGTTTGGTTCTTGTCAAATTCATCTTGTATTTGCGTATGTTGTATCGCAATGTTGCCCGTCCCGATTCACCTAATTGTTTCCTTGCCATCAATACACGTATCCTTCCGTTTGGACGCGTCTGTATCGACATTGACTACAAGATACCGCTGTTGGGCGAAGGTGACGGTGATTATGATGAGTTTGTGCGTAAATCCTTTGAATTGGTTGCACAGTATACGACCATGGGCAATATTATTATGACACGTAATTGTTATACACCCAATACAAGATCGTTTCATCTCATCACTGAGCAACAATTTGATGCGACAACTCGACACATTATCTTTATGCGCATAGCCGAAGGTATACGAGCACTCAACGACAATGTCAAAATCGATCAGGTGCATGTCTGGATGTTACCCTTTGGTCGAGGTCATGTCCCCGTACGCAAATACGATCGTCGTCTCAACGAATTTATGGATCTCGTCTATCCCTATACCGAAGTGGACTTTGAACTTATGATGCCGTTCGATGTCAGCCAGGGTATGGATAATCTCTATACCCTGTACTCGCTTAATACGGATGAGGTGGCGGTTGCGAATGGTGATGACTTTAATTATGATGTCTTGCATGAATGTCTGGGTCGTGATATTATGGATAGCTATTATATCGGCGATACAAGTGATATTGCCAAAAATCTACAATTATTGTCACGTGTCCTGTCATCTCGCTATGAGTTTGCATTCTCGTCCCAATTCAGACAGCGTTACGATGCCAACTATTTGTCACGTGTTATGGGCAACAAATTCAATAATGCCTTCATCATTATGTCCAACAAGAAACTACAATTGGAGACGAGTTGGAATATCCCTAAACCGAAAGCGAAACCACGTCCCTCTGAACGCTATGAAATCTATCGTTTTATCGAACATCGTCTGTTGGGTGAGATGAGAACTCTTGAAGATCTGTTCAAAGTGATGCCTAGCGACTTGGTGAAACGTAATGTGAATATCGGCAATGTGGATGAGTTACAGAATGAAGAGTTGGCGAAACGTAAATTAGCTAGCGAAATTAATGTGGACAGTGTGTACACAGGACCTGTACATAATCTTGCTCTCGATATTGCCGAAAACCAATGTATCGATTTCGTATGGGATAATATTGTGGAAGATACATCGTCACATCCCTGGCCATATGTGTACATCGGTCGATCACAGATTGTTCAGACGGCCATGTCACATATGCGTAACGTACACGAATACTATACACGCACAATTGTCGACAACGTGTACACGTACGAGAAACATGATGGTATTATGCGCTGTTTCGAGAACATACAATCAATGTTTGACGGTCAGCTGTTGGCCGATACCATGAACGCCCTGTGTCAGAATATTTTCTGTAGTGATTTCCAACGTGTACAGAGCTATCTCTTCACCATGTACGAATTCTTTTGTCGTGTGCACTATATTGATGCGTGTGTGACGAGGAGTGAATTTGAAGAAGTTGTCGAAGCATATCTTCTGGAGACGGTACGACCCATGTTCGATGAGGCCGACTTGAAGACATATCGTGAACGTCATGTCCAGATGACACCCGGACCCAAAGCGTATGCAAAATTTCCATCACCTTGTAGTCCATTGGCACGCGTATGGGATAGTATCCGGCCGGCGAATAAGATTCTCTTGCACATCATATACTTGATGATTGTCGAACATAATTATTCGAGTGTATTCTTTCACTTGCACACAATCACACGCAACAAGGATAACAGTCAGATTTTGGCAAGTCTATTTCTACACATCATCGACAACTCGTATATGACGACGCCAGAGGGGGATGAAGATAGCGGCGATGATACCATGAATGTTGTACGTTCATATGCCTCGAAGGAATTTCTCAATTTCATCTATATGATGTTCATAAATGCGGGCGTAAATTACGAATGTGATTTGCGTGGAAAAAATGTCGTCTTTTCAAGTGTCGATTCAAAGGACTACATCAACGATATGAAAGAATTGATTGTTACATCGCCACTGTGGTTTTTCCTCTGCAATTATCAATATGTCGACGAACAAATGTCCTATTCGAATCGTTTTGATTTATTTGCTGCAATATTTCGTCAGGACAATAGTGCTGGTGGACGACAAACCTCATCGCCACCATCAGCAGATCAACGTACCTCGAATGGACCTTCACCGCCGAAACAGAGACGTGGTGTAAGTGGTGGTGGAAGTGGTGGCAGTGGTGGTAATAATGGTGCAGCTAACTTTAATACTGAACGTGTCCTGAATGCCAACAACATTTCGGATAGATATCATGCCGATTTATTGAGGATTTTCTTTCGTTACATTCTGGCGTACATGAAGACCGAGACGGGTGTGTACATATATGATGGTGTGCGTATGATGTCGCTGCCATTCAAAGAGCCATCGAATATACCACAATTGGAAGTGAAGGATCCCGTAAGTTTCCTGGGCATGTATCGCCACCAGTACGGCATCTATAATACATGGACAATGCAAATGGAGCGTAACATTAACGTTCTCAACGGACAGATTAACATATCGAATGACGAGCTCGGCAACTACCCACATCTTTTCAATCCCTACAATGATGATATCTATCGCCTTCTAGTCAATCGATTCCTCAAGAGTATAACATTCACACGCGTCATAAACTATCAAAAGAACTTGGCACTTTTCCTTGCGCCCATCTATGACCCCAACGTGGAGAACAACCTCAAAGTGTTGAACTATAACATTGACAGCATACAGATAAACATACATGATTTGGCTTCGTCCGAATTCAATATTCCGCAAGAGATGTTTGTGGACATACTTGATGTGGGGAAAAAACCCAAAAATAAACTTTATGAAATGTTCAAGTGGCTCTATTGTATTGTATGCCATTACTCGGAGAATTATTCGTGTGTCATAACAACACCCAGCACATTCATACCGAAATGTATGCTACCCGAATGCGGTGAAGATAAAGAGAACATTTTCTCGATGGTCAAGGGTAATGGTGCCATGGACGATGATGACAACAACAATAACGGCTATGGTGGCGGTGATAATTTTTTACAACGTCTTCACAGTGTGCTCGAATCCAAGAATCGCGAACAAAAGGAGATTATTACAGATGAATTGCAGAAACTAAGTCAATTTGAACTTTCCACTTTGGTTAATCTATTCAAGAATGCATACATGTTTGAGGAAGACGGTGAGGATGCGGAGAACGGCATACTCGAGGGTATCGAAGGAATGGACAACAACATGGAAGTCGACCATGACATTAGTGCACAGTCACAAACACCTGGTTCACCGTCACCACAATCATCATCAGCCAATGCAACCACTGAAGAAATTTTCAAATTTAATCTTTCCGTTCATCGTAATATGGCGGGAGGAGGTGGCGGCAATGGTACTGATATCATGGACTTTTTCGAGGGTGATGAGTTTGTGGAAAATTCAAAAATTAAATTGCTACTAAATCTCTTCAATCGCAAACTGAGTGCGGAAATTAAACAAATGTCCCCTGAAGCATTCAAACAGATCATCGAAGACAACCACTCGCATCACATTACCCGTTTCGTTTTGTTAACTCTGTCGTGGCTCATACGCACCCTTCATACGCACATATTCGCCGATACACGCTTCTTCCGTGAACTTCAACAATACCGTCAACTACTTTATGATGATCTGTCCGATTTGGTATTCCGTCACAACGGCTATTTCATGTACAATAATCGCATAACGGATGTAGCGCAAATATTTTCACACTACTGTCGGCATGTGGAGCTTGTTGTTGATCCCGTCTTTGAGATGTCGATGAGTGTCGATCGAGATTTGTATCTGCAACACGATGCTGAATTGGAGAAACGTGTATCACCGGAGATAGTACGCGATATCGAGGATGCATGTGTATCGGCCATCTACCAGGGTCAATTCATCGAGGATACAAATGTCGATTTGAGTCGTTTATGGGCGCGTGTTACTGTGCCACGTAACAAACATCGTATCTCACCGCTGTTCACCCTGCACACGGCCACTGGTAAATCTGAGTATCTGACGGAACGCTGTCGTCGTCATTTCAACAACAAATACTTTAACAATGTCCTCGATCCATCGTCTTTGGCCCAGACCGATCATCGTGGCACGGACATGGCACGTGAACTCAACACCAATCTGATTGTATGCATTGAGGAATTCAACAGTTTGACGGCCAAGTTCAAGCAAGTTTGTGGATACACGTCGGTGGCATACAAACCACTCTTTGCCGACACAAAGGTATCATTCCAAAACAATTCGACTGTCATCCTATCGACCAACAATGATCCCAAATGCAATGAAGAAGCTATTGTGGCACGTCTACATGTATATCCGCGTCGCATCCAGTATGCCAATGTGAACAAGTACTTGAAATTTCAGCGAAGTTCAATGTTGGCATCCACCTCGTTGCTGAAGATTAACAACATCATGAGTGTTCAGATGATTATGGAGAAGATGCCACGTGTCCTTGCCGAAAATTATCGCGGTAATTTCATGATGACATGGTTACTGAAACGTTTCTTCCTATTCAACATCATCGATCATGTGACGGTGCATACATCCGAAACACTTCAGAATCACATCAACAACTTCTACACGATGATCAATGCACAGGAGTTTGTATTGCAACGACTCGATATGACGACGACATCGACCATGACCCTGGTTCAGTTTAGACGTCTGGTGAATCGCATTTGTGAAGAGAATCGTAGCCTGTTCAATACCAAAATCGATACATACAATGTGTACAAGATCCTGTGTGATCGTCTGAAGGCGCTCATCAACAATGACCAACAAACTATACGTATCTCGGAGAAGAATGATAATGCTTTGAGACAATAATGTGTTTCCCCCCCCCCGGAAATCTATTAATAAAAACCAAAGAAAATGTGATTGTTGTTTTTTTTATTTATTTGTATCGATTTTATTCAGATAGTCAAGAACTTTATTTTTTCGTTGAGTTTCACATTCAGCCGTGAGACGATGTCCGCGAGCATATTTCTTGGTCATGCGAACACTACGATGACCGAGAATACGTTGACATTCGTCGGCGGACAAATGTTTGTTAGCATAATAGTTGCGAAAACCATGAAATATACGCAAGTTCTTGAGACGTTCCTCACCAATCAATGTTTTGAGGGCGTTACGCATACGCGTATAGTACATCTTGTACGTTGAGGTGAAAATCTTGAAATCAGGTCCCAGTGTCTCGAATGCATTGGGATAGAGACGCTGTACGAAACGATTCAATAGATCAGCTAATGCGACCGAAATGTATATACAATCGATGGAATAGCCATCTTTCGACTTGATATTCAGCGTATTGTGGACAATCAATTGTTCGACTTGATGCAATCGCAAATCCATGATCTCGGCAATACGTCGTGGTGTATTATAGTTGAAGACAATCAGCATGCACAATTCGATAAAGGTGATGTCAAAGGACGACGAAACTGTATGTCGTCGATGGTTGAGAAAATTCTCCAAGTTCAGCCGAAAATAGTTGTGTACAATTTCAATCTCTTCGTCGGTGTACGTATTGAGAATCCATCGATCGGGAACATTGGTATGATTCTGATCAATGAGAAATTTAGCGTTTTGGCGCAAACGTTGAAACTCTTCGGGAGGGATGGAAATACAAGTTCCGGTATTAGTATAGAATTCGGTATCGGTACTGTATGGGTTGAAGAGTTTACGCAAATTCTTGAGGACAGAGTTGTAGCGTCGACGTGACATGACATTGATGTCGAGCCGACTCTGAATGGCACACACCCGATTGTAGATGGACTGCGAACAGAAACGTTTGCATTTCGACAAACTATCAATGTACTGGCGACAAACGAAATTGACAAATTCCTCGGCGGAGAAATCCTTGAATTCGCGTAAATACTTGGTCAACGATTTGAGTTGATGTTCACGTTTCTTGCAATGGAATTTCTTGTTGAGATTACACAATTGGCTGACACTAGCGACGACATTATCCATCGCTCTCTTAACTATATGGAGGGAGGATGTGCGCCTGGACGAATATCCTAGCTATATATAAGATAAGTGGTGATTGACACTGGCCAAAAGGAATAGACGTAAAGTCGTTTACGTTTGGTGGTAGTCGACGACGACGAGAATAGAGAATAATTGGCAAAATGACGGTGGAAGCGACGGTTAAAGCCAATCTATATGGGAGGGAGTCAATCCGATAAAAACGTCCAACTGTGTGCCGATAGATTCAAGAAGAGGAGGAGTTGGCGAATGACACCTCTGCCGCCACGAAGAAACCCCACCCATACTGGAGGAGACTGTGCGGGAGGACGCCAACAGACTGATCTGGAATTGCGCCAACAACAGATCATTTATTCGAGTTTTGTCACCTCCGTCGCTCCATTCACACACAAAATGGCCAAGATATCTGTGTCACCTTGCGCTGCAGTCTTCAACGAGGGGGCAGGTGCAAGAGGTGGTTGACGCACGAAACTGAATTGGGAGGAGAACCTGTCGGATACTACATCACCATCAACAGAATAACGCCAGCGGGGGGCCACGTGTGTGTGTGACTTTCTTTTATGCCGACTTTTGCTGTCACCTTTCCCACCACAACCCCACACGAGTTTCAACCGGCCGGAAATAGGGATGGATGGATGTCTCAACTTTGTTCACGTGCACGCGCACTCGTATGCTTCTCCTCCCTCCATCTCCAATAGCACAGGGTGTGAGCATAGCATTATTATTTCTGAATCCTGCCGATTTTTGTGTTATGTCTCTGGACTCCAATGATGGACACCTGTTTGGCAACATTTTCTGATTCTGGTGCGTTCTTTTCAGTATGCCTTTTGAACACACACACAACAGATGAAAAAAAGAAATGCCGCCGCCGCAGTGTTTCCACAACAGAAGATACAAACAATTGCGATGGCTCCACCACCCGTTCAGCAAGTACATGTGACATCATCCACCGGGAGGGTGAAAAATTAGAGTCCCTCAACTCCCTCATCGTTTCCATCTCCTCCATGATCCGAAAGTGCACACACGCCCCAAACGTTCACCCTTGACAACAATCCTCCTCCCTCCAAATATCCATTCATTGTCGTCAACACCACAGACTGGCATCACCTTCCTTCACCACCCTCACCGACGATACGATGTGCTGCTACTCACATTTTACGATCGCTGCGGGTAGAGAAGGCTCTTATCTTTGAACACTATTTCTTATATATACATACGATTAAAAACGATACGAATAAAGGGAAAAAACAATTACGCTTAAACAATGTCTTTTATTCCTCATTAAAAAGTTTCATTTTTTCACTAGCTATAGACTTGACGTTATCCACCAAGTCCGTATACCATAGGTTGAGTGCTTCCACGTACAGACCCCAATCCGAATAGGCACCATAGTGTCGAATGATGGCAAGATTACGTTCATGACGACGTCGATCGTGTTCATAGAATTCATCGAGTAGATTACGAAAATCATCGAGGGTTGTTGAACGCGATAACATTTCGTCAACTATGCCATGTGCCATATTTTCGGGCCGATCTTGATAAATCGACTGTGATTTCATGCGACTTTCGACGACGACCACACTAATGATAATGACAACTAATGAGATTAGTTTCAAATTATAACGGCAACAAACAATCATCGTCTTATAAAATGTGCCGAGATTTGAAATCAAATCATCAGTTTCGTACAGAATGCATTATCCACAATATCACCAATTTAGCGATCGTTTGGCCACCTACAACAAGTGGTATATGTGCCTGGTGAAAGGTGCAGGCGATTTGGCTCGTGCAGGACTCTTCTATACGGGATTCCGGGATGAGACTTGCTGTTTCAATTGTGGCGTCTACATACGTAATTGGCGCAGTCGTGACAATGTCCTCGATCGCCACGAACAGATGTCACCACTGTGTTCCTTTGTCGCTGAACTTAGGCGCCACCAACAGATCATTGCCCGGGACGAATTTGAACGTGTCTGCAAGATATGCTATGACGATGATATTGCTGTTGTCCATGTACCTTGTTCGCATGCTGTGTCCTGTCTTCGTTGCTCACTGAAAATGTATACTTGTCCTTTGTGTCGTATCGACATTGAGGCTAGAATTAAGATAATAAAGAAATAACATTAATAAAAAATAAGAAATTCTATGTCCGCTTCTACTATTCCTTCGATTCGTATTCAATGTCCACCACCACCGGTCTCATCGTCATCGGTCCCATCATCACCGGACCCATCATTATCCCGATCGTGGAATTACCACCGGACGAGCGTAGGAGAACATCTCGACTTGGTGGCCGGTGTAGGGGGGTTGGGTAATGATAGCGGTGATACGAGTGGCGGTGGTGGCGTACCAATTACACCACAACGTAAACGACGTCGTGCCAAACTTAAACAATTGTTATCACGCTACGAACTCATACCCTACATCAATCTGCATAGTTTGGACGAATTGGGTCAAGAGTTGCGAATCAACAAGACTGAAATGTGGCTAGACTATGTCGATGCTGTGCTCGATCTACACGATTGTACCGGCAGTCCAGGTCGACGTCTACTCGAGAATTTCAGTGCATGCATCGATCGTTTGGTCGACCGTCTCGATACACGTCAAGTTGTACGTTTACGCCTGTACATGACTTGTGTGGAGCGTGATATGCCCAAGATGATGTCGAATACTTCCGCTACGACCGAGGACAGTCTTGAGTACTATTATTTGCGCGGCATGGAAACTCGTACCTACAACTATTGTTCGTCGACATCGTTGCGCAAAGGTCTATCGTCGATTGTCTACAGTGCAGAGAGTTCGATAGCGGCCAATTACTTTGTCGACATGAAACTTTACGACTTGGACAATATCTCATCGTCATCATCGTCGTCCTCCCCCACTATACCCGGCTGTAATTCCATACCGATGATGTATGGTCGTGACGCTGCCATCAATATTAAATTCTACGGCAACCAATTGTACGACTCGGAACCGTACAAGCTGGCCCGTGATATTGCCATCCGTTGTATACATATAATCGAGCAGAGAAATGAGCAATAAGAAATAAATCAATGCAAACAAATACACACGAACACATGTCTTTTAATACGGGGGTGCATGCATGCTCGATCATGCTTGATTTTTCAGAAATTTTTTGCTCGACAATTTTTCATTTTTCACTGGGTGGGTTTCAACTTGGTTGTGAATTGTGGATCGGAACCCCCGCTCTCCCATCATCCCCTCCCTTGAGTCTATCGTAAGTGTGCATGCTCGATCATGTCCGGTTTTTCAGAAATTTTTACTCTGCAATTTTTCATTTTTCGCTGGCCGGGTTTCAACTTGGTTGTGAATTGTAGATCGATCCCTCCTCACCCCCATCACCCCTCTCCCTCTGATACCTAACGAGAGAGTGTGCATGCCCGATCATGCTTGCTTTTTCAGAAATTTTTGCTAGACAATTTTTCATTTTTCGCTGGCCAGGTTTCAACTTGGTTTGAAGTCAGGACTCGTCCCCATGTATCCTGTAATTTAATTTTAATATAAATATATTTATTATTAGACGTTAGTCTTTCGCATGAGCCTTCCGCTTGGACGTTTAGTCTTTTCTACTGTATAAGAAAGACTAACGTCAGGGCCGAAATCGCAAACCTCCAGACCTCGACAGCGCAGCGTATAATATAGTTGATAAGATATAGTATATAGTATATATTATATATTTATTATATTAGACGTTAGTCTTTCGCATAAGCCTTCCGCTTGGACGTTTAGTCTTTTCTACTGTATAAGAAAGACTAACGTCAGGGCCGAAATCGGAAACCTCCAGACCCAGGCAGCGCTGTTGGAACGTCTCCGTCAGTAGTAGTGCGCATGTCCAGTTTTGAACACCCCATCGAGATAACAAAAAGCTCCATGACCGTGCAGTGTGCATCAGTCGTACAATCATGGGATTACGGTACGGAGCTCAGAAACTATTGGAGAAGTTGAGACGGGGAGTTTATCGCAACGATGACTCTGTCCAGCGCTACAACATCTACGTGGACGGTGAGCTGATGCGTTACAAGGGTATGGTGTCGAGTAATATGGCCCGTCATAATGCATGTGAAGCGATCGCCACCACCGGATTCGATTACATGATGAGTTTGGTACGGCACATCGAGTCACGTATGCCATTGCCCGCCACCAAGGTCATTGTGTACATGGACGGACAGCAACGGGTACGGAACAAGGTTGTACGCGTCCATACCCATCAGTTCGACGTCGATATGATTCGTAACATCTTCAAGGGCAAGTGTCTGTTGAACGACATCGAAATTGTCGAATTGGTCGAAGGCGAGTCTGAGTTGCAGATGTACTTGCAACGTGATCGACTCAGTGACTTGAACATTTTCGTAACGTCCGACAGCGATATGATCTCTATAACGTACGGCCATGAACCATCCACGGAACTGGCTTTCGACGACCTAATACTCCGGGAGGGTGACGAGGGAAATGATGGTGGTCGTATTGTCGACTTGAATGCAAACTATGTGATGGAGTCGTCATCGTCCCCGCCAGTCCGTGATTCCTGCCTCTGGGTGAATTGTAGCTATCATACGGTGGCTATCGGCTGTGATTACAGTGTACAACGTTTGCGTTTGCATCGTAGTAAATTTCTAGTGTTTGTCGGCATGTGTGGTACCGATTTCACCGATAATGTGCTCACCGAAACGATGATTGCTGGGGTGTTGAAGGCGTCCGACCATGAAATCGACTACATCAACGAACGTCTCTTGGATGTGGATGTGATTGTGTGCGCGCTCGTCTATCTGGGTGTCAAGTATGGTGGCACACTCAAACCCATGAAACGTATCGATGGTGGCGAGAAGAAGGAAGGGGGAGGTGGGTTCAATACGTACATTTCGAATATTCAACAGTATATGGCGTACATTGAGACGGGTGTTATGATGGATCGTGACATGGAATCGGTGAATACGGCGACAATGAGTCGTCATGATATCTTTAGCGATCGCTTAGGCTATCCGGGTACAAGTTACAAACGATCAGAGCTAGCGGTCTGGACAAAACTACATAATCTCGAAACTTTACTGTGATCTCCACATACTGCATCAGAATGTTCAATTGGTTAGTTGGAAAATTGAAACGATCTCGTCCATCGTCATCGTCGTCGTCGACTACCACTTCCATGGCGAGCTATGATATCCTTCGTCAACCCATCTACATTGAAATCGAGGAGGGACATGTCTCGAAAATAGGACAAAATATCTACATGGTTGAACGTCGTAGTCCATCGCCACCACCACTTCCTCCGCGACAACCAAAAACTGTTCGTTGGGCTGATAATCTGATTGCGTACCATGATGATGATGATAATAGCGATGGCGAGGAGGAAAAGGATATCATTATGGCTGACGCGATTTATCAGGGAATGTATTTATAGACTCGTCCCCATCTCATTTCATATCAAAAAATAAACAAGTATAAATATGTATGTGTGTCTGTGTGTTTCATTTGGGTTTGGGGGGTGTGCACATGTTGATGTTTTTCAGTTTGTCCGTGACCGTCAAGCAATGAAGACCGAACATAGTCGTCGTCTCCGTCGTCCGTCCACTGCCGTACCTAATATCGATAATGTCCTCACAAACGGGCACATCAAATATAAATTTAAACGTATCCTTCGCGACAAGGAATTGCCTGAAAAGTTCCTTCATTCACATAACGATATCCTGGCTTTGTTGAAATCATGGAACGGTTCGACAAACCAAAGTCGTAAACATCTTTTACTTCGCTCCAACTACCCGTGGCTGTTCAGCAGTCGCAACGAGATACGTCACAATGAGGATTTGCGCCAACATCGTATCCTACCGATAATCGCCCTCAGTGAGATTGGACGTCGCTCGTTGACCGCCCTCAAGAATGTCATTGTGCACGACAAATATGCGCATCTAGTGGAACTGTTGACACGCGTGGGTATCTTTCGTCGTTGGTCCAAGTCATTGTCGAAGGTGCGAACTGCAGCCAAACCGTATGCTTGTCTGGTGCACGGTGTCAACATCATGATGAAGAAGAAGATCATGTACGACAGTGTGGACAATGGGTGTCCCGATTTCATCGATTGTGGAGACATTCTGCGAGCCATGTACGATAACGATGAAATGCGCATGTACACCTACTATCTGCAAACATTGGCCCACTACAAGGTTACTCACACCAGTGTCGACCAACAGTTGTGCAGTGTCGATGCGATTCATTTCATTCGGACCATCTGCGAAATAGTTCTTGGCAATAATCGTAAAATCATCACCTACCTACAGGGCAAAGAGAGTGCAGTGCGGACAGCGGTACCGAAACGTGTACTGTCGTGTCGTGCACAAATCACCCTGGCACCCTACCTCCGCGCCACACAAATCGGTCTACCCTACTGGTGGGCCAAGTACTGTCATTTCGAGGGCGATGGTGGCGGACAATTGCGCATATTCGATACAACTACACTGTGCACCGAATTGCCATCGTCGTACATTTATCGCCTGCACGGACAACGTATCATTGCCAAGCGTGATCCAATCATACACATCTTGGCGTTTTGTATTTTCGATGAGGTCTATTTTCACAGCGATTCGCGATGCATGGTGGGTGCTGAGTCGTTGCGTAAGACTGCGTCCGATTTCGATGGTGATACTTGGATCCTGTACTTTAGCATGGACTTGCGTGTCCTGAACGAAATTGATTATAACGCTTCGCCACGCTACAATATGGCTTTGCATCAACAATGTCGAATAAACCTAATCGAGTCAATTGTCCTGGGTATGTACAAGCGTGATGTGGCCCACAAAATACCCCATTGGCAATTGTACGATTTCGTACGACGACGTCTCACTTACAAATGGCTGGCGAATATACGTAATTGTGCCACACTTGAGGCTGTTGCACGTATGGGATGTGCGAGTGGAGGTGATATGACCACAATGTTACAAACACTTTATCGCATGGTCGAACCAACTGAAAATATCTTGAGTGTAATGTTGATGTTATTGCATATGTTGGAGGGGTCACGTCAATCATATTCGTGGTATTGTACCATATTACGTCTCACCATGCAATTGGCAATCGAACATAAAAAAGCCATACTCTACCAGGAAGATTTACCATGCGATTATACGCTGACATGTGATTTATTGAATTTTAATTTATTGGCTGCATCGATGAGTTGTGCCAAGGGGAATATACATACGTTCAAGTCGTTGCTCGACAAAGTCTATGACAAGGATAAAACCACACGTCTAACAAGGGGTGTGTACACAAAAAATGGTGGTGGTGGGGCGAATGACGACGATGAAGATTTTGACTATGAGAAATTGATTGCCGACATAACAAATGCCAACGTGTTTGCGGCCAAAAAGAGTAAACAAGTGCCACAACAAGGCTATAGTTTATTCAAAGACACCATTGAAGGCGACTTGATGAGTTTCGGTGGCAATCATCTCAATTATGAGAATAGCATTCTTATCGAAAACATTCATTTGCATATTCCACTGCAATACATTATGGATTCGAATGTCGCCTACACTATACTCTTTAATTAAGGTTTCGCACCCCCACAACAAAAATGGTAAACAAGGCCACAGCTGTTATTGTCTTGGACACTTTGATATTCGAGAGTTTAAACAATTGCGATCTGGGTCGTATTCTGAACAAAGATAAATATTTTTTTGTCTTGTGGACAACGCGTTACAGTGATCCCATTGTCTCGCAAATTACACACGATGGTTACATCAACGGCCTGCGAAACGGTTGTAAACCATATCGCTATTTACGAATGTATCTGCGCAAATATCATCCAAATGTGTTGACGCTGCCCGTCATTATTGTTGACTTTGAACGTTTCTTTGTGGAGTCGCGCTTTGGCTACGACCTGTGCATCGATATCAATACCATTGTCATCCAACAGCTGTACAATAATCGGACAATAGCTGCCATCGATACAAAGACGTTGTTTACCCGCATCCAAACATTTGTCCAGATGTATAATGCGCCCAATCGTCACATTATCAGCGAGGAGACAATACTGGCGCCAAATATTGTTTTCGATTCGAATGATTTGTACGACCGCAATACAGCCCAACCGCCACGTATCGGTTTGCGTTCATGCATCCTTGTCGTCTCGCCCACCTTCTTCGAGCAGCGCCATAATCTTGACTATGGACAATTGCGGAAATTTCTCAACTCCTGCTACCTGGTCGTTTGGATGGATAACAAGGGTGTGACACGCCAACAAGTACAGAATTTCACTGGTACTCTGAAACATACGTACAACATCACCGTCAATTACATGTTGTTCGGCCTGGTACATGGTGTCAAGAGTATGGCGCTGGTACGACGTTATCTTGCACCCACACGTCTACCATTCATCATTATCGATCAGGTTCAGCGATTGTATGGCGAAGAACAGCGTACACTTTGTGATTTCGACTTCTACATCAACATGGATGAGTATTGGCGCCAGCAACCACCTCGATCATCAACACCGTCCTTCTACGATATGCAAGCCACTGTCGAAATGGTACAACGATTTGTTGCAAGTGCTGAACGTCTTCTGGAACGTCCACGTCGCTCAAACACGGTACGCATCGTCGAGTGTGAGAATGGTAGCGGTGGCATTGTTGAAGAATACGATAGTGATACACCAATTGACCAACAGGCTAGCGGACGAACTTCAACTTCGGCCACAGATGTCCTTGCTTTCATAAATAAACGCAGACGAATGAGTATGGTCGAATAGAGGGTGGGGGCGGCGGCGGCGTCACCATAAAGAATAAGGCCTATGCGTATGAGCACAATGAATGACCAATATGCTGAAAATGTACGTATCGTTCAATGGGGCAAGAACGCTGATGAAATTGAACGTGCCATGAATCGTTTATTACATATACGCGATGAGTTGGTCACCCATCATCCGGAATATTTGGACGGCATAACCGATATTGATTTCTATGTGGCGTGTGCGGCATATCGCATCAACAATGTCCAACAGTTCGAACAGATGGTACAGCGACACTATTACGATGATGCACGTTTCAAGCGTCTGTACCGGTCACATCTCGAAGTGGAGACGACAAATGTCTGGCGAAATATTGTACGCGAGAATGCCAACAACATGGAAAAGACTTTTGTACGATCGCTGAGTATCATCATACTTACCGGCATATGTGTATCGATAATAATGAGAAAATAAACAAACAGACAAACAACAATGAATTTGATTTTTTTTCAGAAGGGGAGGTTTATTGGTTTACTTTATAGTTTTTACAAGATACGATAATAGATCACTTTGTGAGACTTGTTTGTTGCGACAATTGGTGATGATGTTGGTGCGTGCATTCCACTTTAGATGGGGGAATTTCTGTAGTATCAATTTGCCGATATCTTTGACATTGGTGCGGTTGTTCCATGTCTTGAGGAGATTACATTGACCGAATTTCTTTTCGAGATTTTTCTGACCATCGATTACATTCTGTTTCTTGCGACACATCAAATAGAAATCCGACGAACCAATCGAGTACAGACGTATATTACGTTCCATTGATTTCTTGACTTCATCGCCATCCGTATCACTTCCTGTCTGTTCATCATCGTCGTCACCGCCACTACCATCATCCTCTTTTGCACTTTTCTTTTGCTTGACCTCACTGTTGGATCGTTTCTTTTTGGGTGCTGGTGATGATGATGGTAACGGTGTATCGATTGATTTACGTTTTGATGCAATACTTTTACTTTTGGCGGGTTGGGTTGATGCGGATGATGATTTATTGCTTACGGGTGTTTGTGTGTTGACAGTCGCCGTTGTCGTCGTCTTTGTAGCTGAATTTAACTTCTTGTTGATTGTATCGAGTCGCTTGAGTATATCATGTATTGGTTTTTGTATATCATCGAGACGTGACATAATATTATTCATCGATTCGGTGCGATTCAAGAGCTCCAATGTAGTATCGACTGTTTGACGACGTTTAGGGATACGTTTAGGTTTTTTCACGGCGGCGGCTGCATCACCACCATCCTCCGTCTCAATGTTATCCAATTCCATGTTGACTATATCTTCACTCTGGTAGAGACTTTTCGGATCGTCCTCATTACTGTCAACCATATGCGTATGGGATGGCGTCACTGCTGTCTGTTGTGGAGATTGTGGTCCCAGATCGGATTTCATTGTATCGATTGCACTAACGTTGCCGCTATCAACGTCACTATTGTCACTGCTATCGGTGGCACGCAACGATGGAAAATCATCGACCATCTTTTACTTATTATTAATGGATTGAGCACGACGAGTGGCGACCGTTCGATTCTCCTTAAATGTATTCACAAAGACATTGTACTCCTTACCAAACTCATCACACATTATAAAGTTCACCTTGATGAGACCGTACATGCCCAACGAGTCGCAAAACGATTTCGGTAGGACACGTCCACAATTCTTTTCATCCTGTTGTAGCAAATAGATGGTCTGATTCAAATTGTTGGCCAGGAATATCTTTACCAAACTAATATCGACACGCATATTCCCATACGAACAGAATAGACTACTGATATTCTTTAGCACAACATATTCACAATCACCGCATAATATTCGTTCACGTAACGCCTGTTCGTCCGGTGTTAGATTCTCCAACATTGTTTTCAGTGTCATGATCGGTGTACGTCCAATGGCCGAGAATAGTGATACCACCAAATCAGGCGCCTGAGGCAAACGATAATAGTCCTGGAAACGTTGAGTCGACTGACGTACACATAGACCTTTCTGACCGCAAATCTCGTACAATTTCTGGCCGCTATACTGTTCAGGTTGACGACACGATGTACATATCATAATCGAGACATTCTTCACCAGCTTACGATCGACTGGTGTGGTCAGGACAACGGACATTTCATAGCTGGCATCGGGCTTAATGAACGCCTCCTCGTCATAGTATTTGTACAGGCGATAGATCCAACCGTCAGCGAACGGGTGACAGAATAGGGATATTTTAGCCTGATTGAAGAGTTTGTAGCGCAGACACAATTTCGAATAACGAACCAATGTGAAGATTTGATAGTAGGTCTTGATACAATTATTGTACGCATCATAGACTCGAATTTGACCGTTGGTTGTGTTATCGAACGATGGCAGGTCCTTGCACCACATCAGTTTGTCCGTCTTGGTATGCAACTCAAATTCGAAACGGCACTTTTGTTTCAGCAATGTGTCCATTTTGATGCGATCACTCAGGATATAACCGTCACATGTGAGATGCGGATCCGATGAGTAGATCGTCTTGAGACTGAGCGTGGATTGATCACGATCGAGAAGTTCGGTGCGTGTGCCATCCTCTTCGCATCGATATACACTGTTCAGGTAGACGAAAGAGTTCTCCGATGTCAGATCATAATAGGGTACAGCGGCTGCGTTCGATACAAATCGATTATTGAATGTGTACACACTATGTACTTTGGCCGGGATGCTGTACTTGAAGTATTTACGCATATTTTCAGGACATCCGCCGCCCAACAGATTGCCGTACAGATATTGCCGTAGTGGCTGCAGGAAGGCATTCTTCATATCCAACGGACTCAGGTAGATGACACTAGCCTCATCGTTGCCAATATCGGCCGGACGAAAACGACTTGTTTCCGACCAGAATTCACGTACAATGTACATGGAGACGGGACGCATAGGTACACCGTAGGATAGCGACAGGACGATATAAGTGTCAGCGAGGATGCATTCGACCAATGGACATAGAGTTTTACAGACAAAGAAAAAGTCCACATTATCAATATCGGGAGCGATGACATAACGTGTCGGCAAGCCACCATTCACCAGGAGTAGACGTAGCGAGGATAAATTGTCGGCATCGGTATCGGTGCACTGGATCAGACGATTCTTGACAAGGATGTCGAGTAAATGATTGAGACTTGTGACACCGCCTGGACATAAACTGATGTTGAGATGATTGGTTAGAATCACATTGGGCAGGAGACGTAACCATTTGTGTGGCGAGTTGACATTCAACTGAGTGTCGGCGAGACATATGAAAAATTCCGTTCCTGTTGGTATCGTGTGCACATTTTTCGGCACGGGACGCTTAATGTGACGATCATATGATTCAATTGAATGTATCAAATTTGTAGGCGATAAAGTTTTATAGTTCTGTGCTAAATTCGTATAGTCTCCAATACCACCTCCGCCGCTACTCCCTCCCGCTTCAGTTTTGTTACGTTTAGCTGAGGGCGGAAGTGGAAGATCAGCAGTATCGGTGGCGAGGATATTGTTTTTGTTTTTGGCTGCAACACCAATTGCGCCACCACTATTATTGTCATGCTGATGATAGGTGATGTTACGTGATGCGAACTTGTCCAGCGATCCGAAACGGAAAATTTTCGCCACTTCAAGAGGATTACGTTGAGCGTACTTGAGGCCACGTTGCAAAAGATTAACACAACACAAGATGTTTTTGTTCGAGAGGTCATCGATGTCGTTGATGGGCTGATAACGAGCAAAAGCCTCAAACATGCGCTCGAAATTCATATGTCGTTGAATGTCGACCTCATACTCAATGCCATCGATGAAATCACGAAAACTTTGCGACGCCTCAATGACATGTTCCTGGCCATTACTATTGCGAAATATACAAGTCTTGTTTGCATCCGCTGTCATCCAAATGCGATGTCCGCGATCATGAACATCGTACATGTAGATGTTGTAGAGTTTATCGCTGTCACGCGAACTATGAATGATTTCCTTGCGATTGGTGAAAATATTGGAAAAGTATTGCGGCGAAACGACAAATATTGTGCCGTACAAATCGTACATGGTGCGCTGGACAGCCGGTGAGTTGAGTTCATCGTCACCGTACAGGAAGGCGTAAATCTGACGGTCGAGACGAAGACCGATGTGAACGGGGAAGATATCGCACACGTGTCGCTCCACACACTCGACATTGGCGCGGTACTCGATGCATGTGAAGTAGGGGATACGTTGCAGCTTACACGTCTCAAGTATGCGATGAGGGCACTCGGTGTAGTTGTAGGCATACAATGTCGTGTACTTGCGACGTATTGCAGCTCGTTCACACGGCATAAACGATGCGACCAGATTGTCGTCACCGTCTTGAGGCCGGCACAATTTGTTTAAAAGATAGTCGGTCCGAGTGATTTTATTCATTCCGAGTTCTGCACTCTAACAATCACAACACTTCCAACCAACCAAAAATCAAAACCAACCAAAAACCAAAAATGAGTCTATTGATCTTTATCGAAGGAAATATCGGTGCTGGCAAGACCACTTTGCTGAGGAAGCTCAAAACTATATACGACAACACCAAGGGTTTGGTTCTGACTGAGCCTGTCGCCAATTGGCCATCGCTTAAATTGTTCTACGAGGACAAACGCAAGTACGCCTACCAGCTGCAGTGCGAAGTATTGGAATCGTTCCATGATCGTGAAGTCAACTGCCCCACTCGTCAATTCTACATTCTGGAGAGATCTTTGCGCTCTGCCTTCGATGTGTTCGGCTACCTGAATTGTACCGAGGACGAACGTGCTCTCCTTCGTGAGAAAGTTAGCCGTATGGGTCGTGAAAATAATTTCAGTTTCCAGCGCAGTGTCTACATCTATGTTCGTACACCGGCCGACAAGTGTCATCGCAACATTGGTATCCGTGACAAGGCTGTCGACTCACTCATCGACATTGACTATTTGCGTCTGTTGGAGAAACGCCACGATGAGGTGTTCATGGGTCCCGATTCCACTACTATTGTCCTGGATGGCACTAAAAATTCCGAGGACTTGGCTCGTGATGCATTCGATACCATTGAGAAATTGTTGGCTACACAACGTATTGATTGATTTGTTTTATTTGTAAATGTTTCATAAATTTCTGAGAATGTGATAACATTACGACAATAATAAATATTTCCACTATAAAAACTAATATGTACAAAACTATTTCTATAAATGACATTGTGGGGGATTACGAGGGTACAAGGGAGATACAAGGGAGGTTAATACACTTTAATTTGTATGGGGGACTTGGGTGCTCTTTGTTTGGGGACTTGAGTTGTTATGGGGTTAGTTAATACACTTGTAACAAAAGCTCTTTGTATGGGGACTTGGGTGCTCTTCGTATGGGGACTTGGGTTGCGGGGTTGCATGTAACAAAAGCCCTTTGTATGAGTTGATTGTGAGTACCGATTAAAAAAGTTGAGACACACACACAGGTTTTACATCAGAGTGTTTATTTGGTATTTGTTTGTATCAGCATTTGTGTTTGTTGCTGTTGTAAATTTCCACAACCGCCTTGTTTTGCCTGACGAGCTAAATAGCTTACAAGACAAGTGGAAATGATGATGTGTACAATGATTAGAAATATTAGAAATATTTTTATAAACAAATTGAAACGAAACGCTATTATAAAAGTCATCATGACAATAGGTATTGCGATAACCTCGACAAGTGCTCGCCATGGTGTTATATTTTTATATTCCTCTTGACTTAGGTTATCGTTCATTCGTCTCTCGTCCAAGCGTTGAGCACTCTTCAACGGTTCAAACATTGTAGTCACGAGGCCGCCTCCGCTACCACCTCCTCCTTCCTGAACCATGCCATCGAAAAATATCTGTTCGTTATCAAGCATTGTATAACCTTATAAGTAGCACTCGCTGGCAACTATATAAACCGCACAATATGAACATCAATCGAACAGTACTTGCAAGATGTCCGAGTATAGCGCAGCTCTATCAGCCTACCTAAGAACAACATACGATCTGGCGACAGCTGACCGTATCCTGTTACGTCTCTACTATATTGAGAAAACAATTAAATTTTCCGGCAATGAAACCATCAAGAAACGACAATTTTTCTTCCTTCTCTACTACGTTTTCCAGTATGTGTCCAGTCATGTGGATACTCGCTTGATTGAAAGTCGCAGTGCTGGCAAGGATCGTTTCATCGTCAATCTCATGGAAATGTCCGCTTACATAGTATACTCATATTGGGGACCAGCGACTGGCTACGATTATTCCATATTCATGACACGTTGCGGTATGGACACCATTGACTGGCGCTCTCTTATAATTGAAATGATGATGGGTACCAATTTGCCACGCCACATGATGCAGCTGGCCACCGACACCCCCTTCTATCAGCAAGAACTACAGAAATTTCTCAAGTATAATGATTCTCTTGTTTATTTAGTTGTCTAGAATAGCTACAGTACATGCACAATAAATATTAACTATAATGGACACGAAAAGTGCCTTAACTACCAAACTCGATGCGTTCACTCTCTTCTCGGTTAGGGTTGAAATCATGGACGACAGCATACCAGCGGCAGAGACATTACCAAAACCACACAACATGACATTCATCATGGCGACGGTACGATGACTGACCAAACGATTCAAATTGTCGCCCAGGATTTGGTAGGCGTTGAACTCATTGATGAGGACACGCTTCACCATCATCTCGGCGGCCAGGGTGGAATCTTGAGAATCGATACCCAAGACAGGCAGGATGTACGACAGACCAAGTGACAGGACTTCAATGAGACCGGGTGGGGGTGATGTTTTCGATGTCCAGAACGGTTGAATGATTAGGGCGACTGTGTAATCGATCGCACCCATAAAACTCATCAATGCAATCAGATTGCCAATAATCACTTGGATGACATATCCGGCCTGGACAATACTATCGCTACACTTATCCCACAGAGTTGCAGGTGCAGATGAAGCCTTTGCGACCAAATCGTCATTATCGCCGGCGCCCAACACCTCATCATCGACACATCCCTCCAAGTCGGCCATATTACGTATCGGACGAATTTGTGAACGTGGTGAATACTCGTTGGGTACAGCGTCCGGTTCGTAGATTTTCGACAGAGCAAAAGCCAACGGGATGCATACAATCGAAGCGGTGACCAAATAATCGACATCAGCGCCCAAATTCACATAGCCAAAGAGGGCGGTTATTGAGACGCTCGCCATACCGGTGACCAACAGCGAAAAGATCTGGGAACGTGTCATCCGATCGAGACATTGACGCACCGTGACAACAACCTCAGTCATCGATAGGAAAATGTTGACAATTCCAAAGACACCTTCGATGGGTGCTATGCCGGTAGCGAATGCGACTTTCTGGGAGACGGCCACAATGACATCGAAAAAGCCGAAATGTTTCAGGATGGCAATGGTCATCAGCGATAGGTAAAGTGCAGTCATGACATAGAACGCAAAGATGAACTGATCGACAAGCATATGACCATAGATGAAACGTCCACCAATCTCTGAGAAACCCAAATAGCCGACAATACCATCGCCAACATCAATGATGACACTACGACCCCATGGACAATAGAGACATGTAATGGCCAGAGCATAGTGTAGATTCAGCGAACGAGCGACACAGCTCCAGTGGATACGTTTGCGTGCGTTCAGGATCACACTGATGACCACAAGGCCGACACTTGAGCCCAGTGAATAGAGACGCGTCAAATCGATGGTACACAGGTAGACAATGAAGGCGAGATTTATGCACGATACCAGAGCGGTGAAAATATCGCGATACATATTCTCCTGAAAGATGTCACACAGCGGGTCGATAACGAAACGGTGCAAAGTACGTTCATAGATACGCCAGCGATAAAGCTCGTACAGAACAAAGACGACACACAAGTAGATGGAGAATTTCGTTGGGCCAGTTGATGGTGACGTCAAGAAGCAAGACAATGCCATGTAGACGGTGAGAACCATGGCGAGGAACGAATGTAGAATTACACTTTTGTACGGTGTTAGGAGACAGTATGATGTTGTTGTCGTCGCTGATGTTTCGGACGAAGACGAAGGTGTTAGGTTAACAGTGGTCGATTCCATTGCTGGTTCTTCTTCTTCGGCTAAAGCGATAATATTGTTATAGTTGAGTCGGCGATTGTTCATTTCACTCTGATGATTGCTGAGCGATAAACTCAACTATTTATATGCACAATTTCGAAAGTTCATTGAAGCTTACACGCGCGCACTCACAAACAATTCAAGTGTTATCAACATTGTCGTCGTCGTCGCCACCACCATTATAATTGATTTGTTTTTTTTGCGCATTTTCGTTTACACTGTTCATATGTTACAATTTATGGTCATGGTCGTCGTCGGTCGTCGTTCAAATTTCAACTCTGTATAAATATACGCAAATAATAGCAGACTGACAACAAAAGTCAACAGACAGTCTAACAAACAACCAACATGCTACCAAACAATACCAAACTTTTTGTTACGAAGCGAGGTGGGTTCGTTCAGGACATTGTCTTCGATAAGATTCGCAAACGTATCGAATCCCTGTGCTATAACCTCAACGCCGACTATGTCCACCCATCGACAATTGTAGTCAAAGTCGTTGCTGGCCTGTATCCTGGTGTGACTACCGCTGAACTTGATACCTTGGCCGCTGAAACTGCCGCCAGTATGATGACTCTACATCCCGATTATGGTGTCCTGGCCGCCCGTATCGCCATCTCCAACATGCACAAGCAGACGGACGATTCATTCGCTCGCACCATGAAGGAGTTGTACGCTGCTGGTCTCATCTCGATGTTCCATTATGATGTCGTCTGTCGCCATGGACGTACCCTTGATGAGGCCATCGTGCATGCTAACGATTTCAATTACTCGTACTTTGGTATCAAGACCCTGGAACGCTCCTACTTAATGCATATCAAGGATCGGCTGGTCGAACGGCCTCAATACCTCCTGATGCGATGTGCACTCGGGATTCATGGCGAAAACATTGATGCTGTCATCGAGACGTACAATTACATGTCTCGCCATTACTTTACGCACGCTACACCCACCCTCTTCTCGGCCGCCACACCCAAACCCCAACTTAGTTCATGCTACCTCCTGACCATCAAGGGTGACTCCATTGACGGCATATTCCGGACAGTGGCCGATTGTGCTGCCATCTCGAAGACGGCCGGTGGTATTGGTCTGAATGTTCACGATATACGGGCACGAGGATCCCCCATCGACGGCACCAATGGCAAATCTAACGGGCTCGTACCGATGTTGCGTGTCTTCAACAATGTCGCTCGCTACGTCGACCAAGGTGGCGGCAAACGTATGGGCTCGTTCGCCATCTACCTGGAACCATGGCATGCCGACATCTTTGAGTTCCTCGACTTGCGCAAAAATCACGGCATTGAGGAGCAACGAGCACGCGATCTCTTCTACGCCCTCTGGATACCTGATCTATTTATGCGTCGTGTAGAACAGGATGGTGATTGGTCGCTGATGTGTCCACACAAGTGTCCATGTCTGTCCGAAGTATGGGGTGAATCCTTCGAACACCTCTACGAACATTACGAACGCAAAGGTAGGGCGGTACGTACGGTGAAGGCACGCGCTCTTTGGCACGCCATCATTGAGTCCCAAGTTGAGACCGGCACTCCGTACATGATGTACAAGGATGCATGCAATCGCAAGAGTAATCAACAGAATTTGGGCACCATACGCTGCAGTAATCTGTGCACCGAAATTGTCGAGTATACCGCTCCTGACGAGATAGCTGTCTGCAACCTCGCATCTCTTGCCCTTCCCAAGTTTGTGGTGTCCGGCACTCCCGATCGTCCTAAACATTTTGATTTCGAACAATTGCGACGTATCGTGCATGTGGTGACACGCAATTTGAATCGCATTATCGATATCAATTACTACCCTGTACCTGAGGCGAGACGTTCCAATTTGCGTCATCGTCCCATCGGTATTGGAGTTCAAGGTCTGGCCGACACTTTTGTCCTGATGGGTATGCCGTACGAGAGCGATGAGGCACGTGAACTTAATCGACGCATTTTCGAGACCATTTATTTTGCCGCACTCGAGACCAGCTGTCAACTTGCCAAGGAGGAGGGAGTGTACGATAGTTTCCTCGGTTCACCGGCCAGTATCGGAACCCTGCAACAGGATATGTGGCCCGTGGATGTCGACGATAAACCGATGTGGAACTGGGACGAATTGCGTCACAACATTGAAATGAACGGATTGCGAAACTCATTGTTGGTCGCTCCCATGCCAACTGCATCTACTGCCCAAATTCTAGGCAACACTGAATCCTTTGAACCCATCACGTCCAACATCTATGTCCGTCGTGTACTGTCCGGCGAGTTCCAAGTCATCAATCGTCACTTGGTTCAACATCTTATCGATTTGGGTTTGTGGTCAGAGTCGATGCGTAATCGCATTATTGCACGTCGTGGTTCAGTCCAGGACATTGAGGAGATTCCAATTGAGGTACGTCGCCTGTACAAGACCGTCTGGGAGATATCGGGACGTCGTATCATTGACATGGCTGCAGATCGTGGTCGTTACATCGATCAGAGTCAGTCGTTGAATATGCATGTGGCCGAGCCGAATTATGCAAAATTATCATCGATGCATTTCTATGCTTGGCGTGCTGGCCTCAAGACCGGCATGTACTATCTTAGGACCAAGGCGGCTGCTAATGCGATCCAGTTCACGGTCGATTCGTCATCGGGAGTATCATCGTCGGCCTCTTCGACCCAGGACGGACCGGCATGTACACGCGAATGTCTTAGCTGTAGTTCTTAATGGTGTACGGCATGATTAATAAAGATTTTGCAATTTAATAAAAGTTTTTGTGGGGGCGAACATGGGGGGAAAACAAAGTCTCAATACGCGGACTTGAAAATGGAAAAAAAAACACAAGTCTCAATATGCGGACTTGAAAATGAAAAATACCCTACTTGACTGAAACGAAAATACAAAGTCTCAATATGTGGTCTTGAAAATGAAAAATACCCTACTCATCTGAAAATGAAAAGCACAAGTCATATGCGGACTTGATAATAAAAAATATCCTACTCGTCTGAAATGAAAAACCCTGACAACAAAAACAACAAAGACATTTTTTACAACACGAGCTCTCACAAATCTACTCACTCAAGTGCACGTGAACTTAAATATACGCGAACTCGACCTAGCCCAAGTACATGCGAACTTGAAAATTTTTACAAGTCCCAATATATGTGAAGATGAAAATATTCTATTCGCGAACTTGAAAAATACTAAGTCCCAATATATGCGAAGATGAAAATGAAAAATATTCTCGCGAACTTGAAAAATACTAAGTCCAAATATACACTAACATGAAAATGAAAAATACCCTACTCAATTTCAGATTGCTCGCGAACTTACCAAGTCCCAACGCTGACGTGAAAATGAAAAATACCCTACTCGATTTTTAAATTACAAAGTTGAAAAATACCAAGTCCCAATGTACACGAACTTAAGATTTTTGAAATTACAAATATATACAAGTCACATACAAACCTCATCATCCATGCACCCTACACCCCCTCCCATCACAAACCCCCGACCGAACGTAGGGGACCCCCCGGCGTTGCCCTAGAAGGTAGAGTCTGGGGGTTATCATCGACAATTCCATACCCCCACCAGGGGCTCCCATGGGGCTCCCGTACCTGCCCCACCTACCCCTCACCCCCACCCCTCCAATAAAACAATATATATGTAAATGCAGATGTGTGTATTTATTTGTTTATGTATTAACGTGTACGTCTATTACGAATAGTAACATGTGTACGATTAGTACCACGGCTGATAACACTGGCATTAGTTGCGCGTGTACGACGACGGCTTGTAGACACACGGATCGGGCGACGAATGGTGAAATCAGCGTCATTGATATCATTAAAATCCACCCCGTCGCCTGCAACACTTGAATCGCCTGCAATGGAACCACCTCCACCCCCATTCAACGTATTGTGTAAATCGTTAGCAACACGATTCATAGTTCGGAACAAGTTGTCGACCTCCTCGTCAATATTATACAAACGGTCTTCAGATTGTGGTTGTGTTGTTGACGGTGCACGTGTCGATCCCCGTACAGATCCCCGTATTGCTTCTGCTGTCGCCATGGCTGTTGGATAATGTTCATTGACATATTGCTGAACGTATTGTTGACGAGGCCGTTGACTCAGCGGCAAAGTACGTTGTGCATTGTTATCATCATCATCGTCGCCGCTCTCATCAAACTCGTCGTCGTCGTCATCGTCATCATCATCCATATCACTTGGTTCGGGTGTATCATCCGGTACAGAAATTGGTGCGGCGGCCGATGAAGCTGCTGCTGCGGACGGTGCAGTTGGTAAATCGACTGCTATATAAGCAATATTATCGCCGCTCATATAATGACGAATTGCTGTTGGTGAGACTTCACGACAGAGTGGACATTTGCGTGCAATCCACTCGGAACATGTTTGGCACACCCAATGGCAGCATGGCAACAAAAGTAAATCGCTACCAGCAGTAAATATATCCAGACAAACCGGACACAAACGATTCACATTCATAAAGTTGTGGTTTGCCATGGCTATATTGATGTCATTGTTGTCCTCGTCCGCATCCGATCCCCGACCGAAACCACTATGCATACATGTACTGGCGTCTCTCTTCTCTGCCACGGGCATTGGATCGGTACCGCTGTCAGACTTGGTAAGAGGTGGTGGCGGTGGTGTTGCCGGCAAAAATTCCATGCCATCAACATCATCGTCGACGGGAATGGGAGCATCATCATCATCGGTCTGGACAGCAATACTAATTTTTATACAGTTCTGGACGATACCAACATCGTCGCCGTTGTCGTCATTGCCACCATTGCCGCCCCTGCTGGAACTTGACGAGGATGAGGATTTCAATGTTCCCTTCAGCTTGGAACGGATTTCTCGGAACATCCTGGCAGCGGTGAGAGCATTCTGGTACACCACTCTGGAATCGACCAAGTTCTCCATAGTGCCACGGCACATTTCCTCGAGCTCCTCGATTTCGGGCACAATGGAATTCAGTTGGAAACGGATCAAATAGATGTTATGGCGAATCTTGGCCAAATTAGCTGTTGCCTGCATTGCGACCTGGATACTTGGTTCCTCCTGGATACTTGGTTCCTGGCGATGATTCCACTGGTTGAGAGACATTTTCACTACTTTTTACTTTTTCACTACTTGGCACTGTTCACTGGTTGAAATTCACTTTAGTTTTGATGCAAGCTGTGTGCCTGTACAGCTATTTATACCACGACTTGCAAGTTGTTTTGCACCCCACACCAAATGAATTTTTGTCGAGTGCGCACGTCTCCGCCTCATTGAGTGTATAGATAACCCCCATTATCTGTACACGTGTATGCCACCGCCACCACCACCACCCGCTCCAGCTTTCATTATAGAACTTCCCCGACGAACAAATTACGCAGTTAGCTTATATATAGCCTCCCTCACCCACCATTACGAGGGTTGGTTTTTTCCCAGTGCCGTGTGCAAAAAATGGATCCGTGTGCAAAACAAATTTGTTTATGGAAAAATACCAAGGTCACACAGAACCGTGTGCAAAATAACATTGTTCAAGGTTGCGCGTGTGCAGGCACCAACCCCCACATCACCACATCCTCCCATATGAAATTAATTGAATGAAATAAATAAACAAATAAATATTTATAAAATGCAAATATGTACACATATTGAGTTTTTATTATTAGAATTTCACAATTGTCAACATTTCTCAGAAATCAACATCAAGTCTAAACGTGTCATCGCCATCATCACCTCCTCCCCTGTTCGATTTCGCTACACCCAAACGTTGATAGTCGCCTACACGTTTCTCGAAAAAATTCGTCTTGCCATCCAGCGAAATCATGTCCATGAAATCAAATGGGTTTTTCGTATTATAGATCCGCTTCATACCCAAATCGACCAACAGACGGTCGGCAACAAATTCAATATACTGCGACATTAGTCCACAATTCATGCCGATGAGTGAGACGGGCAAAGCGTCAGTCAGAAATTCCTGTTCGATAGTTACCGCCTCACGAACAATCTCACCCACACGCTCCTCCGACGGACGATTCACCAGATAGCGTTTGAATAGCAAAACAGCAAAATCACAATGCATGCCCTCGTCGCGTGATATCAACTCATTGCTGAAGGTCAGACCGGGCATAAGTCCACGTTTCTTCAACCAAAAGATTGCGGCAAACGATCCACTGAAAAATACACCCTCGACCACCGCAAATGCCAGCAATCGTTCACCAAATGTAGCCGTTGTACTGGTGATCCAATTGAAGGCCCAATCCGCTTTCCGCTTCACCGCCGGTATCGTCTCGATGGCATTGAACAATCGTTCACGTTCCGCCCGCTCCCTGATGTACGTATCGATGAGAACACTGTACATCTCCGAGTGGACATTCTCCATGGCAATCTGGAAGCCGTAGAAACAACGCGCCTCCGACACTTGCACCTCCTGCGCGAAACGTTCCAATAAATTCTCATTGACGATACCGTCCGAAGCGGCAAAGAACGCCAACACATGTTTAATGAAATGTTGTTCACCGCTCGATAAACGCTCCCAGTCATTCATGTCTTTGGACAAATCGACCTCCTCCACCGTCCAGAAGGAAGCTTCCGCCTTTTTGTACATGCGCCAAATATCCTCATACTCGATGGGGAACAATACGAAACGACGAGGATTCTCTTGCAATAGGGGTTCATTGCTGGTGTCCATTTCGATTTGATTAGCTGCGTCGTAGTGGGACATTTTGTTAGAATGCGAGTTCACTTAATTCTTGTTGCGAATGGAATAGTGACTCTCGTATTTAAATGCACAATTATATTCCTCCACACAAGCTACAAGTCGTTCACTATGTTTGCGAGGTGGTGCGATGATGCCGTCTATAAAATGACCAAGTACCCTGTCCCCACACTTGATAATGTATTCATAGAGGCCATGTGTGTTGTTTTTGTTTTTCAGTTTATGGCCTGTGCTTGTTGTTTTTGTTTTTCTGTTAATAGCTTCATGGCCTGTACTTGTTGTTTTTGTTTTTATACTGATAGCGATGAGGTCTGTATATTTGTTAGTGTACACACTTTCATAGCCCCCCATGCTTGTTGTTTTTGTTTTCAGTTGATAGCTTCATGGCCCGTACTTGTTGTTAGTGTTTTCGCTGTCGATATTCATAAGGTCTGTATATTTTGTTTTTGTAACCCTCTGTCGATATTCATAAGGCCTGTATATTTTGTTTTTGTAACCCTCTGTCGATATCCACAAGCCCCATGTATTTTGTTTTTGTAACCCGCTGTCGATATTCGCAAGCCTGTACTTGTTGTTAGTGTTTTCGCTGCCCCCACCATAAGCCCCATGTATTTTGTTAGTGTTTTCTCTGCCGACCGTCATATACCCTGTACTTGTTGTTAGTGTTTTCTCTGTCGACCGTCGCGTTGTTAGTGTAATGTAGGCAAGTGGGGTGGGTGCAAGTGTACCGAAACAAAGGAAAGTGGCTCTGCCGACGCAACAGGGGGCTGCTGGGTGGGTAGGTCGGGCTGTGGCAGTCTCGGGTTTCGGCCCTGACGTTAGTCTTTCTTATACAGTAGAAAAGACTAAACGTCGAGCGGAACGCTTATGCGAAAGACCTTAAAATAGAGAAAATATAGGGAAATGGGAAAAAAGGACTTTGAAAAAATATAATTAATTTTAAATATAAATATTAGAAAAATTTCGCAGGATATCCCCCAAAAGGACATTCACAGGACACTCGATATCCTTGATGACTCACAACCGCCTCATATAGTCCTCAACCCAAATGAGTCGTTAGTGAGCACTTGTCACAAACCAAAAAACGCCCATCCTCTGCCCCTAGCCGCAGTAGCAGAGCCAAGTTGAATTTAAAATTTCAAGTTGGAAGTGCCCGATCGAAAAATGAAAAATTGTGAAGCAAAAATTTCTGAAAAATCGAGCATGATCAGTTTTGCTCGAAAAGTGAAGGCGAGGGGTAAAATAATTTTGTGGGGCTAACTTGTGTGCGGGGGGAACCAATAGCCGTGTACGTGAGACAGGTGTTTTACACAGCGCTCTCGTTGTATGTGTAGGCAAAGCATGGTGGGGGAGTGCGATGCGGGTATATGTTTAGATGTATTGGTGTTTTGCCCAAGCAAGAAACTTTGCATGAAAAGTGACGATGAGGGGTCGAAAACTTTTGCGGGGAGCTGCTCAACTTTGCACGAAAAGTGAAGGCGAGACGTAGAATAATTTTGTGGGGTTAACTTGTGTGCGGGGGGGGGGCAAATAGACTTGCCATAACAGAAACACCCAGTTATCTTCAGCACTGTGCGATGAAATACTAGGCGCTCATGCAAAACAGATGGAGGGGGTGTTGGGAGTGTAAATAAAGTGCTAAAGCTAAAGTGTTTTGTTTGGGTTGAGTTTCAGGCTGAGCAGATGCAAAGAACTTTGCACGAAAAGTGAAGACAAGGGGTAAAATAATTTTATGGGGCGATTGTGTGCAGTGAATGTAAACAAATGCGGTATAAACTTTCATCGTTGAGTCGTTATCGAGCACTTGTTTTCATCGAACTTTCCCAGAACCACACCCTGAGCACTTGCTGAGCACTTGACGTATTCTATGAAACATAAAGACTTGAACAACAAGCACCTTTTTCAAACGACCTCCCCATTTCAAACATATTTCGGTTTGAGCACACAATGAGTCCGGTTGTGAAATTAACTATGAGCACTTGGTGAGTCGGTTGTGAAATTTGATTCATACAAGTCGTTCCCTCTCTTTCCCCACCCCACCCTATTGTACGTGCGGGTATGAGTTGTATTTTGTGCTGTTAACAAATCAGTCATGGAAACACTTGGATTGAAATCAGTTCGTCTCATCCTCCAGCAGATAGATGGCGGTAGTGGTGGTGATGATGTTCATAATATTCCCAAAGATAGTATGAACGAAAAACTCAACTATATTCGTGTATTGGCCCGTTCGAAACGATTCTATAGACGTCGTTTTTGTGTCCGTCTCAATTTACCCCGTTACACGTTCTGTGACTATAGCCTCACCTCGGCCATATACCCGCTGACTTTACGCGAAATTCTCTTCTATCGTCAGGAATTGCGCCTGGGACAACGTATCACCTTGTATGTTCGTCCTTTACGTCCCTCGACTCGTGTCATTGTCCATTGTACTTTGAATTTTCGTCGCAATCTCCTGTGTCAGTGTTATGCATGCAAGCGACTCAAATAGGACATCCCCATCCGCCCAAATAAATATAAGTTTATATTAGCCCTCCTTCAATTTAGCTTGGAACGGAAAAAATGAAACTTCCATCAATGTTCTCCACCATCGCCATGATGATGATTGCAGCCATCGTCATCTACAATAGAAAAGTCAACGCTATACCATCATCGTTCAATTCGTCCGCCCATGATTTTGTTCAATACTATATTGGATTCTGGATTCATTTCACCAATGATGACAACAACATTACATCGTCCGAGGAACTGTATGACGGCCCTCTGCCAGACACTCAAAGATAACTCTGTACATGAAAAAAATGTTTGAAAAAATAAAGCATACTTTCAGGGGCTTGATAACATGAAATAAAAATGAGTCCTTAATGAGCACAAGTTTGACTTTATCGCCTAGCGTATATATAAGAGGTCGCTATTCAGGGCAATGCAATTCCAGTAACAATTGTACCACAGACCGCACACAATGACACCGTCACCATCACCTACACCACAGTCTGTCATCACGCGTCTCGACTACTTCATGCTACGTTTCGGTAAATTGCTGGCCAACAACGACCGTGAAACAATCGCTGAAATACGTCAAGGTCTCGTCAATCTGGCCGCCAAGCAAATGGTCGTCAATGTACACGGTCATCATTACACCGACTGTCCATGGTCACATGAAAGCTGTACATGCGGCCCAGATCGCTGTCCCTGTTCCATACGTAATGTGCCTGTATTGAGTGCACGACTCGACAACATCACCAACTTCTATACACTGCTGTACGAACGTATTACATGCGGTGGCGGTGCTGATAATTACAACGTATAAATACTCTTGTCGCACTCACTGCCAGTAACATTCAAGATGACACCGCCACCGAGTAAAACTAGACGCGAAGATGAGACCGCTAAATTCCGCAAGTGTCATCTCATACCTGAACTCAAGTATCAGAAAGCGTATTTGTCGCCGCGTGATACCAACATTGTGTTCGACGAAGCTAATCATATTTATAAATTGCGTGATACCTCACAACGTTTCGCCAAATCAGTTACAGGATTCTGTAAAAGTGAAGTCCTGCACAGTGATTTCGATGCCGTACGGATAATTCGTAATCAAGTCTTCAGTCCGGTGAATGAAATTGAATTCGATATGCATGTTGTGCGCCTACTCGAATGGAAATATGCAGCCGTCTTTGGGTCCTTGTTCCACGCCATGGTCGAATATTATTTTGAGAATATGGTGAATGTGTGCGATCATGCAGAGTGTCGTATAACTGAGGACGAATTGCGCAAGTTCGAGGAAACACTGTGCGATGAGACGAATAATCGTAACATGGACAACGGTATCCTGACACAAGTGCTGGAACATGATTCCAAGTTCCGTGAGAATCCTCCGATGCCATGTCGCTACGCCCTTCAACGTTTCGATGAATTCACACGCATTGTCCTGGATGGTGATAACATGAAAGTCTTTCTCGAAAACAATCCACGCTATTCGATGTCCACGGACTTGTATTCACGCGAAATTGAGAAATCTATGGAGTCGGCCTTCGAACGAAATCGCAACACTCTCAAACCATCTGTCCAAGCGTATCGCAAAGCTGTCTCCGATGATTATTACATGAATGCCCAGCACGCCATCAGTCTACATTTCAATACGTCACGCGTAATTGCCGATCTTGAACAACATTTCATCCAATTTCGACGAATCCTCCTGCACTTGCCGTTGCATGCCTGTTTCGATATTCGTCCCGAGTACATTGTGCATAGTGTGGAACATGGTCTGGCCGGGTCAGTGGATTTGACGATGCGTATGCGTGACGATCCCAAACATTTGCTCATCTACGATTGGAAGACGAACAAGAAGATTTTCTCGACATTTTATCGGAATAATGGGGATGATGGCGGAAGTGAGCCCAGTAACCAGCTGTACGATTATGGGTGTCAGTTGCATACATATCGCAACATCATCAAGGAAATAGATCAGAGTTTTAAAATAGATTTATATGTAGTTAATGTTACTAGCAGTGATGCATGTATCTATAATGTTAAGAGTCCAGCAAATTGTAAATGTTTTTATATCTTTCGTGAATATAAGCTTCCTTTGATTGGCTAAATTGAAGGGTGATTAAACATAATTTTTTGTGTGTGTCTTTACTCTACGACAGCTTGGGGGTTACTGATAGCCGGCTGTGATTTAATTTCAGTCTGCTCGCAAATCTGCTCAGTTGATAATGTTGACTGTTGTTGAACCATGTGGTTGTTTGTCCGTTGTCGACGCAAGTCCTGGTGAACGTGTCCTATGTTCACGTTGTCGTCTTGAAAAATTAATACAACAACAACGCGACGAAATCGATTCATGGTCATGGTCGGTTTGGATGATGCGTCGCTCAGCCCATCTTGAGAGTCTGATCAAACTCAAGGATTTCCCCAATTATGTACGTCCCATACGTTACCTTATCGACCGCATCGAATCACATATGCGTTGGGACAAATCGACACAATGGTATCGACATAATGTCTGCCGTGACGATGTCCTGTGTCGAGCATTCGGCATCCATGTATCTAAATCGAAACGGTACATGTGTCGCACCTACAACGTAGATAAGAGTAATTTGTATTTGATTTTTAGTCGTTCGCCATTGTCGTCATCGCCAATACATCCCCTCCCATCATGTCCTATTACAGTTATGCAGACATCGATGTCTCCCAGTGGATAAGTCCGTTGCGTGCACGTCTTAGTTTCGAGGAGGTATGTGTTGAGTTGGGCATCAATGTAAACGACCCAGTTGTCAAGTATCTGCTGGATATTGATATGTTGGCGGAACGTATAATTGACGAGGCGCATCTCGATATGATGGGTCTGCCAGGTGATACGTACGAGGCCAAACAAAAACAATTCTACAAGTTGTTGAAAGCTAACCCTGATGTAACATACACGCGCCGCAACAACTATTTCGTCGTTCGTGGCTGGGACTTTGAAATGTTATTTGCACAGGTCGAAAGTAAACAGGGTGACATCTTCCGTCAGAAATCGAAACACTTGCAGTATGCATACCGCAAATATTGGGAATATCGTCGTCTCTACAACCAACACAAAAGAACCAATATCTAGATGTTTACTTCGATCCCTACTTCCCGCATCCTCCCCTCCCATTGTAGATAATAAACAAAAACATGTATATTTTTAGAATAAAGCGATAAAAGAAGATATATATTTGGTTTTTTATTTCGGGTTAACAATTGAGGAGACACCTGTCGAACCGAAACCGGCAGTTCCACGTTCTGTCTCATCGTCCAAACTGTCGACTTGACGGAATGTGGCTGTACTCAAGTACGTCTGGATGATGAGTTGGGCGATACGATCACCAATGTTGACGACAAACGGTACATCGCTGTGATTGAAGAGTATAACACCGATCGGTCCGCGATAGTCCTCGTCAATGATACCAGCTCCCACATCGATGGCGTGTCGAAAAGCGAGTCCAGAACGTGCCGCTATCCGTCCATAGGTTCCAGTGGGTAGACGTAAACAAATATCGGTGGCTATATGTTGATGAGATCGTGGCGCCACTACAACAGCTACGGCCGAGTGTAGATCGTAGCCGGCCGACTTGGCGGTGCAGCGTTTAGGAGGGATGGCGTTGCGGCTAGTGCAAACAAATTCAACGGTTGCCATTGTTCGACTGATGACTATTGTTCGAAAGCGAGCACTATTTATATGGAAGCGTTCAAGCTTACGACTCAAACATTCTATCAACAACAATGCTCGAGTCAACGTACATCAAAGTGGTCTTCACGGACAACAACAGCCAATTATCATGGCGCATCAACGTCCTCAGTATGCCGGTCATTTCAGCCGTCCTTACAGCCGCTTTCGACAGGACAACAGTCGCCAATTGTGATTATCTGCAATGCGACCAGGCATCAATGTTTCCCGACAATTTCCGTTGTATAAATCGCAAGTGTTGTTCGAACAGTTTTGAATTGTTTGAGTTCACACATCGGACATGTCCTGACGGTTTGCCAACACCACCTCCATCTGAACACTCAAGCCCATGTGATGTCGTCCCAGGATCATCAACATCGTCCCCACCAACACCAAGGAAACGTCGTATGTGTACACCGACAATGACACGCGCCCTCAAAGCTGACAATTTTCGACGTGATATATCGGCGGCCATTTTACAGAATTCTCGACGTCTTGGCCAATTGTCACCGGGTGGAGTTGAAAATCGGTACATCTATGCAGTGGATGATAGTGAGATTACAGCCAACTCTAATGCTAAATTATCTGGACCTACTACCCTGGTGACAACACAGTTACAGGATATGGGCGACTATGATGGTGGATATATGCGTATCTTTTCACGATCGGCCAGACGTAATTATCTCAACAGTCTAAACTATCGCAACGTAATGAATCTCGGCAATCATTGGGTTTTGCAATTTAGTGTTGCGAAATATTTCCAACACAATTACGATAATATTTTCCATCTACCCGGACAAATACAATTGCAGTATATACGTCCCTTGGTCGATTATCGTACCGCCAACGATGAGCAAGCATACGATAAATTGAAGAGTATCGAAAAACTTCTCAGCGATGAAGTCCTCTCCGAATCGGATACCAGCACGGATGGCGAGGATGATGATGATGACGACGACGACGAGGATAATGACTATAATATCATTACGGACAACATATCGAATTTATGAAAAACCCAAAAATGAAATTTGTTTGTATATGTCAGTTAGCTAGATATTTTATTAGATTAGCCATAAGATGTATATTGTCAAGAAATTGTTTACGATAAATAAATTCATCGTCTGCGTACAAAAGTTGAGGTGTTCGATTAATGGGCGAGAAACCAATAACGGGTATACCTTCGTCACGCAAAACTTTACAATCACTAGCGTCCGGTGAGATGGACAGTGCGTACGGAATCTTATTCGATTGCATGAATGAGACGAATTTTCCAAACAATGGATTACGTGTATCAGTTTCATGTGTCTTGTTCGCACAACGTATCCATTCGAGTGTTACACTTTTGTCCATGGGTTTTTCTGGCCCGTTGGCGACCACTGTCCATCGTTGAATTTCCTCGAGAACGGCACTCATGCTCGTCTCCAGGCCGATACACATCTTGAACGTGACTGCAATTTCACGCGGTAAGACATCCATAACGGGCGGGAGAGATCCAAGTGTCGATGGCGGTATAGTATGCATCGTTATACCCATCATGTGTACACTTGTCAAATAGCCGATATTATATTCGCGACCCTTTGTCATATTTATGTGATGGTCACGCATACGAAATTTCGCAACTTCATCGAGCAGTAATTGTAACTTATGTTCACAAGTCGGTCGACGTCCTATATCCATTATGTGACGACCTTCGGACCGTATACGTATCATAAACTCCCAGACAGTTCGTTCAGCATGGTAGAGTAGAAAATGTTCAAACGGGGACGGACAACCGCCATTGACGACCATCTGGACACCAAGTGCACGAAATTGTGGCGAACGGAAAAAATCTCCTGCAGCCGCGTTACCTCCACCACCCGGTAAGAAGCATACATGTATCGTGTACTCGAACAGATGGTCGTGCAGATGGTGTAACAGTGCCAGGTATTGTATGGCCTGAGACTTGTTGTCCTGTGCACCGCGACCATAGATGCGATCCGTTGTGGGGTCATAGTGGCCGGCAAACGGGGGATATGACCAACGCTCGACACTAACCACCGACTGAACATCGATGTGGGTGGCCAACAGTATCGATCGATTGGTTTTACCCAGTTTGCTGACAACTAGGACATGATGTTTATTGTAGACGCGATAATAGAGATTCGATGCCATACGACTCACAACACCAATCAGGAAATCAATTGCCTTGTTATGATTGATGTGCGGCCGACTTGTATCTATCTGCAGATACATTTGCAATTCACGTGTCCAATCCATTTTCTTACAATATGTATAAGCATGATGCGGTCAGCGGTGTTATTTGTAATCGTCGCTCTAACTTCAACTCTACTTGTGGGAGCGGCCGACAACGATCAGTCTGGTGATGTGAGTGATGTGGCAAAGGAGTTGGGTCTGGAGTTGTGTCGACGTCATCCTGTCGGCTCAATGTTGCAGAATCCACGCGATTGTAACAAATATTTCGTATGTTTGGGCGACAATGATTCATTAATGTTACAATGTCCGTACGGTCTACTCTTCGACAATGAACGTCAGTCCTGTGAATGGATTAGTGAAGTTTCATGCCCTGATAATTTACGATTACGTGTACAGATGATGCGTCAAAAATCCCAATAAAATAAGATATCATAACATGTCTCGAAATTTTGCATTTTTTCTTTTCCTTGGTATATGTTTGGTTGCAAGTCGGGTGGTCGATTGTCAGGAAGGTACGGAAGATCAAACCGTTAACGAAACCCAAGGAGATCAATCCGTTAACGAAAACCCAGGAGATCAGTCCGTTGACGAGGCCCAAGGAGATCAATCCGTTAACGAAAACCCAGGAGATCAGTCCGTTTACGAGGCCCAAGGAGATCAGTCCGTTAACGAAGTCCCAGAAGATCAACCCGCTGACGATGTCGCAGATCCAGTCCCAGATGATCAACCCGCTGACGATGTCGGATCCGAATCCACCAATAGTCCACATGAAATTACCGAACCAGATGCCAGTGGAGACGGGCAAGCCTCAGAAGATCAATCTGCCCCAACCGAAGCCCCAGGAGATCAATCTGCCCCAACCGAAGCCCCAGGAGATCAACCCGTTGACGAAGCCCCCGGTGCCAGTGAAAACGAAAAGAAAGAAGAAGAGGAAGAACCGGCCGTCGTCCCAGATGGAGATGGTAGTGGTGACGTCAACAACGACAGCAACCATTCCAATTCAACGGAAGTCGCCGTCGAAGATAACTCCGATCATGTTGATGACCAATCTGAAAATAACCCTGGAGGACGGGACGAAGTTCCAACTGAATCTCCCCCAGAGGATACTAGTGCACCGGAAAACATAGAAGACGAAAAATCCAAGTACCTGGGCGATGAGTACAACTTCTTCATGGAACACTGTAGTCCCAGCGAGAGTGTAAATCATTTCGGTTACGAACTACTGTACGATTTCTTCATCAACGTCCTGCACATATTCTATTCAGATCATGCTTTGGATGGTTACAACTCGAATCGGACAATTCAGAAATATTTCGGACGTGATGTGTACGATCAAGTCTTCAACGATTATGCCAATGCGCATAGTCTAAGTGAACCACTGATGTCATGTCCTGAAAATGTCGAGGAGAAATTCAAAAAGTCCATCAATGAATTTATCGTCCATGCCCTATCCACCCTCCTCACAATCTACTACTATGGAACGGTGTCAGCCGATGATATTCAACGTATCGAGGAAACACTGTCCGCTGGCCAACAAATTGATAGTCTCATCGACGGTTATGGTCAGATGTCGGGTGTACTAATGGACTTGTGTAGAAAATGCCATTAAGTTACATATCCCTCGCACCCTTTACATTACGTATTCAACGTCTTGCCATCAAACTCAAAAATTTCCCCAACAAGTCAAAACCACATTCACTTGTTTGCAAACTTTCTGAGCTTGGTGGCTGGACGTGGAATACGTGATGTAAAGGGTGAGTACGCGCATGTACGCTTACACGTGTACAAACACATATGTATATTTTTATCAATAAAGACTCCCAGTATATAGACGGGAGAGAGAATTTACTCGTGTGTGTTTTTTATTTTGCTTCGCTCTCTATCAATAGTTACATGTGTAATGCCCCGTACCAACCCTAATCATCAAACTAACTTTTTTCCCCAATAACTGCAAATCGACTTGACTTGATTGGAAACTTTTTGAGTTCGATGGCGCGATGAACGTCAACGAGGCAAGGGGGTACTATGTCTGTACTGATAACAAAAATAGCAGGGTATGTGTGTGTATATATATTTATTTAAAAACTACATTTTTCAGTAACATTTGGAATTGCTTTTCGTATGTGTTGACTGTGTATTCATTGGTGTTCGAACTTAAGATACCGCCAACGACTTCGTATTTTTCGAATTTTTCATCGAGCAGAGTTTTCTTGATTTTAATGCCACGCGGTAAGACGTAATTGAAACCAAACGATATCGCTGCCATTTTCTTCTTGTAGTCGTACAATATCAACATAGCATCTTCGGTGTCAAGTTTTTCGACTTTGAATTCGTCCGTCGACAGCACATTCATGGTGGGTACAGCATTCAATTCATTGTGACGTTGTTTCGTACCATACTCGTAGAAATTATTCGAAAATCCAAATTTCATAATCTGTCGTTGTGTCGGCTGAACAAAGAGGGCGTCCAATTCTTTCGTGGTGGCCGGATCCTTGACCTTCTCGTTGTGTATGACCGCACTGTTATTCTCTTCGTCCACATCGTCCAAGTACAGAAACGAGCCAATAAAGTTATCAAAAGCGTACGCGTGCTTCGAACCCACACCCGTTAGACGTCCCTTCTCCTGATTCTCCTCCATGTTGCCCAGATGTACGGCAATAGTGTACGGGTTTGAGGCGGACATCACAGGATCAACTTTGCATGTATACAGTACATGGAAGCCATTCGGTGTCGTCAAATTGATTTCCTCGATGTCGAACGAATACGCTCGTCCCATATAGATCTTGTACTTGTTGTACATGCCGGCAGCACGATCCTGAATGTAGCACAGTGAACAAAGTGCATCTTCGGGTGTGAAAGTGGTCGTAGTTGTCGTCTCGCTGGGCCAATCGATTTGTTTGCGTCCATAGCTGTGTACACCATCATAGTAGGGTATGAGTTCAGGGTACAGACTATCGGCCGTATCCTTGGTCATTGGACGTCGCATAAAGACCCATGCCTGTGCCCATTCCTTGTTGGTGCGATCCGATTCGTAAGAGGCCAACGGTATGAGCTGACCGTTAAAGTGTAGACTGACAGTTTTGGTACGTAGACAGACAGCACGACCGTAACCACGAATATCCAGACCGTAGGTGGCGAATTGTCGTCCAGGCGCGAACGCACGCAAACTACCAGTTCGACTGAACCAAGGACCGTGATGTAGTGGGATGTCGGGATGTTCGAGGATACTGAAGTTATGGTGTAGGATCTTGAAGAATTTCGTGTCCATGCGATAAAAGTCGTAGACAAACTTGAACTCATGATAGAAGGATGTGGTGTAGCCATCGTTACGTGATACATGAGTGACGTATGTATTGTCGTAGTAGAAACCGTTGTCCTTGTACACATAATTAACTTGAAGATAGTCGCGTGCATATTTCTGTGAATTGGCATTGGGATCGAAACGGTTGCCATAGAGACGACCACCAATCAACGGTACACTCATACCGATGACGTTCGATTCGTAACGCAACCAACCCATACTAATGAGACCGGTCATTGAGGCGGGTTCCTTGTAGTAGCGACTAATGAACGAGGCGAGATGACGGGTCAGGAACGGATCCTGTTCGCCGAATGTGTCGTAATAGGAGAAGGCAGCCGACACCAAGAATGTAGGATATGTTATAGAGAATTGATACCAATTTGTACCCCAAGGCACCTGGTAATCATTCGGTTTGTCAGGCAGTTTTTTAGAAATTGTTCGGATGGCGAATAAGATCTGTTTCCATAGTAATTGATTGCGATAGTATTTCGATGTTTTGTCTGAACCGTACGACACCATACCCATCAGACTGTTGCACAAATCACCAAAGACCGACGAATCCGTATCCCAGGTAAGATTTTGTTCAGGATTGCCGACCGGTAGCAGGATGGATGAGAACTCGAAACGATCCATTTCGAATTGGACACGTGCTTCATCGATTTTCTGATTTTCTCGTTTCACCTTGAGATATGGTTTGATGAGACGCATGTAACGCAGGAAATCATCATCGTCCTGCAGACGTTCCATAATCTTTTTACGGACATACCAGACAACCAGAACAGTTACAACAATTGCGATAATTATTATTGCTATGAGACCGGTACGACCACCAACGGCTGCGTACAATTGGCGTCCCTTTGTTTGATTCTTAAACATGATGACGATGTGTGAGGGTGTGATTTGTAGAAATTTTAGTGTATGCGCGCACGTTCATGCAAGTCCTGTATTGATCGAGAGTGTGTGCGCGCGTGTGTGTATCTTATAGTTTTACTAATTTCTATAGTCTAGATAATGTCATCGTAACCAGGTAGGTCGTCGTCGCCACCACCGCCACTATCCACATTGTCGTCATTGTGGCGAGCGTCATGTATATTTGTGAAATGTTGTTGTGAATTGGATGCCAGACGCCACAATTCATAGGAATTCATTAGTCGAGCATGATGACATTTCTCACTCTCGTCCACGTACACGCTACAATTGCGCGGTACCTTCTGACCTGAAAACGGTACAACAAGACCATCACTTTTGAGCAGTCGTGTCAGATGAATGCCACAACTTGTACTCTTGCCACCACCAGGTCGTATATCGTGCACCGAGATGCGTGTATAAATATCGGCCGGTCGGAAAGGCAGGTAGACGCGTTCGATGCGATGATACGATATATTGAAGAAGAAGATGTAGCGCACAGGGAAATTTAATTGGGCCAGACGTTGATGTACACTGACCACCTGATGAAAGTTATCGTTGCGCACATTGATCCGACCGTCGATCAGCATCTCGTCCAATGTATCGATCATCGGTGTGGGCAGGAGGTACAGCATCGAGTTGGCTGACGTCTCGATAATACGACGCAGATCGGCCACACTAAAGAGAAACGGTTTGATGCGTTTGATGTCGCGTCGTGTGACTTTTCGCAGCGGGCACGAGCTATAAAAGTAGCCCATCGAGGCGAGTATGGCGGCCAGTTCAAAGCCATAATTGTAATCGGAAATAGATCTACTGCCGTACATCGGAGTGCCGCACTGATAGACGGTAAGTTGTTCCGGTGCTATACTGAGATAGGCGAGTGCGTTCAGATACTCGATAACGATGCGCACAATTAGACCACCCAAAGAATGACCCACCAACTTGACGTGCGTATACTGTTCGAGGTGACATTGACGCATAAAGGCGAACAAATCGTGTGCTACTTCGACAGGGTCACGCCTCCAATCGTACGAAAATGTCTCGACACGATTGAATACACTCGACGACATTTGATCGATGAATTTCTCGTACACCGAAATATTCCAGAATGTCTTGAGTGGTTTCGTCTCAATGTTGCGACAATCGTACGCATGCTGGTCAATGGCCGAATTAAAGAACCACATTCGTCGCGGATAAAGACGTTTCGGTTTGTCTGCACCATTACATGTACAATAGAGTTTCGAACCGGCAATACCGGGCACCAGAATTGTCAATTGACTTTGCATTACGCGTGATCTTATTAAATAAGACCATGGAACAGACCTTCTATTTGGACATATTGTTCGGCAGCGGCGGACCGACAAAGACCAAACGCGTTCAAGACAAAATTCTCGAAACGCTCTCCACCAAAAATGATTATCGCTTCCAGATCCACCCGTTTCGTACAGTTATGGATGGTGGAGGTGGCGGTGGTCATTTGCGTACCAATCTCGAACATCATTTGGCCATAATGGATGATATCGGCCGCAGTGGTATCGACAACAAGAAACCATTTCATAATGTCATCTTTGTGAATTACACAACTGCCGAACTTATGCCGGCTCTACGTTACGAGCGTGTACGTTTCTATTTGTGTGATTTCATCGATGACACAAACATTGAACTTGTCACCTTAGTTGCACCGAGTTATGTGAATTTTCTCGGTAAAGTCGTATTTAAACAACCGCTCAACACGTACTTCATGAACTACAACACACTGACCTTCTATGACACGGACGCCGATCGACGTATTCGTCAGACGACAACACTCGATATTGGCGAAGAGACCGAAGATGATATTGCCTTCATTTTCGAGATGACACATATCGATGGCGATCGAGGTAACGGTGGAAATGATAGTGATATTATTCTACCATATCATCCGTTCCGCTACTCACTGTTCATGTCGACCCAGAAGGCAAAGGATAATATCTCGGCACTTGTGTCACAGAAACATCGTAACCATCATCATTTGATCTATTATCCGTTCGGACAGTCGGAATGGCTGCTGATATTGCGAAACATAATGTACGAACGTGTGTTTTTGAATTTTCTCGTTCAATCAACTCTGTTTGAGGGTGAGCGAGTACGCGTTCGTGACGGTATGTTTCGCAATTTGGTCAGCAGTAATTACACGCTATTCAGACGCATCGAAAGAAAATACAAATTACCAATTTTGAATGAAAGTGTATTTGACTATAGGGAGGTATTCAAGACTCGCGTCTATTCGGGTTGGTATAATTCGGAGACACGCATTCAGATGCATACACCGTCGTTTGTCGCTGCCAACATCTATGTTCTGCGTCTAAACAATGGACTGTTTATCTGATTCGGAGAGAATGGTGAGTATCTTGGAACCGTCACCGGAGAGCGCCATCAAACACATTGTCTGATCGGAGAATATCGGTTTGTTCGCCTTGGTGAGATCGGTGTCACGTTCGTTCGCCTTCGATGCATATATGTCGTCTTCGTCGGAGCGATCGATGGGTACAAATATGTCGACAAACTTGTTCAGAGTGCAATTGTACTCGCCCACATCGAACATTGTGCGCACAGCATGTTTGTGTAGGTTATCGCTGTTTTCATTCTCGGTGTCGGCTAGTAATTGCATATGCGATAAGAGTTCATTCCGTTGTATTAGTAGTGCTTGTTTGAGTGACTCATTGGCGGCCATGTAATAGGGTAGTGATTCGAGAATTAAATTCCATATAGTTACGACATTGCCGTCCAACTTGAGATTAGAGACGAAGGGCGGTATGAAATCACTGTTCCCTCCGCTATCATCTACGAACGGATAGTAGTCCATGTAATTGTATTGTTCGAAAACCGAGATAGCGCACTGTTTGTTTACCATTAGCCAGATAGCTTTGAGTAAATCATTTCCGTAGATTTCAAGGTGAGGGAACTTTAGAATATTGTGAAAAAAAGCACGAATTGCAAGCTTTAAAAGCTGTAATGTGTTTGGCTCTCCGACACGTACATGTAGTTGTTGTTCAAAGTTCGATGGTATACTTGCAAGTATTCTCCTCAAAAGGTCGACACTAAACAATTGAGTTGTCATTGTGTCCGCAACGTTCTTATTAGTAGCAACTAGACGGTCGTTGTCGTCGTCATTATAATTGAAAAACCGGTCAAGGAGAACAAAAAAAAAATAAATCTCAGTGTTTGTGTGTCTCTGTATATTTCTAGATGTCGTTACTAACCCCGTCGCCGTTGTCAACACCGCCCTCATCGACATCATCGTCGCCGAGTACCCTTGTAATGCCCTTCAAAAAGCGGAAATTTACCAGCACCATATTCGACGAAACAAATCGTAGTGATGACAGCACCAGCACCAACACCCTCAACAATATACTATGTCCAACAACGGAGAATATTTTGCGTCGTAAATGTGCAAAAATTGATGATGGTCTGGCTATTAAATACAACAAACTAATGTTTAATTTCGACAAAATTTTGGCATTTCATCATTTTCGTCGCTACTGTGTATTTTTCGATATTTTCTCGAAACGGCACATGATTAATCACTCATATCGTCTGGACCTCCTGAAACTATTAAACTGCCATGATTTTACACCGTATGCCTTCGAGACATGCTACTGCAACGACGATAATCGTCCACTCACCATGAATTCCTGTTGTGGCTTTATGATATGTTTTACCACGAAATTCATGTTGCGCAAACGGTACAGCAATCACCCGGATCGCAGAAGTGAAATTATGAAATCCCTCTATCTACGACATTCCGTCCTCCACGAGGAAAATAATTTCTACGATAATCGCATCAATGAAATGTTTCGCCAGAAAATTCAAGAATTTGAACGATTACAAAGTATGACGCAAATTGATCGCAAAACAATGCGTCTCCTGTATGCCAACATGTGTGAACCACCCAGATATATTGCGTTATGTCCGAACTGTAAGAATCTCGCATCCAGCAACTTCAAGACTTGGCGTGCCATTCGCTATACCAACAACATCGATGCAAATATTTTGCGTGATAATGTGATTAGGACGACGTCCGCCATCAACAATGAAAACCTGTTCCTAGTACCTGATTATGTGGCCCGTGAAACTCGACTTGAGGATACACGTGTCGTCGTCTACAAGACAACCGAGGCGAATATTGTCTTTACCCTGGACGATATCTTTTATGTCATCAACTCTAGAAATATCCTACTTGTGTTCCCTATTGGTACATTTAGACGCTGTAATTTTTATTGTAATTTTAATTTTTATTTTGCCCAAGAAGTCAATCATTGTAATTACAACAATTTTATACACATAAATATACATTAGTAAAATAGAATATCACACTGAATCCATGGCTTCGGCGGCTGTTATGGCTGTCGTTGTCGGCACATTGTTTATTTCCATTAGAATTTTCTCGCGATTATACTGCGCAACTTTATAGATTTCAACTTGGCGTGCCGTCAAAATGTACTTGGCACTCGTCACATACAACATATTGGGGAAGAGGGTAAGCTCATCCGATGGGGTGTTTGAAGCGCTCACTGACGTCACCAACTTTATATTATTCGGGTCGATAACAAAGACCTTCTCGCCACCACTATCGCCCAAGTTACGTGCATTGAATGTTTGACTGCGATAGTATTGTTCGTTGGCAAAAGTTTCACCGTTACACAACGATATCGTGTAATTCTGAATACGTTTGTCGGCCTGCATACTTGAATAGCGTAGAACGAAACGTAACCTCTTGTCCTGGGTGACATTGGGTATCTGATTGACGAGGTTACTGTAGCGCAACAGACGATTAAAGGCATGCACGCAACCGTACTCAGTCAGGGCGTACATATGAACGGCAGCATGTTTCGACAGTGGTGACAGAAATTCATGATATCCCAATTTGCCATTATTCAAATAGTTTTCGGGTATAGTATAGACATTGACCTCTCGTGTACTGGGGTGTTCTTGTTGGGTACCGCCACCATTAGCCATAAGACTACGATTAATCATTTGTATAACAGTCGAATTATTTGGAAGTTGTATGGTTGGGGTGGTATTGGCAAAAGACGATGATGTGGACGATACCGAGGTTAGAGACGATGATGATGAGGACGATAGAGTTGAAGACGGGACGGCAGGGTACGAATGTTGGATTGCGGACGATGGTAGCATAACATCTTGATCATAGGTTAGGCCAAGTAGTTGAAATTTCTCGACACATGGAAATCGCATAGGATCATTGTTGAGCGACGACAGATCACAACACGTGTCGATGAAGGTATCAAACGTTTCGATCGCATTCATATTCTTGAGTATGGAGATAATCTCACGAATGTTCACACAATCGTCACGTGGCCGCACAATAATCATGTCAATCATATAACTGTCATTGGCTTTATAGATGTGCATATAACGGGTGACAGCAATACACTGTGTGCGCACCAGTTTCATCATTAAATCAATATTTGCAATAAACTCGGTATAGACAAAGACACACTTGTAGACACGGTACTTGGTCCACTGTAGCGACAAGACACGTACCAGCTGACAATCGATATTCTCGCGCGGATGAAATTCCAATGTACTGGTGGCGACGAGACGACGAATCGACGAACTTGCCTTCAGGTCGATGTCGATGTTCAGCAACCAGGCGGGATAGCGTTCTCGGGTGCCGTTGAGGGCGTAATCGCGATGAAAGTTTACAATGGCATGCCAGCGATGAGACAATGAGGTCGGCATCGTCGACTGCGGCGGTGAGTACACACTGTCACGGTGCGCCTCATACTCGAGCACATTGAGCAAATAGCGTTCATCGTTGACGGAGCGTTGCAGCGTCAATATAGAAGTCTTGTAAATACGTCCTCCCTCGTCAGTCTGTTCATCGCAGCCATTCGATAGCTTTGGACCGCCAGCTATATTAAAGATTCGTCGATACTTGCTATTCTCGATCTTGTGAAAGAAGCAACAGAACTTGAGGTGTTGTGTCGATTTCTTTGTTATCCTACCGCCCAGGCCCGAAACCAATTCACGCTGACAATAGGGACAATAACCCGCCAATTCAGGGTGTCGTCCAGAGACGTGTTCAACGTGCAAAGTCGGTGTTTGGGATACCATCTTGCATTTGCGACACAGGATCGATCCCGTTCGACGTACATTGAAGTAGCGCATTTTTTGAATCTTCTGCACAATACGCAGATATTCATCCTTGAGCATGGACGAAGAGGACATGGCGCCCAAAACAAAGATTCCCAAACGTAACACAGGAGGATGTGAAGACGACGATGAACACGAACTTGACTTGAAACAACAAATGTACGCTTTGTACAATACGGCTGAACAAACAACGTTAGCAACACACTGGTGGCTCGACGACTATCTCGACAAAGAGAACAATATATTCGATAGGCTTACGTATCGTGCAATACTGAATATTCTGTTCGATTGTCGACGATCTATATACCGTATCATCGAGTACAAAAGCATCGGTCATGTAATCAACGCGCACAGCTACACACTGACACACGCCAATCGTACCACCATACTGTTATCGCTGATCGACCTGTTACATGAAAACGTCCATATACGTTGCATTTTCAAGTACTTCTTGCGACATGCCGTCAACATAAATTTCTTCCACCCGCATCCGCGCCACAACCTCATCACCAATCTGCCCAAGATACTTCAGGGTCAGACCCATCCCGATATTGTACAATTGTTGCTGGAGCGTAAGGAGATCCAGGAGTTGTGTATCATCGATAAGTTTGCCGCCTGTATAACTACGCAGTCTCAAATCGATTTGGTATGTGATGTGTACGAACGTGACATCAACAAAAACTGTCTGTCCGAATGTCTGACAACGCTGTTTCCACGCATGCTCAACAACTATTTGTCGGTGAACGCTGCACCCAGTCATCGTATTGTTCGGCGCATTGCCGCGCATAGTCGAATGGGTTTCCGTCGTCTCGTCTACACCCTGATGGCATCGATGGCTCAGACCGGTAACAGTTTGTCGTTCTTTCCCTACTTCCGTTGGCACCTGATGCCCGAATTTGATTTTGAGTTCTTTGCCGACAACATTAAACTCTTCTTCGGGACACGCCACATTGTTATGCAGAATCCACATGAATTGTTACACATCTACGGCAGTCTGGTGCCGCGATACAGTATCCATGTGACCATACCGCCCAAGATCATTGAAAGTGTGTGCACCAAGCGTATGTATGAGCCACAACATCTTTTACTTTTCGAATGCATGGGACTCCTTGAACCGTACAAATCATTGCTGCCACCCGATGAACCTGTTGTTCGGTACATTCGTTTACGGTATCGCATTCGTTATGGAAAATTCATCATGTTCTGGCGACACAAAACCTATCGTCCCGGCTCAAGGATATTCCGTAAACTTACCGACAAATATTCCCACCTAATCGATGAGACATCTTCGGAAACATCCAGTGAGGACATTGATCAGAACCCCATATTAACCCCAATCCCTGTAAATCTAAATCAATTACAAAGTATAATTAATTGTCAATAAAAACACCATAGAATATGTTAGAGAGTGTATTTTATTTAGTAGCTAAGCCTCGATAGGTGAGTGTATCGAATACATTGTATTGTGGTTGTGCGAATACATTACGCACTGTGTCAGCTATGTTCATGGGATTAATGTAGCGACGTACCAACAAGTATGCATTACTCGTGTCCACAATGTACATGAGAGTATTGTCCACAGCGATGACATTCAAACCGAAAGCTGGTTCAGGAGCGATACGATTTGTTGTTTGCAACGGTGTTACACGCAACGATTTCGCTTTGCCTTGAGTGATGGCCGGTATAGCTTGATTCTGGAGATAGCTGAGTGTTTCGGCATCGTTTGCAATCTCCATATTCGAGGATATATCTCGGTTAGGTAACTTGACACTACGCAAATGATTGAGTGACATTGTGTTGGCATTGACCAATGTAACACGTCCTATAAACGCGAAATATAAACGAGCATACGTCTCGGACAACAGGTAAGTTTCCGTACTACCATAATGACGTACGGCTGCAATCTCCATCAATGTTGTGTAGTCGCGTTGTTGATTCTTCATGTAACGATACAGACCGTACAGCAGCCAATATGTAATGTTATTCGATTCTTGAACACGTTGTTGGAATTCCTGATCGTTAGCACTTTCGACAATACGCTGAATTTGTGGTCCCATTTCGCGGACATAGTTATCGAAGACTTCGAATTCAGTACCGGGATCACTAGACAATTGCAATTTGACCATGGGCTCATCTTCGGCCACATAGACCGCAGGCAAGGACAGAATCTTACCGCCACTTACAAGCGCACGGAAACCATTCTCCGCTTCAGGACTGAGACGTACACGATTTTCACTGCGTACAACATCATCGTTTGGTGTCTGGCGATCGACAAAGAACGCGTACATATTGTTCTCGGTGTCGGCACGGAATTCGATACGTCGTTCATACTCGTCCGCAAGGATTTGATTGTTGGACGACGATATGACACTTTCACCCAAATTTCTAATTTTCATTCCGTCCAAGAATATTGACAAATCACCGATGATGTCATCATTAGTGGCACCACCACCTCCACCACCGCTGAGTATATCATCCTCCTCATAGTCGGGCATTATTGATGGAAACCCCGTGATTGAATTGGTGGGCGGTATGGGTGCAAAAATGTCATCGGTACACATTTGTTGAGGACCAGTTGATGATTGAGGTGGCGGTGGTTGTTTCCGTTGTGTAGGATCATCGGTATCGGTGGTATTGCGTCGCTTACATGTCGACATGCCTCCTCCTCGATTGAAGAAACTCATTGAATCAGCTCCTTGGCCTTGGCCCGAAACTCGCATATCGAATGTGAGTGAGGTAGATGTGGAAGGTGGTATAGTAGTTGGACGATTATCACATGGTAGGGTCTTCATCTTGACATTAAAATCAATTTTTTGCATGAGTTCAAGACCGCGTAAATAATCACTAGAGACGGTGTCGCGATTCGTCACCAAGTCGACATCCTTGATAGCTTTCGTGTGAGCCGCCACAAAACTGGGCACAAAGTTTACATTGAATGTATTGCTGCCATTGTCATCGTACGGGTCTCGTGACGAGGTGTTATCGCATTGGAGGGCAAAGAAATTGTCCAACTCATTGAATGGAATATCGAAAATGTTCACCAAGACGTAGCAATATGTGTTGGTGGCGCCACTATAATCGCGATGTGTGTACCGTCCGAAACGTGGTATACCGCTGAGATTTTTTATCGCATATTGTTCGTTACAGAGCAGACGTTGCGGCAAATCATAACTAGCTTTCAGGAGATACCATTTAGCTGCCAGCGGATCACTGCCGGCATGAAAAAAACGTTCGTACTCCATTCTTATATCTACATATAAGTTTACACCCCCTCTCCGTCTGTTATCCTGTCGGTATGTCTCGTCGTTTCAATCCCCCAACACAGCTGGACTACAGCTATGCCGACCTCTACAAGTACGAACGTTATAAAATCCAGCAGTACAACTATTTCCTATGCTATCGTCCCGAGATAATGTCACACACCTACATTGAGATCTCGTACAATGGTGACTTGCCCAACGACAATTTACCATGGTACCGCAAGATTCGTTTTGTGGTCCGGAGTCGAAAGAAATTCTGTTCGCAGACATCGTGTCAAATTAATTATCCACGCGGTAAAATGTGCCAGAGTGACGATAAGCCACGCATCTTCAAGACCGGTGACCATGATCTCGAGGCATGCCAATTTTCATGCTACCACCTATACGAGATGACAAAGACACCGTCCGAGACAAAGAGTGACGAGAAGGATGACGACTATATGCGTGCTCCGTTTCTCATCTACAGTTATGGCCAGTGTGCGTGCACCATACATTCAAACGGTTTCTTTACATTGGGAGCCGATGATTATGCACGCACAGATACACATCCTAAACCGCGCATTGACACTATCGGGACCGGATTCCATTATGTGGACAGTGGGAACTTTTTCGATCGTGAAGATTTCTCTCCTGAAGATAATCAACCGTATCGCGATACCGAAGGCAATGAATCTTTTCGCTTCCAGGTGAACAAGTATTATTGCGATGATTTCCAGCTAAAGTTCGATGGACAAAAATGTTACGAGAGTGTCGGCGAAAAGATATTTGGCTTCCTCGTCAGCTCAACCCTGTACAAGGCATGTCAGTATGGTGTACGTTATGCTGCGACCGGTGTCTCGAATACCGATGTCCAGAAATTGGATTTGCCACCGCCACGATTCCATGTCCATCATGAGACGTACGATAGCTGGAAGAATGATATTGATCCGGATGCGTTCTTTATCGATCCGAATGTGTCACTGCTCGATTTGGGCTTCAAGGATGAGACTATGAAACATTGCATCTTCACTACCCAATACGGCTATCCGGGACGTTTGGTTGAACCGAAAGCTACTGGTAAAAATCTTACCGGCAATATTGTCGACTATGAGGCCTTGAATCGCGGCCGTCTCTATCAATTTCGATACGATGTAAATTCAGGCAGACGTCTCATTGACGAGTATGAAATCTACGACATTTACAAGTACATACGTTCGAATCCGACAAATACACCGGACGATCGTGACTATATGCAAGCGCGTCAAAATCTTGCCGAAATCCTGCATGGTATAATTTCGAATTTAGGCGAAGTTGGTGGCATGATGGCCCTGGGATACCTGATCGACAAAGGGGTACAGTATTCGACGAACCTAATTAAACTGTCAACCGAATATCTCGAAGGAAAGATCACACCGACCCTCTTGCATATTGTCGAACGTGAACTTGCATCAAAAGCTCTCAATCCTGCCATTCAAATGTTTTCAAAAGCGATCGCATCAGTGGCACGGATATCGGGCGGTCTCATCAAAACCATGGATGTGTTCACAACGGTGGCCGGTATTCTCGACCTCATCGATGTGGGTGCGGATTTCTTCAATATGGGCAGTGTCATGGATACCGGCACCGTACACCAATACAGTCAAATGGATATTGATGTTTTGCGACGATCCTATGGCTACGGTACCGTCGAGTATTCACCTGTGACATTTATGCTGACATGCGAGATGCTCAAATTGTACGAAAAATGGTCAGAGATACCGTTGGCCACGAAACGTCTGCGCAACGAACATACCAAGTACAAGTATATGATACCGGCGGAGGCAGTTACGCGATACCATGAGGATGACAACAACTCGTACGAATGGGTATCAGAGTATGTGTTTTCGTTGCGTACAAACTCCAATGGGCTGGATATTAATTGGTCCGAGGAACAAAGTCTACCCGACGATGTAGCCCAACAGTATACACGCATCGATAAGAATCTTTATTATCAGGGTATCGACGAGTACGCGACATATACACAGAGTTTTCGCAAACGTGTTCAATTCTCACGCTATGTCCTTGTAGCTGTAATTATAATTTTCGTGATAATTGCTTTCGTGTATATTCAAGTTGCTGTACCGGCTATTTTCATTGCGGCAATGAGTACATTTTATTTGGTATTTTCGTACTTCCAATAAGGAACAATATGGCGGCGGCGACGACGACGACACTAAGTTCTGAACAATATTTTCGTGATATACCCGAGTTGGATGTGAATGTATTGAAACCGTTCACTATGGTCACCACAACAGGACCGGATGATGTGGCACCCGTCAAGGATGTAATGTTCGGTCCACGTCTACAGAAATTCGCCAATCAATTGATATATCGTACATTTCCGATTGTGTCGTCGCTCACTCTCAAGTATGTGGACGATGAGTTGGGTGTGGCGCTCGAAATGAAACAACGTACTCTCCGTAAACTGAAAAAGAAATACGAACGTCTGAATGCCAACAACATTAACATTGTGCAGGATATCTACATTGATGACTATGAGATGGCGGTGGCGGATAATGTAAAACTTGTACCCGATGACCAGGCTCGACTCTTGCGCACCACCAACGAAAGCAATCTCATCCAGATAATAATTAAGAATTTCGAGGCTAACGTTCAAGGACGTCCTATCGATACGGAATTTAAGAAAATCTATTCGCTGCTCAACGAATTCTGTGATAATCGTTTCACCCGTGTCGAATTCACCAACACCAATCAACAGACTCTGGATGAACATTTACTCGAACGCATAGTACGTGTTTGGCAGATATTCGAACAATACTTTAAGCAATTTGATTACGTCGACTATCTGCAAAACTATTATACAATTAAGAGTCGTGCAGACATTAAATTCACACTTAGTATCCTGCGAATTCTTATGGATGTGGGCGCGTTAACTTGTTAATTATAAGAAATGATGAAATCAAAATACATTATTGTTGCTCTGGTCGTCGCATTATGCAGTTGTGTTGTCTTGGGCCAGAACGAGACCGACGCCTCACCCGAATCACAGCTCGAGTCTCCACCCCTGCAGTCCGAGTCTCCGTCCCAATTACTCGAGTCTTTACCACAGGAAGCTTCGTCCCCAGCACCACAAGAACCACAAGAAGCTCCATCCCAAGCACCATCGTCCCCAGCGCCACAGGAACCGTCATCAGTACAAGAACCATCCCCAGCACCACAGGAACCTCCATCCCCACCACCACAGGAAGCTCCGTCCCAGGCACCACCGTCCCCATCCCAGGAACCGTCCCCAGCACCCCCGGCACCCCATGAGCCTGCACCAGTTTTAGCAGAGAATCATGTGGTCGCCTACAATGAACCGAATCCCGTAAATGAACTTTTACATTTTTCACTTCCTCCACAACCGAAATGGGAACCAGCTAATCACATTGCCAACTTAAATGCCGAGTCAGCTCAGCTCAACGAATCAAGCGCGAAGGACGACAAGGGTGACAAGGAGCAACCATCACTTGTGAAATTGTGTATGGATTTCTTGCACGACAATGAAACATGCCATCACCTGTACTCGCTGTGTAACAACGAACAATATTTGCGCCTGACATGGGAGGTGACATATCGTGTATTCTTTGAACGTCCATTCGGTATAGTGTTGTTCGTCGTCTGGACTGTAATATTATGCATCTTGAACTTTGTCATCCTGTTCCTGTGCACACTGTTGAAGCCGCTACGATCGATTCTCCTGACGAAAATCGTATCTGATTTGCGACGTCGCTACTACTTTACGAACGATGCGTCCGAATTGCGGGTTGTCGACTCTAATAATATTAAGAAGTAGATTTTAAGTATGTCTCCAACACTAGTACTGTTCATTCTAGTGATTGTTCTTGTGATTATTTTAATGTATCAACGCAGAAAACGAATAAAACAAAATGAACTAATCAATAGCAATATACACTTGTATGCCGCCGAAGAGTTTCCTCTCAATGTGTACTTTAACAAACGTACACAAGCCAGTCCTAAATTTAAAATTCTAGTCGATGCGGTCCGTGAGGCTATATCAAACTTCAATACGACCGTGGGTTACACGATGTTTGTGATGAACGAGAATGTGTTTCGTTATCCGAATATCGTTATGATCCAAATGGCATGCGGCAGTCACAAGGGTTGTATATCGGAATTTGACGGCAAGGGTGGTGTTTTGGCGCATGCAACATTTCCACCGTTTCGTCGTGTTTGTATCGATTGTTCGGACATGGATTATAAACCGTTACATTTAGTGATTATGCACGAATTCGGTCACATTATCGGTATGGAGCATACAACTAGCTCATACAAGGGACAATCACTAATGCATCCGTATATATCGACGAGAGTGCACGGTCTCACCGAATACGATGTGAAACGGATCGAACGAATGTATCCATTCCTAAAATAAGGAGGACTATAAAAAATGTCTCCATGCTGCTTGGCTATTATAGTAGTAATTCTAGTGATAGGCTTTCTCATCGCATACATTCTCTATAGACTTTGTGAAAAAATCGGAAAAATCTTCAACAAGAAAACCGAAGATAATGGAGGTGGCGACGACGACGACCCACAACATGCTGCGGTGAAGGAGGGTGTTGACAGCGATGATGATGATTATGATGATGATGGTGGCGGCGATGATGATGACGAGGAGAAGAAATATCCATTTACGTTTGAGATTGTCGACAGTAGACCAGTTCTGAGACAATGTAATCCATCATGCGGTGACTATAACGAATTTTGTAATTTACAAATATGTCGTCATGTTATGTCAAAGGCTAAAATAGACAGCGATAAGAATACAGAGAAAAATGTCGTATATATACATGCAAATCGATGTCTTATCGTCTTCATGCAAAGTAGTGGCGGCAAAACCGAAGATGAAACACACGAAGACGACATCAATTACATTAATTCGTATGCGAGTAAATATCTTGATGTTTCGGTGCATTGTATTTTCTTTGACCGCCAACAGAAAACTTTTGTCGATTCACACAATAACCACCATCATCATGTATACACAATCGACGACGACAATGACGGCGACCTAACTCGTAATCTATTTCAAATTACCCCCAACCCATCCACACAATTGTATGCACCCAGTGCGCCATATACCTCTGGTAATTTCATCTATATACCCAAACAATAAAACACACGCACACACACATGTATATTTCAATTTTTGTTTTTATTTCATTTTGCTAAAAGAGTAGGTGGTGTATAAACGTCCGGTTTAATTGGTACATAGTCTCGATTGCCCATATCCTTTCGCGCGACAAAAACAATTATAACCACAATACTTGTTGCCAGCAGGATACCAAAACTTATGAGGATACGAAACAAATGTCTCGACCCAGACGTAGTTTCTCTGTTCGCTTCGAAATCCATTGCTCTACTGAATACTCTTACAATGTAACGCTTAGTATTTATATATTGCGCGTGTACTCTAAATATAATAAGACACGTACACCACCACCACCACTATGGATGTGTCAACAACAGCCGATGCACTGAGGCAAGCTCTCTCTCAAATTCTCCGACAAGATGTTAGTACAAGTCTGGTCGACTCGTCACTCAACTACAAAATCTCACCCGAACTAACCGCCCAGTACAATGAAATCGTTGCGATACTGTCCTCGTTCTCGACCGTCACCGATTTCAAGAGCGAGAAAACAAACCTCCAATTGGTCGGCATGAAATTTCGTATGCTACTCGCTCGCACCACCGATGAATTCATACAGACAAACGAGGACATTAATCGCATCTCACGCGAACAAATGACCTTCATACAAAACCTAACCATAGTGGGTGGCAAGCTGCAATCATACAATCAGTTGCTCGCCACTGCATCCAATCATGCCAAAATCTATGACAAATTACGTGAAGCTGCTATCCTCAGTACACTCAATGGACAGGATGCTCTCGACTATTTGCGCAAGACACGCGACTCACAGACCAACAATCCGACACGGTCCGACATCAAGGAACTCGTCACCACAAACAAATCCTTCGAATCACTGGTCGGTCTCGATAACATTGTCAGCGGCATACGACAGAAACTCATCAATATCGATATCGGTCTTGTCGAATCATTCTCATTCTACATTTTCTATGGCATACCGGGCACTGGCAAAACAGCCATTTCTGAAGCGATAGCAACCCAGTTCTCTAATGGGGAATATTTCAAGTTTGATCAATCGTTTTTCGCATCCACGTACCTGGGCGTCACCGAATCTCGTATCCGCAACATATTCGAAATGGTTCGTTCAAATCCGAATAAACGCTATACCATAATCATCGATGAGGCGGACAATGTGATGGGAACGGTACCGCGACAAATTCATCTGAATAGTGTCAAGATCCTGCTGCAGACTGAAATCTCATCGTACAACAGTTTCGGTCCGAATTTAATGCTTGTCGGCATCACAAACTATCTAAGTCAAATCGATCAGACGTTCCGAAGACGTGCCACCGACATTGTTAATATCCCGCCACCATCCATCGAGGAATGCCTCAACTTCCTGGAACTACAATTAACCGATGGCGGCGAGGAACGATGGCCACCCATATATCGTACAGAATTGATGAAAGGTTTCGATCCCAATTATGTGTACACGAACAGTGACATGGGACGTTTGGCGAAAAATGTACGCGACAATTTCCTCCTAAGTATGGCGCCGTCAAATGAAGAGATCATCATTGAGCTATTTACGGGCCAGCGTCGACTCATCCTCTTCTATCCGGTAATCGAGGGGGATAAATATCGGCCGGCACGTTTACCTACCGAAACATCTGAGAAAATAGTCGGAACATATGGCAATGCGATACGTAACTTGGCCAGTCGTTTGTCCAGCCTGAGTCTAAGTTTACAAAGCTTTCGTAAATATTTTGCACCGAATGTAAATACATTTCAGTTGGCGATATCACGCGCTTCATCGTTACGCAACGCAGACAAAGAACAATATTTACAAGAATAAAAATACTCATTTACATGCAAACACCTCGATATTGTTTTTTTTTTCAACCACGTATAAATATAAAGCCCGGTTTAGCGATATGCACCGTCAAAGAGTAAGACATGAGCTCAAAGACATCATTAATTCAAAGTGCGGAAAAACTTGGATCGAAATTAACGGATCTATCGTTTCGTTACGATCTACTGCAACAGAAATACAATGAACTTGAACAAAGGACTGGGGGTGGCGTCCTCGTCAGCAGTTATGACAATCAGGCGATGGTGGATCTCCAGGAACGTCTGAATATCATCGAAATGGACAATGTGGTCAAGGATCAGGAAATTGAAAATCTAGAGTTGACTAACGCCAATTGGAAACGTGAACTTGAGAATGCTATTGATGCCCGCGATGAACTTCGCATGGAATTCGATATCCTGATGACATTCTTCCGCAATGTTCTGCAAGTGAAGGCCACCAATGTCGATGATATTGTAGGCGAAGCTGAAATCATAGTTGGCGATATGAGGAATCGAATTGCCGACGATTCTATTGAATTGCTACGTCTGCGAACAAATCTCACAAATCTTGAGAGAACAACGGCTGCAAACGAACAACAACTCTTGCAGACCATCGATGATATCAACAATAGTTTGTCATCGGAATTGGATAACATCGACACCGAACTAGTGCTGTATGGACGTGGCGATGGTGACGATAACAAAATCGACAACATCGATGATTATTTGAATGTAACGGACTACGATACAAGCACGACATCTGTCAGACGTGAATACTTTCCATTTATACGTTACATTGCTGCCGCTTTAATTGAACAACCCGAAGATAATATGCCGTTACTGGAGAATGATACAATGGTCTACCATGCGTATATGATGACCGTACAGAAATTGTTTGCCATCTACCCCAAGGCATATATAAGACGATTGGTTGCCACACTGTATGAGACGGCACGTAATTCGAATGGATTAGTTCGTTTGCCCAATTTAATTCTGCCGCAGACAACACAAATCAATTCGCTATACTATTTGATGAATCGCTACAATACAAAGGCGTACGAACCAGACCGTGTCTTTGATTTTGGTGATTTCCTCTTTAATTTCATCAAACCGGAATTTCGACCCGATACCACACTTGCTCTGAATCTCTTCCAGCCGGGTATTGGAAAACGTTACAACAGTATATTTATCTATTCGGAGGAGACGATGAAAAAATTGTCACAATTGCGTGATAACTTATCGCAAATACTTGAATCGTCATCAACGCCGCCGCCACCATCCACCTAATCATATAAGAACATGGCGCCGTTTGTTGTACGCTGGAACATCTTGTGGGGTATTTTGTTTTCGGTTACGGGTATGTGCCTGCTCAACTACTATTCGCTGTTTCCCATAGCGTTGGCCGAACAAGAGAATCGTGAGAAAGCTCTTATCAGTGAAGCTGAAGCTGCAGCCGACGCCGCCGACTCTATCAATAGCCGTAAACAGAAAACTATATAAATGTATTGTGTTCATAGTTGAATAAAATAGTCTAACTTTAGTCATGAATTTCTCAGTTTGTTCTTTCAATACACGCCTGTTGGTTCTCCTCGAAGCGCCGAAACATTTTAGTCCGGCCGCCAATTCATCTGTCCTAACATTGCGTCAGAGCTACAATATCTTTCCCAATTTCATCCAGTGTATTGCCGCTGATCTGGAGAAGATTTGTCGTCGCTATCGTATCGTTGCTATCCTCTATCAGACCGATTCCGTGATGATGAATAATTTCCCCAACGGTACCGAAAAGACCATCACCTATTACGTGTACTATACCTCGCTGGAGGATTGTCACATTGATGATGTCTTTTTCGGTGAACTCTTGCAACATCTCACCACCAAATTGGGTATGTCCTACTATGTGGCTCAGGTCTTTTTGCAATCGTTACGTCATGGCTTCAATAAACCTGATGCTCGTGTTGATGCTCTGGTACGTGATCACAAGTTGAATACCGAGCATGATAACTTGGAAGAGATACGTCGTCTTGTCCTTCAATTGCGTCCCGATCAAAAGAGGAAAATCGAAATGCTTGTTCATCGCAATTCAACATTCAATGCCATCCTACCGAATATGTTGTTGTTGAATGTCACCAATTGTATTCAACAGGATTCGTTGTCGATTAAACATGATACGACAAAAGCGAACAAGGCGGCATCGTCGTCGTCATCGTCGGTCTCATCGTTAACATCTATTGCGACTACGAATACTTCAAAGGATACGGATGACGAAGATGAGAATGGGGAAGACGATAACGATGATATCTTTAGCTTGACATCGACAACATCGTCGTCATCATCATCCTCGGATGATATCAAATTTAGAACATACGTCGATGGTATTGAATTGTTGCAACATCACTATTATTGTTCGTATGGTGATTGTGTGGTCGTCGAAGCCGATATTCAATTGTCTGTCTTCAACAAACTCATAATGAAGAACTTGATTGCCGCATTCCTGATCAAGAGTATCCGTGTCGACCAGCTGCATTGTTTCCTGTACATCGATGTCGATAAGTTTTCCCTCTTCTCCAAGGTACGTGTCCATGGCAAAATTCTTCAGTACAAGATTCGCAATCAGCGCTTCAACCCATGCACTGTTGACATCTCGTACAATATCCAGATGCATGTCCCGCATTTGTACGGTGCTGCTCCACTCATTATTGGCAACACGAAAACCCTCAATGAAACATTCAAGTCCAAGATCAAAGTCGTCCAGATGTACTTGATTGTATGCGAAAATTTGCTACGACGTATTCTCGCCCAATGGAATTGTATATGTAAAATTGTTCGTGTACTTGCCTCACCGTACACTGAGTCGGCGGTCTTCTATCATATCCTCATCTATGTGCACGAGACGAACATTGATTTCCTATATCGCTATTTGCCAGCTAACGGTCTTGGTTGTGGACCATGTAAGTGTACACCGTCATTGTCGTTCGCACTACCATCGACTTCATCGCTACCTACCCATTCGCAACAGATGTGGTATATGCGTCCATGCGCTGAGATTCTATTCCATACGCATTTCGATTGGACCGTCGCCAAGATACATAATGATTATGTTCGCTACTGTCGTCAATTTGTCGATGGGAATGCGGACAATGCGAACGTCGACATCTTTCGTCTCTACGACATACATGAGACCGGCAACAGTTTGAGTATTGCCCATTTACTTGAGACGAAAGTTTTCAAGGCGACCATTGAGAATATGACAACATTCCGGTTCTTCAACGAGACTGGCCTATTGTATCCATTTTCGACAACGGGACACGAGGAACTCTACATCTATACCCTGATCAAGATGACACGTATTGTGTACCGCTGTATTGTCTTGCCGCTAATTAAGATGGGTGGTCGATTGTCAACCAAGAATTTAGTTCCATCAAAGTTCTCATTGAATTTCGCCTTCATTGACGACCCCCTCACCCCGACCACATCTGTTCGTGGCCCACAAACAACACGTAACCTGAAATCGATTGAGACATCGGACAAGGTGTTCGACACTAAAGTCATCAATGTCACCATGCTTATGAACTCGTACAATTTGTGCGGTTCTGAGAGTGTTGAAAATGCAATAAAAATGTAATTTGTTTGTGTACATTTATTAAACATGCCTAAGAATAAAATGTTTTGAATACAAGTCTATTGTTGTTGTTTTTATCAAATTCATATCGAGCTATTTTCTGTTTAGCCACACCGACTCCATTACGCTCCACGTCGTATGAGTTGCGTGTAAACATGTGAGTATCACGTCCCGTCAACGCAAATTGGAACGGTTGACTCGGACTGTAACCTTTGATGGTCTCTCGCGGACGATTTATCCATTGTGGGTCGTAATTTCGACGATACTTGGAGACGAGCAATTCATCACCTGGACTCACGGGACGACTGTAGACCTTTTTGTTCAGCGTGTAGGTGAATATGGTGCCGGTGAAGAGATCAGTATACGGTTCGACTTCATTGTCATGAGCAAAATGGAATGAATAGCCTGCCGTGAAACGATCACTCTCAACATTGGGACGTGTCAACTCGCCCATGATACCCGTCGTTCCCAATTTAGTCTTGTACGCAGCTCCAGGCGGTGTCGGATACAATATCCAGAAACGACGAACACTTGAAGTACCGCTATCCTGCTCGCTCACATTTATGCATGGTATGGTACCGTTGTAGACACGATAGCTGCTCTCGAAACTGGTGGTCATGAAGGCGGGAATATACTGGATACCGTTGCCAAGAACAATTTCGTCACGATGATCTGGTACCTCGGCTTGGTACACATAGACGAATGTATAGCGTTGACGTTCGAACGGAATGATGGGATGTGTGGCATAATGTCGTCCTGAACCGTTACCCATGTTGTATGAATTCGTCTCCAGGTACGGCAGGTATACGGTGAAATTCCAATATGGGATACGAACACCGGAAAGAGTACGTACACGTGCACCCTTGCGCAAGACCTCATAGACGGTAGCATTTTCATAGCGATTCATATTATCGTCAGCATCGTCGTTACTCTCGTCCGTTGTACTTATGCGATAGCGGAACATGGCATTCGCATACTTGCCACCGTTACCTATCAAATAGTCGTCGTTCATGATGACTGTAGTGTAATTTTCATGGGACGACATACAGAATGCAATCTTTGCAGTACTATCCCAGACGACACGTCCTATGCCGCGTATGAATGTCTTTGTGGTCACATCGAATGTACATGGGTTGGGGAGACTTATCTGTTGTTCACTGTTACCACCACCCCTCAACAAGACCAGGTAGTCAGGATCGATATACTGTTGACTGAGTATTTCAAAGGGTGGTTTATTGTCGGCGTTATCGTACACACGCCTATACACATTGAGCGGTACACATGATGGCGGTTCGTTAGCTGAACCGATCTTTGCTTCGTACATTTTTGTCGGACACAGGCATCGCATATCCTCATAACTACTCCAAGTATCCGATTCAAGTTTGCCATGACGACAGCCGACAAAACGTGTACAGTCACCACTATCGGCGCCAATTGTTTCCGTCTGAAAGAAATTCGGTGTCGAACAGTAACATTCGAACGTATAGACGAGATCACGAGCGGTCGCATTCGACACCGAATCACCAACAGTCGAAAGAATCCATTTGCCGCCATTGCGACGTGTACACTTAGTTTCGATCGTCTTCGAGGGCAGACAATATCCTTTGGTGGGTGAGGAATTTGGTTCGATGAGAACACGACTTGGATCGTCGGCACGATAGATAGGTTCGCGTATATTCACACATCGTGCCGATATCTGTTTACATTGGGCACAGACAGCGTCACGACCCAACTCATTATTATCGTCCAAGTCGCATTCAATCAACTTATCGTTAGCGGTACAGTTGAGATTACCGTCCGCTGTAGGATCAAGTCGATTGCCGTACACATAATTGTCGGCGAGACGATACTTTGAAATGGGTTGGCGCAAAATAAAAGGACTCTTATCCCGATTGAATATCCAGTAGCATAGAAAATTTATTAGTATGTAGACAATGAGAAATATAACAACAAATACTAGATACATAATGCTTAATTAGATGAACGTATATTGTGCATCAGCTTGACACCGTTCTCGATGGTACAGTTGTCGCTGGGTGTAATGACAAGACAGGCCAGGAAATTATTGTCGTCGCGACTGCAGATGGTACAGCGATAGTGTTCGGCCTGAACGTTGACATAGAACCGGGCAAAGATGACATTCAGACTCAGCCGAAAGACGTACGTAATGTTCTTCTTCAACTCGATGCGGGCATTCGAATAGATCGATTGATCATTTCCAGCGCCGATACGCACCACATTAGATTCATTGTAGATTTTGTAGTTCTTGTCGGATTTCTCGTTAAGTTTAGGTTCCTTGTTGGCCGGTGTATTGTCGAAACTATTGTTCAGCACCAGACGTAAATTGTCGACAACGGCATCGTCCACATTGACAATCTTGAAAATGGGTAGCGGTGTCTTGATAGTGTCGCTGTTCTTCACACTGACCGATGACCACAAATTATCGCTCTTCTCGCGCTGGACAAACAACTCGAGACGAACATTTTTATGAAAGATGGGCATCACATTCTTGTAGTACTTGATGGGTACTTGCAAATTTATTTCGAACGAATTCTTCTTGTGCAAACGTGTCAGGAAGATCATATTGTCACGTATCTCGACAGGCAATGAATTTTGCTGGGAGACTGATGGTGATGGTGGGGGTGCAGATAACATCCCCGGTTTGACCATAGGTGGGACAATAGTTTGTTGAGACGCAGCCGCTTCACGCTTTTGACGTTTCGATAATGGACCCTGAGGTGTTGAAGGTGTTGGTGGCGGCGGAGGTGGTAAATCGAACTTGACACGTTTAACCACAGCTACAGAATTACGACGTTTAGGTTTGGGACGTTCATTGACGACAGGCGGTGTTGGTGACTTGAGACCCTGAGGGATGTACGGTTGTGGAACAGACGGGGGTGAACCTGTCAATGCTTGTGGGATATACTCCTCGTCAGCACTACCCCTCTTGTTCGACGTGTTGACTGGCGACGAAGGTTCCGAGGAGGAAGAAGACGATGAATGCGATGAATCATCCATATCGATTCCAGGTATTTTAACAGTATTTGCAGCGGCGGCGGCACTTGAATTCTTGCGTTGAAACAATTTATCGAAATCGGGAACACTGCTGACTGACATGGTGAACGGTTGCGATCAAACTAATTGTAAGTAGTGAGAATGTCGCGAATTTATGGTGTCGTCTCGCATGCAATGTTACGCAAACAACTCAAACAGTTTCGACGCATGGCATTCTGTACATGTTGTCGCAGTCGACCACGAACCGAACACAACTACAACTATACATGCCTGAACGATGATCTCGTGAAATTTCTCAGCGATAATCATTTGGGTGTCATGGCCATGGAACAACCGGTTGCCATCGATGGTGTGACCGGACGTGTTGATTGTATATTTTTGCGAAAGAGCGACAAACGAACTCTCTTCATTGTCGACTGGAAATTCCTCAGCAATATACCTGCCGATCTTCCCATGGACTATGTGGTTCAGCTCAATCTCTACATGTACATGATGAAACGTATGAAACGATTCGAGAAATACGATATGACCATGTGGTGTTTGTGTTTTTCATCTCGTTCCGCCAACAATTCCATATTCAAGGCGTTCAGTGTTCAACCATTACCCGAAAATTTCATTAGAACTTTAATAACAAAAACAAATTTCTATTAAATAACAACAATCTCTTTATTTGATTCTTCATTTAAATATATGTGCAGGCAGATGTGAGCGTATTTGTGTGTATGGGGAGGGGGAATAAAAATCATAGAGAGTGTGTGTATGCTTAGCGTCTATATGCAGGTGCACGGCGACGTCGGCGAGTAGTTGTACGGCGCTTCGATGATGATTTACGTCTGGGTGTTCTCCGTTTCGATGATGACGATGAAGACGACGATGACGACGACGAAGATTTGCGTTTGCGACGACGCATATTGCGTGAGATTGAATCAAGACTCGCTTTAGCCATAGTAATTATCTATAGATGAATACGGCGGTGGTGGTTGCTGCTGCTGTAATATCGGTTGTAGATCGTCAACACTGATGTTGCTCTTCTTATTATTTAATTTACCGAATATACTTATTAATATAATGATTGCAATGCCGACAATCGTTACGAGTATAATGTACGGCAGGAATTTCACAATCCAACTTATACCACCTAAACTTCCCTTAACTATATCTAAAAGATCTTCACTGACACCGCCAAACATATCGGTGAGTGCTTCGAAGAAATCCGGACGCTGACATCGTACAAAACTTGACTTGGACACATCCTCGGGAACCAATGTCGCATCGTCGGACACATTCGCTTTGTTATAATCATCGCTAGGACATTTTATACAACCCGCCGATGAACCAGTGTAATCACCGCAATTGTCCACCAACATATCGGGCGGTAGATATTTCGCAAGTATATCGGGCGGACAATAGTTACATGCCTTGGTACAATCGACTTTCTTGCAAGTACATGTCGCAATCGCACATCGTTGTAGTTGGTTATTCTGGTAAAAGTAGAGCATGCAAGCCGTTAGACGATTACGATGTTCATTGACGGCAACACAGACTGCAGCTATACCTACGCCAACAGTTAGAACAGTACCGGCAAATGTACGCATCTTTTTGCCACTCATCTTGTCGAATATTCGTTTGAGGACCGGGTTACGTTCGACTATAGCCGGTGTAATTTCATCGGCCAAATCAGTTGAACTCATGACACGTTTCGCTTCCTTGTCCAATTTCGATGAGATCTCCGGTTTGAATTTATTCTCAGTGAAACGAATATGTTCACCAACCGAGTAGCTTGGACGCAATTTCACATCTTCAATGGTACGTAACTCTAGCGAACGTGGTATATTGTCCAACTTGTAGACATCGCGTAACGAGGACGTGAAACCCATAGCCAATTGTGTACCGATGTAACGAGTCGCTTTGCCGTTCATTGTCATCACACCGTCCAACTTGACAACTTCACGTACAGCCAAGGCACTTGATGTTGCATTCAGGCCATATTTTTCAATTTTCGCTACACCTGCAACCACATTCTCTTCAACGCGTATAGCGCTCACAATACGATGCAATGCAAGACTCATGATGGGGGGTGATATGTATGTGTGTCCCTACTTTGAGGAGACGACTGCCTTATCAAAATATCGATTTAGGATGGCGAAAATTTGTTGGATATTTTCTGGAAAATCAGCATTACCATTACCTGTTGTCATCTCGTAGTTGAGCATATATGTGAGAAATTCTTCGGTATAGCGACAATAGTCCTCATAACTATAGACATTGTAGCCATGCAACAAATTGTTATACTGGAGATTGAGTAAAAGTTGATCGAAACGTTTGACACGAATACGTGGTGTCAGCGTGAAATAACGCCTCCTATCGAGTGTAGCCACGAAATGATTATGCAACACAATGAATTCTTGGGATAGTCTAAAGTTTTTATTTCGCTTACAAATTCTAAAATCGAGGTCAAGGATACGATACAATTCACGATCCATGACTTAGAACAACTTTGGCTGATGGTGAACCCAGGTAATAGTAGCCCAACAGATAGAAGCGTGACAGAAAATGACGTGATGGTGTCGTCTTACTAATCGGTACTGCTCCCACTGGTAAACGTTTCGAAGACGATGATGATGATGACGATGGTTTCGGTTGATTGTAACTCTCTTCGGCCATTTTGCGGAAGGCTGCATTCTGATCACATTGTTCGAACGTAAAGATATTATCCGTTTCGATGCCACGTTCGTCAATCGGCAAGACACATGGTTTCTCGATGAATTCAATCGGCTGGTAGATGTATCTCCAATCATTCATGTAGCGCATACCTTCCACTTTCTTCTCGTTGAACGTCTCGTAGTAGAGTACATATTTGCCGTCGTTATCGATGAAAGTCGAGACGTGCGGCTGCAATTGATACGATGCCATCACATCGTTGTTCGACACAATCGAGTACTTGTAGATGTGAGCCAATATACCGGATATTTCGGCGGGAGCATACTGCGACTCTGACAAGTTCCGTATAATCGTCATGGTGAACTGTTCGTTGAGGATGGGACGCAAACGACTGTAGGGTTCGACATCGAGCTGCGGTTGGACTTTACCACAATCGGGTTGTATTAAACTGTATAAAATTTTTGCGAATTCTTCGCGTGACAACGGTTTATTTATTTTCTGCAACGTTTCTACTAACATTTTGATGGGAGGAGTATCTTGTTTTAACCCAATGAACCGACTACCTTCACTTGGTTCGTACATAAATCGTCTGTACACTTTGTCTTACTAATATCGCCGCCACCACCGCCATTCCAAGCTATTCCTTCGGTACGTCTCTCTTCGTTGTATTTCTCCGTTTGGGCGACAATTAGACGTTTGCGACGCTGTATCAAATTAAAGACAATACTATGCTGTTGTTCAAGGAATATCTTGATGCATTGGACGCAGGTTTCATTGTAGAGTCGTGAGAAATTCGTGAATACAAACGATATAAGTTCACGTTGATATCGCTGGTACACCAACAAATAACTATCGATATCTTCCACGGTCAATTTGCCCGTCTTCTCATGATCCTCAATCTTCAGTTTGTGAGTCATCATTTCCGCATTCAGGATACATATATGTGGTGTCGCCTCATACTCCATGTCGGGCACTGTTATCGTACGTCGTAGTGTACACCGATTGAGGGTAGCTTCGTTCGGATTGAATTTACTTTTTCGCGAATTACACATCTCGACAATATGTTTCATGTACTGTTCCTCGACATAGAGTGCCTGAATGCTACACTTCCAATCGAACATACTTTTGCGATAGATTTCATAGTCGGCATCATCGATAATAACCTTGCGTTCGATTTGCACCAATGGATTCTCTTCCTTGTCGATGGTGGTGCGTGTAGCGTTATCGGTGCGACCCACAGTGTAGGCCAGATTGTACGCTTCATCAACTAGACGTTTAGCCGCATTCAGAACATTAAAGAAATGCTTCGACCAATCATAGATGGCATTCTGTTTGGCCGCCTCATAATTATCAAATAGACGATTGCATATATTTATACTACCGTGCATTAGATTCTGATGGGCTCGCAACAGATTCGAAAACTCTATACTTGAACGAAAGTTCTCATTGTAAACCTGAGCGGCTTCGATAAACGGCCGTATACTGTTGCCATTGTACTTGGAGCACAGTGGCGAAATAATGGTCGACACCGAAGAAAAGTTTTCAATTTGTTTTGACAATTTATTTTTACTCATTATCCTAACCTTACATACTATATACACAAGAAGATGATGATGTTGAGGGTGTACCACTACCGTCACCGCTCATGAAATCTGCACGTGGCGATGGTGGACTATGATGTGACACAGTTTGCAATGTATGGTAGACAGGGGCAGGTGATGAGATTGGTGTAACGCCATCATCATAGAAAATAGGCTGGGTTGTTAAGAATGTGGGCTCAATGAAACATGGATCCGTATAGATTTCTGAAGCTTCAAGACCGGTCGCTACAGGTGGAATATCAACATTTGCAGGGTTGGGTTCATCGACGGCCATCATAGTTGCAGGTGAAGATGGTGCGGACGAAGACGATGATGAAGAGGAGGAGGACGATGACGACGAAGCTGGTGACATTGATGCAGCTGTGTCCACACTTATTCGAACTCCAGGTATGTCAACATTTAGATTAATAACATGTTCGGAGGCCTGTGGAGGTGCAGGTTGAGGTGGTGGTGGTGGCGAAGAGATGGATGAAGGTGAGGGTGTTGGTAAAGCATTTAGTACTTTTTCACGTTCGAGCCGTTCGATCAGAATTGTAATATCGTCACGTAACATCTTGACATTATCGACATCAAGTATTTGTATACGTTTAATGTTGTAGTTGTAGTTGTGATTCTTGAGGCATCGCAACAGAACCGTTTTTGTTATATTAAAATACATGCCAGTCCAGCCGCACACCAAAGCATCCGTCTGCCGTGTCAATACCCCGCGAGCTGTACGAACTTGACGGGTGACAAGACTGTAGCTTTTCTTGGCCGCATTATAGTACAAGAGTACACAGAATTTTGTTTCACGCGCCGAGAAATTACATGAATTATTCAATAGCTTCTGTATCCGCTTGACAACATTGACATTTTTGCGATTCACAATAACGGGATGAGACAGCTCAAAGTAAACAACAGACGATGATTTCACCAGTTCAGTTATTTCCACATTATCATCGTCGCCACCACCACCACCACATTTATCATCTACATCCGCATTAACATCCTCTTCCAATGGTGCCATGTCGACATCCTCATTGTCATCGCCTTCATCGCCATCGTCGTCGCCATCACATCCTTTTGACGTGGACGCCTTTGGAACAGATTGTGGAGTAGAATCACCATCATCGTCACAATTATCAAACTTGAATATTGGATCCATACGAAATACTGTCTCTGGATCGAAATTGGCCATGGACGCTGGAACGGGACTACTTTGACAGATTTTCTCCAGATATTCATTGGGCACATAGTCCTCCGGATTGATGGTACGTTGGAATAGTTTCAGACGTTCGAAACGTAACGATTCATGGGCGTACATTAGGAAATCATTGTTCGCCTTGAACAACTGGATGAGGATGTCGAGTAGACGACGTGTACGATCCGATGATATACGTGTGAGGATATGGGTGAAAACGAAATTCACACTGACCAACATACCGTGGCCCAACATCTTGGGGAAACGATTACGTGCAAAATGATAGAATGCCCGATTGACCACATGTCCTTCACGTTCGGCCTCATCAATGCTGGAGAAGCGTAAAATTTCTCCGTTTCCAATAGTTTTCAGTTCCTGGACAATGTACGTCTCCAGACGATTCAGACGATTGATGATGGAACGGGATTTGAATTCGGACGGCAGGAACCATCGTAGGGCAGCTCGATCCAAGTAGACCAGACAATCGCAACCGTACTTCATGAGGACCAACATTACACGGACTTCGGAATCGGTGGCGTTCAGAGATCGCATGAACAGGAAATCGTTGAAATGTAGATTGGGATACTTGGCCGTAAATAACATTCGATCACGCTGCAACTCTTCCAGATATTGGTCACCACTGCCCTGAAGACTGCTGGGTGCTATGAGATCTTCCACATGTTGATTGCGAGCCAAACGGTTAATATTCTCCGAGATTATGTACTGTGTTGTGTTCATCTTGACTAGATGGTTGTGAAAACAAATGTAACAATACGAGCTGGAAGTATTCTCTATTTATACTAAAACATCAACAGAGATAGCGGCAGACGACTTGTAAGTTGAACAAAGAAAAAAGCCCCATGTACTTGTGTGCCTTTCAAGTGTTTGTGTGTGTGCTTCAGAGTCAAGTGTTGATAACCCCCACTGTTGGGATAATAAAAGATGTGATTGTACACGTTCGCGCGTGTATGTGGTTTCTATTTTATAGGAATTTTATTATTATTAATGAATATACGACACAATCAATATTGTTTCAACAGTCATCAAAGCCAGCAGGGCAACAACGAATAATGATCTCATGATTGTTGCTACGTTCGCAAATTCAGTCATCCATATGTACACAATGAAGAGAACAACAAAGGCAATCTGATACATCCGCAAGTTTTTCGGGTTAAAGACCACCGATGTGACTTTGGCGATGTTTTCATCTCCCACCTCCTTCTCCAGACGTGGTACTCCTCCTCTATTGCCGGCACTGCTGTTTCCATTCTGAAATAATGTGTTGCCACCGCCGCCACCAAATGCTTGTTGAGACATCTTAAGTGTTCGCGAGGGTGAAAAAAATTAGGTGGGTATGGGAGGGTTTATTTACGGAAAATTCCTTATTTTATGATGTACTTGAGTGGGCTATTATCAGCTTGTTGAGGACGACTTAGGCGCCGTCGATTATTGCTATAATTATCAATATCAGTGTAAATTTTAATTGTTCGATTAGGTGCAATCAATTCGTATTGTAGCAATAAATGCGACATAATTGTGCGATAAGTAGCGGCATCAAGGGTTATCGTCTTTGAACATTTATTGTTCGGTACTGCAGATAGTAGGGCAATCATTTCATTACGAAACACCGTCATGTGTTCACTCTCGTAACCGATCTTTGTCGCCGACATATTCCGCAAAAATTGAATAAATATTTTTCGTCTGAAACCCATTAAACGATCGCTATACAATGAATAGCCGAGGACGGACATTGACGCCACAAGTTTTTCACTGTCCTGATCGGCGGTGTAGAGACGATGACGGGCTGGAGCAAACATTTCAAATTGTAAATTACAAAAATCGAATAGCTGTAAAACAACTTGTGTGTTTTTGCTGAGATGGCTACACGTGTCGACAATATACAATTGATAGCAAGCATCGAGGCGAGCATTCTGGGTTTGTGTTGTCAAGTGTTTCTGAGCAAATAGTTCATGTAACATTTTCAAAATGTACATTTTAAACAACAGCATTCCATCGATCACAATCATTTTGCGACAATATGGCTTACAGTACAGTTGCATCTACATCGAGTGCGGCGGCGACGGCATCTGTAATTCCCTCCGATGTACTCACCCTCGCCCAGGAGAAGGAATTTGTTCGAACGTGTCTGTTTATCGGCGACGAGGACAACTATCGTCTGGTCAATGTGTTCATGAATATATTCGATGGCGACGACAAGACCATACCGCTCACTTCGGTCATCTATACACCGAATCGTCGTTTCTTTGAGAATTCCAAATTCTTCCATAGTATCGGTGCCAGTGGCGGTAATAATAATAAACTCATGAACTGGTTGAAAAAACATAACATCCTTGTCATCGTCTATGGCGAATCCTCGCTGCTGGACAATTCTTTGCATGCGCCCAAGGCATTTACCGATTCAATGTTATTACAGGATGTCGTCCAAACGAGTGGTCTTGTCTCGTCCTCTTCAATGTACATGGCAACCACATCGTCCCCGGCAGCTGGCGGCAGTAACCCAACACCACAGAAAATTACCAATAATGAGGATTTTATGCAATTGATGCGTCTTGAATCCTCACCGGATGAATTTCGTCTGCAGGCCATCAATGAACGTGTATCGAATGTGTATAGTTTTAATTTTTCTCCCATCAATTATTTAATATTTAACGATCTAAATAATGACAATTGTATTGTGAGATTTATGAAAAATACAATAAATGTTTCACTTATGGGCTAACATGTTGGTGTTGATGCAGTTGCATATTTTCTCAGGCCGGGATACATGTCGACAAGGGCAATGTATGTAAACATTTGGGTGGGTGTGTTGTCGCCGCCGCCATCATGTACGCATGACCATGTATCGAGTTGAAAATCATCAACTATGGTGGGAAACATTGGTCGCAAATAGAAATCATATTTATGCACGTTGTCCACAAAGTCGACCAGTAGTCGTGTCTCGATGTACATGTCGAGTATGACGGCACCCACGTACATGGCATACACTCGGCACATTGTGTTGTGCTTGTTCTTCACGCTGTATTCACGTAAATGCGGCAACAATTGAACATTTTGCACATTACCGTCACTCTTTGTCACAATGCGAAATCCTTTGATGGACTGGATGTGCGCCACCAAAGTTAATAAATTATCGTCGACGTGAAATAGCTCATCGCGGAAGACGACAAACGGTTGCTCGAGTGACACTATTTCACCGGTGGAAATATGCCAGACTTTATGCCAATCCTCAAGAATGGGGCACAGTTGTTGTCCTTGTTGTAATAGATTTTCTCGAGTGTTATTATTAATTATCTGCTTAAGCGACCATACACAATCACTGGCATCGCCACCACCATCATCATCACCCTCGCATACAAGAAAAATAGTCTTGTCACAACTCCGGTAGAAATCCTCTTCATACACGTAGATGCGTTGCTCCACATTCAAATCGACAAACGTTGAGTGTTCACTATTCAATTGTATGCGATAGATATTCATGTCCTGTTGTCGTTTGTTTGTAATCCTCTCTGTTTTAGCTGTACGTTGTGTAAACAGTTCATTGACACGTTTTATAGCCTGGTTCGTTCCGACGATAGGTAACGGTGTCGATATTGACCTTGACACAGATATACAAGTCTCACCGTCGAATATGGAATCGGGTCGTTCACATTTACGTAATTTCCAAGCACCGTCATCATCACCTTTAGCCTCATATTCGAAGTAGATATTTAGGTCACGTTCAATGTCGTTGTCGGGTGTTGATGTTAATGGCGCCAAACCCAAGTATTGACGATATCGATTGGTTGTAAACTTGCACTTAACACGGTCCTTGGGAAAGGATGAAGATGATGATGATGCTGATGACAATGTCAACATTTCATTTTTCCATTCGTAAACATCATCACGAATTTCCAACTGAACAAATGTTTGCAATTTAGTCTCTTGACAAATTTCTTTGTAATCGTCGTCGCCGCCGCCACCTTCCCCCGCTAAATAACAAATTCGAAATCTTTGTTCTAAACTTCCGGCACGTACAAATCGCGGCATACTATCAATTGGGATTTTCCTTTCCCAACGTTGTTTGCCAACATTGAAATAATACCCGGATGATAAATCTTTTACTCTTTCGGGTAGGTTGTAGTCGCCGTCACCATCGTTGACCATTTGAATGTTTTTGTTAGCGTCGAGTGTATACTTGATGTAGGCACGCTGTGACAAACTATAAAACCAAAAGACAATCTTGTCCCGGCCATCAGTTGCAAGTTGAGCGAGACCCGGTGAAATCTTTTCGATATTCTCTGCAGCGCTAGGTATACGTACAACATGTCTGAAGGTAAAGTAAATGTAAATAAACACTAAAACTATTACCAACAATTGTAATACTATCCATCCCAACATTTATTAGAATATATTCGTTACAATGGAAGTGGTGGCGATGGCAATGGCACAGATGGCTGCAAAGATGACGGAGTTGATACCCTGTACGACAAAGTATTTGATGCTTTCTATATGAAACATCAGCTTGGAGTGTTTGCTTATGATCTACCGTGTCAACACTTACGAACCAAAAACATTGAATTACAGTGTCGTGCCGCAGATGAACTTGCAACAACAAAATTTATTTGCTTAGATTGTGGTACATTTATTGAATAAAGTATATACATTCACACTACTTATAGACAATCTTTTTTGTTTTCTTGAGGAACGAATTTGTATCGAGGGACACATTCAAATTCTTGTTTGCATATGCAAATATCTCCTCAAATATGCGTGGATTTTTTATCAACTCCTTGAAGACGGTATTCATTGAATGTTTGCCCACCTCAAATGTATTCAAATTCCAGACGACATTTTTACCCCCATTCTTTTGTTGGCATCGATTGTTCTCGCAACGACGTAACGTATTCTTGTCTCGTATATTATCCAAGACATCAGTTGGTGTTTCTTCGGATGATGAGGATGAGCACGCCGTCGCTGACATGTACTTTTCTCGATCAGGGAAATAAACTTGTTCATAGACTTCAGGATAAATGCGCAAAATGAATCCAATGGCAGTCGACAATTCAGGATTGATTCGATCAAACATTTTGAGAACACTGTATATATCATGGAACATACGATCCTTGGCGGGCATATTACGTGTCAAAATGAACGGCAGCAGTGTACTACGTTTGTCCATGCTCACAGTGTCGTCCAAAAGACTGTATAGATGTTTCATTTGTTCCTTGGTCCGTCCCGACCACCAACCGTAAACTTCTTCGACCGTCTTCGGATAACGATCCATGTGCCGCAAAATGGTCAACTCTTTGTAAAGGGTCGTGTTGCGTACAATTAACGCTTCGTATAGTGCATTCTCAATTACACTGAAATTACCGGATTGACTCAACTCCGCATAGGTGGCCGCATCAAACAGACACCGTGTTTCGGACAGCAATTCACGATAGTAGAGCAACCAACGACGTTTATATTTGTACAGATAATTCTGGGCGGAAATGTTGGCGAGACGTTCAATCACGACGGTTGGATCACGACAGTACACAACACCAGGTGTCTGTTCGTCCGGTTCCGTCAACTCAATGCACAGGATATAGAAACAATTGAAAATTATACCGACACACTGGACGAGCGTATCCAGGCCAGATATGTTCAGATCCATTAAATTGTCGAGTGCACACTTCAGGTTGCCATCCTCCGCCAATGATCGTGTAATATTTTTGCGTAGGACATCCAGCTTCGAGAGGAAATTCTTCGGACTGTATTCGAGCACCTTGACGGACATCAGATCGAATGACGATTTCATCTGTACAACAAAATCGACCAGAGACGACATATTCTCCTCCAGACAGCTCACAATATCGACATCGAGTATTTTCACATCCTTCGATTGGGAACGCAAATTCATCTTGACCTCATCGAAGACACCACGCAGTTCAGTCTCAAAGTCATAGTTCTCACCGAAACACTTTGCCTTGTCGAGACGTAGCATTCCGCTGTACAGGTACAAATTGATTTTGATCAGACGACGTAACAATTCGTCATCGTAACGACCATGAAAAACTACCAAATAATTCGGCAATTGCCAATATGAATCGCAGTCTTGACACCACAATGCCAGACGATGAAAACGATTCATTTTGATGGTGATCTTTTGATCGTTACCGGACGACATTTTTATAATTGGACAATATTTTTAGGAATCAGAAATGCTTTATTTATTATTGGTATGTTTGGAATATCGAATACAATATTCTTTCTTATAAAATACTAGTAATCGATGACATAGAGGTCCGTGAGGTTCCACGTGTTCAGATAGATGGTACGCGTAACCTTGTGCAGACTGCCGGTGATACCCTTGCCGAAGGCGTAAACACGCTTGTTGTTCATGCTGTCCGAAAACGAAGTACCATGTTCAATACTGCCGCAAACAGAACGCATCGGTGGCATATCATCGAAAGCCTGATTCTCGGCACCGGCACCACAATTATCATGCTTGCACTTTTTCAGAATATGGATGTTCTGAGTCTTGCGATTCAATGAAATGCTATTGGCGATACTGACGTCCTTCGATTCAGTGCGCAAACAATCATCCAGCTCGATGGTGTACGATGTAAACTTCTTGCCGCTGCTGTTCGACATGTAGCTACGGAATGTACCCGCTATGAAGAACTTTATCGATGCACCCGATTCGCATTCTTCACGAATTTCACATTCGTCTTCGTTGTTGCCGCAGCGATACTTGTGCTTCACACACGTACTCCTCTTGAACATGATGTTGCGCAATCGATTCGAATCCATATCCATGCGCGGCAAATATACCGTCAGACCATGTTCCCAGAACGAGAAGAAGGGACGCGACAATTGTAAAATATCATAAATGCCGCCATCCAATAGGAATGAATTCGTCTTGTTGTACGCATATCCAAAATGTTCAGTGAGCATACGATACGGCTGGAATTTATCCTTGGGTGTTGGTATAATCATCATACCCTTCGACATGTACTGACGATAATTGACATGCTCGAATTTCCTCAGTTCACTATCCTCATACTCGTCCGGTGTATTAGTATCACTCAACTCGGTCGTGTACTGTTCAATGTCCTGAGCCAGTTTCTTAGCCACAACATCTGACGACGAAGTTTCACAAGCTTTACGTTTTTCAGCCATCTGGACACACACACAATATATAAATGGGGGAGAAAAAAAAATAAAATAAAAAAATTACCATGTAGATTTAATTTCAACGTTTTAATGCATCAAGAAAATTAACAATGTTGGAAAGTTTAACTTTATTTCGTTCGCGAATATTGTCGCTCTCTTCGCTATACACTCGTTCGTAATTACCACCTCGTTGCCTTGCCTCCCCCGGATACATCTCCTCATACACCTCCTCCAGACGTGGCACATAGTCCAGCAAATAATTAACTTTGTATGCGTTGTCGTCACCAATGTGTGTTCGCATCAAATTGAAACGTTCACTTATCAAACGATTAAAGCGAGCCAGGTTTTCAAGGTTACGACGTGTCCGTCCACCCATACCGAGAGGACATGTTGCCGCATACCTGTCAGCATATGCCACGGACCGATTAAATGATTCCATGGTCGCATACTCTGACCACAATTGCCAACGTTTACTCTGTTCCCCATAGAATTCCAGATACAATTTCTCGTACGTCTCACGTTCCGTTGGCGGTAGTTCATCAATGGTGAGCGGTTTCTGGCCACGCAACACCAACTCATCGGCCAACTCGTTCACACCCAAACTATTCTGTGTACTGTAGAGCGGTGTATCCTGCGACATGAACAGGAGCCTCAAACTGTCCGCAAGACGAACCAAGGCAACAGAATCACGCAATTCATCCTCGGAATAAGTCATTTGTTCGTTGGCGATGCGGTCCTTTAACATATCCAGGATAATGTTGAATTTCGACGATGGCAGACTCTCAACACCCTCGAAAACAACTTGTTCCAGACCGGTATAGCGAGCCATGTCTAATAATAATGAGGGGGGGAAAAATTCTCTTACCTCTTTACTGTTGAATTGTTAGACGTTCACTAATGCCATCCAATGCGACTCTAGACCATTTTATATTATAAGCGGTGGTCGGCAGCGACGACGACTATACGAATGCAAGAGATAGAGACAAAGACGACAACCTCAAGAGCACAACTACAATGACACAAATTAATCGCATCGAATTTAGAAATGTTCTGGTCGAGAGTACAAACGATCGTAATCTCAATGTACTGACATTCGCCAAACAAAACTATGCCATATACTTTTCCCTGCAATCGATAGCCCAATGTTTCAACGAGCTCATCGACGTGTACGGTGCCTCCGAGATATTTCACAATGAGTTTCACGCCAAGTGGGTCGACTTAAATCTCAAGTGCATGACCGAGTTCCAGATAACCCTGCTCGTACCCATCAATCTAATCATGGAACCATCAACCGAACTCTACAACCCGATGCCGGCACCCCTCACTGCTGTCCGTTACCTGAACGAAGCGTATGCCAACACTATCGGACAATATGCCGACTACATGTCCATTGTGAACGATGTCTTCTGCATAGCCGAACGTCAGAATTTAACAAATGACATCACTGCCAACTCGACCGTCTACCATCATCAATTCATGAACGCTATCGGTTTCCTCTCCTTCATACCGGTACTGCGTCTCAAGTATCTGCGCATCATGTACAAGACATTCTTTCTCGCCGACATGATGAACAGCAACGATGTCGAATACATTTACGACACATTGATCCTGAATCGAAAAAGATTACGCGCCGAAGATATTGCCAACGTCTTCCAATTGGACGCAAGCGAGGTACAAATGCAACCCATCGACATGACTGACAATGACAAGGAACTCTTTGTTACACGTTTCAATCGAGCGTGTCGTGTCTTCAAGTCCTTTGCCTTTAACATCATGGACGACCAGGCCACATACATATCACGAAATCTCCAGCTGGTCACACAATTCGGTTTGGATAAACGCGCCATCGAACAGGCGTTCAATAACATACCGAAATTGGCACCTACACCCGGCGATGAGTACAGCAAGGAACAACTTGAACTCCTGTGTCGTGAACCGTCCACTGAACCGCTGGCTAACATGAATGCCGTCGAAGTTGAAATTCTTCATTGTCTCATACGTATACATTTGATGATGCAGCGCATGACCAACATTCATATCCAGAAAGAGGATCTGGAATTCTATCGCAAACTCCTGAGTACACGTTACTCCATGGACTTGTGCGATTTGATTACAGAGGATGGTGGCGGTGATGATCTCGACACGGATTGTACACGGACATATTGTGCATCGGATGGTAAACGCGGTCTGACACGCAACTATACCATCGGTGAAATTGTCGGTGAATTCCTACGTCTGTACTTGGTGGCACAGCGTAACATCAACACCATCTGGCTATGTCAATTCATACGTCTGTCCTGCAATCCACGCTACTCGAACCTCATCAATATCATGGCTGATTTTGTACCATATTTCCAGCGATTCTTCACCAATGATTTCAACGTGAACAGTATCAACAATATGATCCTCTTCCTTCAGGGACGTTGTCGACCCGATGAAGCCAATTTTGATAGCCTGAAAAATCTAAACACATTCAAGGCGCTCAATGTTCAATCGAATCGTACATTCTCACTGACACGATTCCAAGCCTTCAACTCGAACCCGCTCATCACATTCATGGATGTGTTGCTGACGTCACGAGCCTCAGGAAAACAAAGCTATATTCTGAACATGGCCGCCCTCAGTGACATTGAAAAGTACAATTTAGTTGCCCTCATCGATCCTCATGAACGACAATTTGTCAATTATATACATGAACTGATTGAGAGTGAGGCGGGAACAAACTCATCATCCGATTTGTCCGGTGACAGACGATTCCATTTGCAAGAAATCAATTTCGACAATATTGTACCCATAGTTTCGACAAACACTTTCAATGAGAACAATACAACAACATCGTCCATTAAACTATTCAACAGTATAATTAATCAGACAACTTTTTTCCACGAACTCTCGAATCGTGTTATGTTTAAAGTACCCGGTGTAGTATGTAATGTAGTTTTAAAATAAAAAACCCTCCAGCAAAAAATACAAAAATGTTTAATTTTATATATATATATGTGTGTGTGCGTTTATTCAATATATGTATGTACATGCGAAAATTAATTGAGTGCAATTAAGCAGCCATTTCATACTCAAGTTGGCTATGATGACGGTAATTTTTCACAGCAAAGTCATCCACTGTCAGCTCCTCTACACGTTTATCACGTCCAAATTTCAATTCAATTTGTGGGCTAGCGTACGGCAAACGACTGACCTGTCGCATGGCGTTCTTGATATGCGGTACATAGATATGCAGATCTCCGTAACTGGTAACCAATTCGCCAGCCTTCAATCCAAACTTGTGCGCCAAGATATGCAACATCAACGAATAACTAACCAAATTGAATGGTACTCCAAGCATAAGATCAGCACTGCGTTGTGTCATATGGCCCGAAAGTTCACCCAATTTCTCATTCACACTAAACTGAATACTCATATGGCATGGCGGCAATACCATCTTGTCCAAATCGTTCGGATTCCAGGCAGTCATAATCATGCGTCGACTACTCGGCTCATATTGGATCTGATGCATACATTGCGCCAACTGATCCACACCTTGGCCCGTATAGTCCGTATGACAATCGATGTACCGAGCACCGAAATGTCGCCACTGGAAACCGTAAATGGGGCCCAAACTCTCATGTTCAGGATATGGAAGTTTACGCGAGTCCAGGTACTCACGCGTTGAATTCCCACGCCAGATATTCACACCTTTGGCGGCAAGATTAGCCTGGTTGGTATCGCCACGCAAGAACCACAACAATTCCTCGAGAGCTGAACGGAAGAACACCTTCTTTGTGGTGAGCATAGCGATACGATTGTCGCGCAAATCATAGCGCAACTGGTCGCCGAAAATGTACTTGGTATCGACACCGGTACGATTCGATTTCAGAGTGCCGTCACGAAGGACACGTCGCACCAGAGTTAAATAGCCGCGTTCACCCGTCAATCGCAACATTGCAAACGTTTCTGTTGATCAGTTTACAATTGCAGCGGACATTTATAAGACTCGCCTTTACACGATGCGCCTCATCTTAATTGCCGCCATAGCACGTAACAATATAATTGGTGTCTCGACATCGTCTCTGCCATGGCATATACGCGACGAAATGCAATTTTTCAAATCAATCATAACCAATCGTTGGCATCTCAACCCCCAAACACATGGTCTTCATCTTCGACCATCGCCGAACGTCGGTAAGATAGCCTACATCATGGGTCGCAACACGTACAATGCAATGCCACCCATTACATCGTCCATTGTTGTTGGTCGTCTTCATCATCCCACCGTAGACAAGGCCATCGAACACGCTCGTCACCACATGCAAGCCGATACGGTCTTTGTGTTAGGCGGTAGTCGTATCTACGACGAATGTTTACGACGACAATTGTGCCATCGCTTGATCATCTCTCGCATACACAACAGCTACGATGGCGATATCTTTATGCCGCCTATTAATACGCAAAAATATCGACTCGAAACAACATTCGCATTCAGTCCACACTTCAACATAGAGCAATGGATAAGAATTTAGTTGCCGGTTTCCTGTCGTCTACATTCACGACTCTACTCCTACATCCTCTTGATGTCCTTCGTATCAACCAGATCGCCAACAATACCAAACTGATGCCGACCGCTCGTGATATCGTTCGCAATTGTTCCATGTATCGTGCTCTACCCATATCCTTGCTCGCTTACGTCACTAGCTACTCCATTTATTTCCCACTGAACGATTACCTGAAACGTCATACACCATGGCAAGGCGATATCAACAAGTATGCCATGTTCACGTTCGCTACCATACCGCCCTCCTTCATCGGCATGACCATCTGTAATCCTTTGTGGACAATCAAGGCTCATCAGATCAATACGGCTGCAACACTCGATAACCAACCCACACACGGATCACTCATACGATCGATGCGCAGTATTTACGAGACGTCCGGATATCGTGGTTTCTACAAGGGTCTACTCTTCGGCTATGTCAATTCGATGAACGGTATCATTTCGTTCGCTCTGTACGACATATTCAAGGATGCGGCCGCAGTAGACACTTCCATGGGTTATCTATGGTGTTCGCTTGCCTCAAAGACCATCGCCACTGTTGTCTGTTTCCCGATCTTTGCAATGCGTATACGTCAACAAGTCGATCAAATGTCGTTGTGTGAAACTCTGACTAGCCTGACACGTCGTCCATTGTATAGCGGTATTGTCGCTACCTTGGCTCAACAACTTCCCAAACATAGTATTCTGTTGGTGACATTCGAGGCCATCAAGAAAATTATCTAAGTTAGGCAAGAAAATGTAATGTAGGGTTTAGAATGAAAACAATAAAGATGATAGAAAAATAAATTCAAGTGTTGTGGGGATCTCAGGGGTTCATGAGGGACGGGGGTATGCATGGTCTGAACAGGATACAAAAACAACTATGCAGGCCTGATTACAAAAACAATTTCATGTAGCGAATTACACTAACAACTATACAGACATGGGTACAAAAACAACTATGCAGGCTCGAGTACAAAAACAACTATACAGGCTCGAGTACAAAACAACTATACAGGCTAGAGTACAAAAACAACTATGCAGGCTGGATTACAAAAACAATTCACTTGGTTAATTCTGCTTCCATATTACAAAAACAATTTCACTTGGTTAATTCTGCTTCCAGACTAAAAACAAAAACAACTTCAACAAGTCAAGTTCGGCTCCCAAATTACAAAAACAATTTCACTTGGGTAATTCTGCTTCCACAAATTACACTAACAACAATGCAGGCTGAGTTCTGTCGGTTAAATTCTGCTCCCAAATTACACTAACAACTATACAGGCTGAGTTCTGTCGGTCAAGTTCTGCTCCCAAATTACAAAAACAATTTCACTTGATAAAATTCTGCTCCCAGTTAAAGTTTCCTCTGCCTCCATATTACAAAAACAATTTCACTTGGTAAGTTCCCTCTGCCCCAATCCTGTACCCAATCAGAAACGATCTTCTATAATTTCGTAAAACTCCGACCAATCACAAGCGAGCTTCTAAAATTCCGACTGCGCTGTCGAGAGTGAATGAAACAGCTGTTCATAAGATCGTGTGAGTGCAAAAGAGACACAAGATGCCGTCTGAGCAGTTGTTTGAGTTTCAAGCACATGAGCACAGTATCGATAAAAGGTGCGCACGCATGCAGGGTTGATTCGGTGAGGTTGGTGGCTAAGCTAACCGCATGACACACAAACACCATGTTGATCACCATAAGACGTCATCGCGGTATGTGTCTTTGCTAAACATGATCATTTCAAAGGCTAGGGAACACATATTCGACACTCCAAAATCAAGGTCTCACCGAATCGAAAAACAGACTGTTGCTGGACTTGGAAAATTTTTCACACTTTCATCGCCTACATATAATATGAACTTGATTAAAATGTTTTTCAATTCCTATGAGGTTTTTCTCCCACACACATCTGGACATTAACAAATTGAAATGACACATACACACACATATGTTTTTAACCATTCGACCAAAATAAATCAGAGTGACATACAAACATGTACGTTTCTTATGGGGACCAAACGGAGTGACACACAAACATGTACATTTCTTATGGGGACCAAACGAAACGGTCCACTAATTAAAATCGGAGTGACAGACAAACATGTATATTTTATATGGGACCAAACGAAACAGTCTATTAAATGAAATCGGAGTGACACACAAACATGTATATTTCTTATGGGACCCACTAATAGTCCATACCAACCAAATAAAATCGGAGTGACACACAAACATGTATATTTCTTATGGGACTAGGCGGAACAGTCTATTAAATAAAATCGGAGTGACACACAAACACATGCTTTCCTTATGAGACCAACCAGTCATAGCAGTCCGTACAACAGGTGTGACACACAAACATGTATATTTCTTATGGGACCACAGTCCGTACCAACCAGTCATAACAGATGTGACACACAAACACATGCTTTCCTTACCGCAATGCCCGCACTCAACCATCTGAGCACTTGATGAGCACTTGGCATACTTTTTCACAGTGGCGTACGGACAGACAACGACCTTGCCAAGGTCAAACCACTTACGATCGCCACCCAACACCCAAGCACAATTCTTCCATGCCCAAGTCCGATCGCCACAGCCGACACTGGAGGCCCGATGACGTCATCCTCCCAACCTTATTTAAATTCAATTTTAGTATACACATAATTTTTATTCATTTTTATAGTTAGTCTTTCTAAACGGCCTTCCGATAAGACGATTAGTCTTTTCTACTGGTTTAGAAAGACTAACGTCCGGGCGCCGAATCTGAAACCTTCAGACCTAAACTTCAGTATCATTACCGGAGGCGAAGCCGACAGCGGCGTCAGCCGCGTACGCGTATATATATAGCGACGGAGGCGGAGCCGAAGTCGCGTAGTCGTGCGCGACTAAGTTGACGACGACGTCGTCAACTTATACTTAAGTGAACGCTGCCGCGTACGCGTATATAGTAAGTTGACGACTTCGTCGTCAACTTACACTTAAGTGATCGCTGCCGCGACTTCGGCTTCGCCTTCGTATATTAGTTCGTACGACTTCGGCTTCGCCTCCGTCGTTGATGGTGCAGTCTAGGTCTGGAGGGTTGAGATTCGGCGCCCGGACGTTAGTCTTTCTAAACCAGTAGAAAAGACTAATCGTCTTATCGGAAGGCCGTTTAGAAAGACTAACTATAAAAATGAATAAAAATTATGTGTATACTAAAATTGAATTTAAATAAGGTGGATGGGGATGACGTCATCACGACTTGGCTGACTGTGAGGATGGTGAGCACTTGGCGAGCAGGTTGTATAACAATGTTTGGAAAAAAATTGTGTGAGCCGGCGATGAGCACTGGGCGAGCACTTTGAGTTTGTGTACCGGCAGGGAATGAACCTGGGTGCCTTTGTTTACATAAAAATTTCGGGGGTGAGCAGTGAGCGAGCACTTTGTTGGGGGAATGTTCCGCATGATTGTTGTTTGGGCTTGGGGTGAGCACTTGGTGAGCACATGTGAGTTTCTTTGTTTGATTGATGGCTTTGAACCGGGTGCAATTGAGTGCTGAGCACTTGGTGAGCACTTGGGTTGTTAGAGGGCTTGAACCTGCTGGTAAATATTAAGGAGAAACTCGGTTCATATTAAAACAAACTCGGTACACATCAAAGCAAACTCGGTTCATATTAAAAGACAAACTCGTCAAGTATGTTTGGCTCATGGCTCGTCGATATGCAACGGTATGTGCGCGACAATAGTTATGGTCCGCCAGCGATACGTGTTTTGCAATTGCATGGTATAACGTACGGTATAATTGATCCGTATGGGTACTATGTCATGAACGATAGTGATAGTATTTACTTGTTACGCGATCGTAATATCGCCATAAAGTTTTCGGTTCGTGATGGGAATGTGGTTACATCTATTGTTCATTTGGTGGATGGCGCAACGATGGGTTTCATTGATGGTCTGATGACCAATCCCCCGTCATCGGCAACGCGTATTGAGAAATACGTCCTCTACACCAGCACGATGCCACAACGCTACTCGGTCATAGAGTTGCTGAATCGTTGTCTCGATATGGGTATCTTGGGTTTGGGCTGAACCACCATCACCCATATAGGTAAGACATGAACTTGTCCGATTATCAGCGTTTGGTCGACGAATCGTTGCATGCACGCATCTTTAACAACGATCCACGTCTTGATGCCAACTATGTGAACAGTCGTTTCAGTGGAACTCTACAACAACTTGCCATCCTAAAGAATTGGTCGAATCTGACGACACGTTTCTCACCCGACGAATTGTGGACATTTCTCAAGTACTACGAATATCGTCCGTCAAAACTGGTCTTTGATCGTCAGGGTGGAGTTGCAAGTGATTCGGAAGCTAACGATCTCTACCGTCAGTTCTATCAACGTTCGCTGTGGTTCAGTGACCGTTACTATTCATTGGTGATTTTCGCTATTGTCGGCATTGTGTTTGTGCTGTTGATCCTGTTGTATGCCACATTTGTAGCACCGCCCAGTGAACGTACTTACCGTCGTCTAAACCTACTGGAATTACTGGAGGCGACAACACGCGCCCAACAATGGACTTAAGCTATGGAGATTTTTTGCGCACAATCAGTGCACCGTACACCCATATGCTGGACACGGCCGACAAGGTGCTGCAAATCGATCGTCCCACAATGGACCGTCTGTTGGACGAGATGGTGGAACGATGCGAATCGCTGAGACACGGTGTCAACCTGATGCCGGAGAAGGTGTACTTCCATCGGCTGGATATCGACTATAGTTACCCGCCCCAATATGATGTAGTAAATGAATGCAAACAATATATTCGTTCGTCTGGAATTGTGGTCTTTAATTATTTGGACAATTTTGAGATAGTTAAACGCTATTTGGGATGGTATGCAAGAGCGCTGTCACGCGCCCAATATCCACTGACGGGTGATACGATGTGGCACCTGAATCCGTTCCTCATCGATATGATGCATGCGGAGATCTTGAATGTGTACAATATGCGTGGTGAGACGCCAAGTGAGCGCCGACTGATGGCCGAGTTGTTGCACGTACCGGTTGTTGGTAGTGTTGTTGTAGAAAATTCGAATGGTCGTCGAACGGGGGAACCCTTAGCGTTGTGCAAATTCATCAGACGGAACGGTATGTAGAGCCATTCGATGGGTCCGACGAATCCCCTACCGATGTTGGCGATGGAAAAAATGGTTAAGGGACGAGATTTGTATCCTTGTTTACACAGGACATGCAACATGTGGCAAGCTGAGATTTATTTACATAATAAATCAGTGCATTGTCTAAAAAAATCACTGCCTTTTGTTTTCGCAGGACTTCTTTTGTTTACACAGGACAGCTGTTTCTTTGTCCTTGTGAGCACGTTTCTGAGCACTTGCCACAAGAGAGGGGAACAGCCGACTAAGGGTAAGTTCTAGCTGTGTTCTGAACTGGCTATCCAACGATGCGAACAACCTACTTAGGGGTTTACGGACACACGCGTCTGCATAGTAGTGGACGGCCAGATATAATTGTTCGTCCTCCAGGAATTCATCAATGTCGTACGCCATATCGATAATGTTTTTCGGCTTGACACGGTCACTCAGCTCCGTATTGGCAATACAGTAGACTATCCGATCGCCGATGTGGTACTGTTTGCGATTCTTCATGCGCTCGTAGACGGCAACATGCGGCAATCGGTTGGTGTACACCTCCTTGGCCAATTTCTTGGAGTAGATTGCCTGTTGGACGACACGGGCACGCAACTCACGGTCGACTGGTGTGCCCTCACGATACATGTTATACAGTTGTGACCATTCTGCGAGTAATTCCTCGAGACGGCGTGTAATTGCGGCATTCTTTTGTGTGAGATCACCATCGCCGAAAAACAGAAGATCTATAACGTCACGCATAACATCCGTTGTCAGGGTACAATTGTCGCTGCGTACCATTTCGTTACCCTTGTACTCGACTCGCAGATGACGATCACAATTGTCCGTGTACATGACACCGATATAGTGTTTCTTCTTGTGTATGAGGAATGGACAGAAGATTTTCTCGTACTCGGTGCGTATGGGTGGGATACCAATGTCACGAGTCACTTGCTCGGCATAACGTTCGGCAATAGCTTTGGTTTCGGCGATGGTATGATTTCGTATCTGCACCATAACGGAATCAGTATCACCGTACACAATACTTCCTTCGATGTTTTCGGCAGCCATGTACTCGGTGATGCGTTTACGTTTAATGTAGCTAAGGAAACGGCCAAAACTCGTGACTGAGGCTGCCACCATAGGATTATAGAGGGGTGAGAACGAACATCCAAGAAGGCCGTAAATGGCATTGGCACACAACTTGTACGACAATTGTTGGGCATCGAGTTGTTTACGTTTCTGATCGTCTGTGGTCTTTTTAAGTTCGTTCTGAAGACGTTTGCGTGTCGTCAAGAGATTATGTAGAATCTGTGGCATGACACCACGTCGATGATTGGCAGCCACGAAACCGACATTATGCATGTATGGTGTGGCGGAAATTTTAAGCTCATTGCTTGTCGTGAATATAACTTGATCCAATTCGGTGGGTTGGTATGGTGTGGTGTCCGACGAAGTGGATGGCATGGCATCGATGGGATAACCTGTATCACTATATTCGCGCATATCGACAATGGTGGTGGTGCATATATTGAAGGCCAACATCGTTGTGGGATATAGCGAATTAAAGTCGAGAACAAATATCGGATCTGTATGGAAACCGACAATGGGTTCGTTGACATAGCCACCCTCGTAACTGGTGAAAGGCATTTCGTGTTTGTACGGTAGAAGGTAGTCGGTATGCTCGTTAACGAATTGAGAAATCATGCATGTGTTGCGTAACATGACACCACTATTGACGACATAATTCATAGGTACATGACAAATGTCCGCCATCGAGACGGTATTGTTCCATACTTTTTGTACGGCCATCAGGTCCAGGACGATTTCAGCATCTACGCTACAGTACTCGAGCAAATGGGAAAATTCCTTTGTGTTACCACTGCGATAGAAACGCGATATGTCCTTGTAGTCAATGTCCAATTTCTGTTTATCTTCGCGCAGATATTTGCGTGCAATGTCCTTCAGTTTGTACGACTTGGCCTTGACGTTACTTTTGTTGTAGTCGTACATATCGAGAATCATGATGCCAAACGATTCGACCAGGGTAACATTCTGACCTTTACGTGTCACATTGCGGAATGATATATCGCTGCCATCCAATGTCCACTGACGGAACTTGGCCACCAGATCAGGAAAGAATTTACAGCAGCGATCGTAGATGTATTTCAAATCGAAATTGCGTACGTTCCATCCGGTTAGAAGGTCAGTGTTGTGCGGATCGATCGAGGTGATAAAGTACTCGAGCATCTGGTATTCTGTATCGAATCGGATAAAGTTACGATTGTCGGCATTCTCAATATGAATTTCACGATGTTGACTATCGGTGTAGAGGATATCGGTCTGGTATGTTGTGGTATCATCCTGTTGGCGTGTACAGGCAATAATTATAATCTCACAGCCAAGTTCGGTGGCATCAGGGAAGAGTGTCCATTCAGGCGGTGTGATTACTTCAATATCAATACTGAGCTTGCGACATATGAATGACTTGGGTGTGGACATGTCGGGTTTCGTCAAACTCGAGTATGGAATTTGTGCGGTGTCACCTACATTCGGTATGTCGCAATAGATGCCGAGATTTTTCTGGACCATAGGTAGGGCATCGTTCAACTCTGTGTTAAGGAACATTCGACGTCCTGAACTCTGACAGAATTCGTAGATGTAGTCGAGACGATTTTCACGTATATTCAGACGCCAGACATTCAGAGGGGTTTGTGAATATCCCATGGCTGTGTACTTCGTATCGACAAATTGCGGTGTATTGTTGTAGCATTGTAATTGGTTGAGAATGCGTGCAATGTTTTCGTTACGATTCCATGTCTCGATATATACATCGAAGAAGACATCACCCTGGATGAGTTTGAGTAATTTCTCGCCGTATTCGTTCATCAGTGATAGTTTGATGTTGACGACACGATTCGCATAGGCTTGAGTTTTAATATCGCTGATCATGCATGTCACAGTTGAGGACGACGATGTCCATGGCAGCGGTGATGGTGAACGTGAGCGATATGATTGTTCACTTTCATTGTCGTTGACACTATCATCATCGTCGTCGTCGGACCAATTGTACTGATAGTTGGGACGAAGAAGCAT